AAACGAGTGACCTCGTTCTGCAAATATCTCTGTACCTTGCTGTCCTTGCCAGCGTCTCTTGCCACTTCCAGGATTCTGTGTCCGTACTTCATGTTGAGAAGTCCTTCATAGATGGCCTTGGGATAAGCATGTGGTGCACTGGGTTGAGCAACAACATCAACAGTGACAATTTCAAAGTCACTGACATGTCCGTTGCCGTCGTTCACGTTGCCGGAACCACGGCTCGAAACTCCGAGTTTGACACCCGAATCCAACATGGTCTTGACCAGTTGTCCCATGGGTGTTGGAATAATTCTCAACTTGCCATAACCGCAAGGGCCATCCATCCACATTTTGTCAATGGTATGACTCACACGATCCAAGTTGATTTTGAGATCTTCAGGGTGATCAACTTCGCCCATGACGCTGTAGCCTTCCATAACTTGTTTGTTGATGGTGTCCACAGCCTTGGCAATTTCATGCACAGGGTACACACGTTCGTTGGCGTTTTTTACTCCGCCTTCGATACAGATACCCTCCATGTACAGGTTTTTTCCGTTGAATGGGCCTTTGCCGTCAGGAGCATCTTCGACCAAGACGCGAATCTTGGCCTGATTAAAGTTCAAATGCTCTTGTAAGTATCTCATCGCAGTTTAGGCCTTTGGCAATGGTGAACGTGTGTTCACGCCTGCGGCTTGACCAGTAACTGGCTTGGGTGCTGCCTTGGGATCTTGTGTGCCTTGAGCAGGTGTGTTGCCTACTTTGCCGATCAAGTCCTTGGTTGTTGGTGCAGGACGACCTTGTGCTGTGTCACCGGTCATTTTGACTGGAGCACCTGCCATGCCTGTCTTGCCGCTGTTGAATGCCACAGGACCTGCTTTGCCGTTACCTTCTTCACTGGTTGTGGTTTTTGGGTGTACTTGCTTGAGGTTGATGGCCTCTTCCATGGGCATGGCGCCTTCTGTTTCAAACTCATCGTCTTGTACTTCAATGTCGGTCATGTCGGGTGTGTCGCCCATGTCACCACCGTCACCGTCCATCATGGCTTCAAATTCTGCCATGAGTTCGTCTAGTTTGTCTTCTAGATCAACCACGCGATTTTCTAGATCACCGTCGTCATGTTCGTCTTCAATGTCGTGTGTGAGGTCTTTGCCGGCTTTTTCAGCCTCGTCATCAAACTCGCTGTCATCTTCGCTCATGCCTTGTTCTTCGGCTTGAACGTCATCGATCATGTCTTGCGCTTGACTGCCGCCCATGGTTTCACTTACATCTGTGTCAACCTCGGTGGGCTCCATGCCCATAGCGTTGTCTTCTTCAAGATCTTCTTCTACACTTTCTTCTTGTTCCTCTTTGGCTTCTTCGTCCATGAGGTCTTCATAGATAGCGCGGCTTTTTTCCACAACAATTTGGTGGAAAAGTTCTTTGGCCTTGGCTTCTTCATCATTGATCACGTATTCGATCAATTGTTCAAAACGGTTCTTGCTCATAATGTCTCCTAAAGGGTGTGTTGGGTAGTTCTGCCCGCATGGCAGATCTATACCTATATTTACTTAAGAGGCAAAAACTAAGCGGTTTATGGTGGGTTTTTTAGGATAAATGACAGTTTTTTTACATCGCAGGCTGTGCTGGCGGTGCATACTGTTTGCGTATCAATTTGAGTTTTTCTGCGTACTCGTAGGTGCGAGTATCTTGCATGCGGCGCAGTTTGTTCAACTGCTTGAGAGTGAGTTTGGTTTTACGCAGTTGGCCCAGGTGAGGCTGTGTGTTGTCGGCTGCAACATCTTGGTAGCCTTGGGGCGCACGCTCGTAAATTTCATTCAGGATCATGGTGTATTTATAATCCTGCGGGTGTGGCAGCGGGTGCTTGAACGCCAGGAACAGTGCCACCCACAGCGCCAGCAGGGGCTGCTGGTACTGCTCCTTCAGCGCCAGGTGCCTGTAAATTGGCCATTTCTTCTCCGGTGGCAATGTCAGTTTCCATGCCGGCTGGTGTGATACCGATTGAACGCAGATCCTGTCCCTGTGTGGTTTGCAGTTCGGGTTGATCACGCTCTTCACGCCACATGGTTTCGTTCTTTTCAATTTCGTCCTTGCTGAGACCCAAGAAACGTTCCAGCATAAAGCGTTTTGACATGTAGGGCAAGGCTTCTAGACTGGTAAAACTGCTGATACGTGCTGTGTCCATCTCTGCTTGACGATAACTAGCAAAGTTTTGTGGTGGATTAAATTTCAGTTGGAACAGGCCAGCGTCGATGTTAAAGCCTCTCCAGCGCAGAAACATCTTGAATTCATCGTCTAGTTTCTGCATGATCAGGGCTTGTAGTCGCTCGCAATACTGGTTGAATCTGTATTCTTGTATCAAGGCAGTGCCCACTTTGCCGTCCTGCATGGTGCGCTCAGAATCATCAGGAGCAGTGGGCAAATAACTTGAAGGCACACGTAGACCACGTGCCATTTTGTTGTTGAAGTACTTTAAATCGTCGATTTCGCCTAGATTTTGACCGCCGGGCAACACGTCCACTGACGATCCACGTCCGTCTGCACCTGTGGGGAAAAAGAAGTCTTCGTTGATGCTCAGTGGATTGTAACTTGAATCCATGATGTTGCCACCGCCGCCACCAAATGTGGGAATTCTGCGCTGGTGCATTTCATTTTTCACCCGCTCCACAAAGGCCATGGCCAAGTGGCTGGGCATGTTGCCCACGTCAATCTTGAAAACTCTGCGCTCTGGAGCACGTTGCACACGATAGATCAACAGGGCATCTTCTAAGAGTTCTTTTTGCTTGAATACTTTGAAAATGTTTTCCAGGATACTTTTACCAAAAGGCCAGAATGTGTCTAAGCCTTCGTTCATGCTTAGATGTACCACGTGCTTGGCATCAATACAGGTCTCGTTCACAGCACGACTGAATCTGCTGGTACCTGTCATGGCAGTGTTGGGCATGGTATAGCCTGAACCTTGATTGTAGCCACCGCCGGTGGGTGGGTTGACCATGAAGTCTGTAGTGGTCTTGGCTGCCACAGTCAAGTTTTGAAAGTTGGGATTGATATCACGAATGATGTACTGTTCAGGGCGTTTGCCTTCTGATTCGTTCACAATCACTCGGCTGACCTTGCTCATGTCTACCCAGTACATTTCAAATGTTTCTGGGTCACGCACAAACACTTGATCACCGTACTTGATGGTGTTGCGGAACAGTTTGAATATGCGCTGATCCAGTTTGTTGAGTTTGGTCCACTGTTGCATCTGCTTGCGGATGATTTCTATTTCGTGATCAGTGGGCTCGTCGTTGTAGACAATTTCAAAAGGTGTGTTGTTGTCTTCACTGAGTTGTGTGGAGAACTCAGCAATGATGTCTAAACAGGCATTGACTTCTGAGTCTGCATCCATGTTTTCGTACTGATTGTAACGTTCAATACGATTTGGGTGTCCTGAATACACTTCAGGCAATCGACTTGCATAGTTGCGAAACGCAAAATCTGTCTGCGCCAGATTGGTTCCGCGGCCATCGTTGCGGGGATAACCCGGCAGTCCTGAATCTCTGCCGCCCGAAATTGGGCTCATTTGACCTGAGAGGTCAGCCACTTTGAAATATTTTCGCCATCCAGCCATAGTGTGTTATTTAGTGTTAGTTACGTGCTCGTTGCAGTATCTTGCTGTTGATAGAATTATTGGCTTTCATAAGCCCAATCAGTTCATCCATTTTGGCTATTTGTATCACAATTAGATCATTTTGATTTCTAGCATTGTTGATTGCAGATGAAGTTTCAGTTGAGGCTTGGGCACTGGCTATATTGGTGTCCACGTTTCTCAACGAAGATGCATAACGGTCAACAGGTCCCGACATTGTGCCTCCAGGGCCTGCTGTGACTGTGCCGGCTTTGCCCCCTTCTACCATCATCTTGGTTTCTAAATATCTGCGTTGTTCTACTGGAGAAAGGTCACTGTAGCGTTTGTTTAGATCAAATCCTGCTGCCTGGAATCTCTGTTGATAGGCTCTGGTGTCATTTTCATTAGGAGGAGCCCAGCGTTTGATAGCATCAGCAATGCTGAGATTTTGATAGTTCTTGCCTTTCATGAGTGCATCAGCGGCTTTGTATCCCATGTCCATGGTAGGGAATATGGCAAATCTGCCATCACTGCCAGTGGCACCCATGCTGATCGCAAAAGGTCCATATTCAATATTGCCCGGATTGTTGTTGCGCCAGTTGCGGTTGCCACCTTGACGCTGTTCCACCACTTGACCAGCCTGATTCAGTATGGTAGTGGTCTGATTGACCATGCTGGCTGTGCCACCCACTGCTTCGTTACCCCGTCCAGTGCCCGTGGTGCCTGTGGTAGGACCTGTGCCGGGTATTTTGCTAGTTACAGTTTCAATAGCACCACTGAGATTTGACATAGCCCTGGTGGTACGATTTACACCTTGATTTATAAAGGTCTGAAGCGCACGAGTTGCTTCCATCTGTTCCTGACGCAGTCCCACTTGTGCTTCAGTGGCCTTGTCTAAATTTTTCCTTTGATCTTTTGCCTCTTCTGCGGCTATCTTTTCTTGCTCAAGATTGTCTTTGCGAAGTTTGTTAATTGATCCCAATTGCGTAAACACTTCGTCAAATCCACCAACTTTGGCCAATCCTGTAAATTCGCGCCTTCTTTGTTCTCCTTCTGTGGCAATCATGTCAAGTATTGCACCCGGTGCCTCGCCACTTTGTCTGGCTATTGCTTGAAATGCACCTGGTGCAGTTCTCAAAAGTTTTTCTGCTTCTTTGTTGGTGCCTGCAAATCCGGTCATAGCACCTATAATCGCTGTTTTCAGTTCTTGTGTTGGTGCCCTGTCTATTAGTTGATCATTTAATGCTTTTTGTGTTTCAAATGCCTTGGCCTGTGCCTCATTACCAGCAAGTCTGGCCTGTGCGGCTTTGTCTTCTAGTTCCATTTGCACAGCAACAAATCGCTGTTCCATCATTCTGGCTTCGCGTTCTTGTTGAATTGTTTCTGCGTTTTTGCCTGTGAGTTTAGACAACAGATCCAGATTTTTGATATACTCTGCGGCACCTTGTGTGAGTTCGCCTGTGGTCTTGCGCTGTGCGGCTCCTGTGAGTGTTTGTATTCTAAGATACCCGCCCATGCCCGAATTGATATCATTCACAGTCATGCCCATGCGCAGGAATTCTGTTTGCAGGCCGCTTCTTTGAATTCCTTTGGCTACATTGGTAAATGCTTGAGTGCCTTGATTTACTGTTCCACTCATCAAGGCCAATGACTCTGCATTTTGTTTGATAAGATTACCAAAGTCGCCCAGTTGTTCAATATTGTAGCCAAAGTCCTGCATGCTTTGGAACACACCACTCATGCCCGAAGCACTGGCAGCACCAAACTTGCTGAGTGACTGATAACTTTCGAACAGTTTGTCACTTTGCTTGTTGACTTCTACCACATATCTAGCACCGGCTGTGGCCACGGCACCAATGATCCTGCCCAAGATACCAAATTTGGCGGCAAATGCATCAATTGCGTCGGCACCTGCTTTGATACTGTCGTTGTAGACCGATGCACCTTGTTTGCCGTCTTTCAGGGCCTCGCCAAAGTTCAACATTGAAGTGCCCAGTTGTTTTAGGCTGAGATTCAGTTGATAGGTGTAGTTTTTGATGCCGGCTTTGGCATCAGCAAAGGCTTCTGCTGTTTCTTTACTGACTTTGCCAGTTCGATTGAATTCTGTATTGAATTGATCAAATGCGGCTTGAATTTCTTCTGGGGTTAAGGATGTGGCCATAATTATATTTACCGGAGAAAAATATGCAACAACCAAACCCCCTCAGTCAGTACTTTAGACAACCTGCAATACACATTAGACTGCCTTCAGGAGGCAAATTCTACCCTACAGGCAGTTTAAACATGCCGCCCAATGGCGAATTGCCTGTATTGCCCATGACAGCAGTAGATGAAATAACCTATCGCACACCTGATGCCTTGTTCAACGGATCAGCCATTGTGAGTGTGATCCAGAGTTGTGTGCCCAGCATTAGAGACCCTTGGGCCATGCCCAGCACTGACATTGACGCTGTGTTGGTGGCCATAAGAATTGCCAGTTTTGGCCATGGCATGGACATTGCCAGCACCTGCCCCAGTTGCAATCACACCGAAGATCTCACACTAGATCTACGAGCCATCAATGATCAAATACGTCCTGGAGACTATGACAAGAGCCTGGCCTTGGGCAATCTTGAATTTTATTTCCGACCCATCAACTACCGAGACGTCAATCAAAACAATCAAACACAGTTTGAACAGCAACAGGCCTTGAGAAGCATTGACAGTGATCAAATCGAAGAAACTGCTAAACTGGAGCAGTTGAACCGGAGTATGAAGATCATCAATGAACTCACGCTCAAAACCATTGCTCAAAGCATTGGCGCCATCAAGACACCAGATGCACTGGTGACTGAAGTTGATCACATTTTGGAATTCTTACGCAACTGTGACAGCAGAACATTTGCTCAACTGAGAGATCATGCCATCAGTCTCAAACAGGCCAGTGAGATCAAACCAGTTGAGTTGACCTGCACAGAATGCAGTCACCAGTACGCACAGCCCTTTACCTTGGACATGGCAAGTTTTTTCGGGGACGCCTCCTGATCTCAAATCCCCAGGAAATCAATCAGTTGATAGAGACCATGGACAAGGAATGTCAACAGATCAAACAAGAGGCAATAAAATTCAGTTGGTACATGCGGGGAGGATTGACCTATGACCAAGCCATGGCCTTGAGTTCCAGTGATCGAGAAGCAATTGGTGATTTAATCAAAGAGAACTTGGAGACAACGAAAAAGTCAGGCCTACCCTTTTTCTAATCATTATTTGCTTTCGAGACTTGCTACGCAAGTCTATTGATTCACTTCGTTCATCAATGGATTGTTTTCTAAATATTGTTTTGTAGTATCATCCAGATACTGTGGTCATAATTCACCGTATGCACGGTGAAAAAATGAGAGCGCATCATCCGAGTGACAGCAGTCATCTATACTAATGAGATTGTGTTTGCACACACGGAGGCGGTTGACCGGTACCCCCTACTCACGCTTCACATATCAACGGAACCCTAGTGACCCGAGATAGATCCAAGTCCTATAAGCCAGGGTTGTATCTGTTTCACAGAGCCCCGATCCTTTGTTGCCTTAAGTTAGCAATTGCCTTTGACGCCCAAGTCCAGACCGGGTATCTCACCGTTCCTCAATGGGGGTAGGCCATGTCACCTACCACTGTGTCTTTTGCTGCCTGTTAAATTTTGTTTAGTATGTGTGAGCCATGCACCCTGACCTGGATGTGGCCATTGTAATAATCTCGTGATTCCAATACTCGTCTTGCGAATTGTTCTCTAGCCTCGATGTATGAGCATTCAGACTTGGATCGGCAATAGTAAAGTATTTCTCTGGTGAAGTTTTCGGTGCCTAGTGTGTTTACGTCTGCGGTTAATTCTGGGCTTGACCCATAGTACTCTCTCCAATCTGAATCGATTTTAGAGCGTATCCGTTTCCGCTTTTTTGTGCCGTTTCGTTGTTTTACAGTCCGGTATGTTGTTTTTGCGAATTTTGCTAATTTTTTGCCTATGTACTTGCGTCCAGTGAGATTGTTTGTGATCAAGTAAACAAATCCAACACATTCTTCGGGCAACGTCTCAACTGGAGTGTCTTGATATAGCCATGTCATGTGTCGTGTGCGATTTATCCTTGCGTTGTAGTTATCTCTTTTGCTGCCTTACTGTGAATTTTAATGAAAATCTAACAATGTTTCTAGTTCTTCAAAATCTTGTCCATCTACCTGATTACGATTCAAATTTTCTAAAATATTATAAAGTATTTGTAATTCTTCTCTGCTTCGTGTTTGTGGCCATCCTAATTTTACACTAACTTCGTGTAATTCAAGTCGTCGACGAATGCGCTCTCGCAGATCTAAGGTTGGATTGAGTTTATTGATCCAACCAAAACCCAATGCGATGTCTCTAATGCCTTGAGGCAAGTTGCTAAATCTTTTGGAAAAATCTGGATCTGTAATAATTTTTACATCACCAAATTTTTCCAGTTTGTCACTTTCTCTGAACATACCAGTATATCCCCAACGAACTGCATGGATAACTCCACTGAGGGCATATTTGCGATACCGATGCAAAAACTCTATATTACACTCATGGTCCTCTAACGTTTCTGTAGGATAGCCAATAAACATCAGGCTAATATTTTTAATACCGTGCCAGGCGCTCATCTTGAAGTGAAAATCTATATCAGCATCGCTGTAATTTTTGCCCATGTGTTTTCTAACACGATAACTAAAACTCTCAATGCCAGTTACAAACAGATTGGCTCCAGCAGCCGCCATCAATTCCCAATCACTTTCTGTTTGATCAAGTCTAGTACGACAAATAAACTGTCCCATATATTTGATGTTTTTAAAATCTGGATCTGACTGTCTAAGTTCTTTCAATTGATGATTGATTTCTCTCCATACTTTCATATTGCCGTTAAGAAGACTGTCAGTAAAATGAAACAGGTTAACCCCAAATTTTTTTTTACCGTTTATAATTTCCTGAATAACATTATCAGCAGTGCGGTTTTTAAATTTTGGCCACATTTCGGGGATATTACAGAATGAACATTTACGAACACATCCGCGACTTGCAGTAACATAGATGCCTGGTTCGTGGGTGTAAAAATATTTTCCTGGTTCAATTCCAGTGTAATCAGGAAGAGGTAGTGTGTTTAAATTTTCAATTTGCTTAGGAGGTTGGCCATTAATACCTGGATACATTTCGTTACCATTGAGTAATTCAACAAATGCCTCTTCTCCATCACCTTGTATAAAATAATCAACTAATCCAACTTTGTGAGCATAATCAGCAAATGTAGACGAATCTAAACTGTTGGCATCCATACTAGGTAAACTACCGGGCCATGCATAACTTCCACTACCACCTATCACAATCTTGCCTTTGTATTTGTCACGTAATGCTTGCAATACTATCCATGCTGCCATTACACTCATACGGCTAAACACAGTAACACCTATCATATCAGGGTTGGTATATACTATACTGTCTATAAAGTCGCCTAGAACTCGATCTAATTTTTTTTTGGTGGCAGCAGTTAACTCTAGTCTCTTACATCTCCAGTATTGCTCTAGTTCTTGCCAAGTGTCTGAATCAACAGCATGATTCAAGTAAAGATTAAAATCAAACTGATCACAAGTCCATCCTACTGATTTTGCACATGCAGAGATCACCGCGGCTGCCGCAGGCGGGCGCTCTAGTTCTACACTGGGAGTATTAATAAATGCAAAATGTTTCATAAATTTAATATGTTTCGAATACCAGTCACAAGATCATCGCAAGATTCTGTATTGCCACGAAACTTCCAAACACGGTCGGGATCTTTGTCTAAAAAATTAATAACTTCTCTTTTGTTTTTTTCATGGAAGTACCATTCCCAGAAATCTCCTTGCCATTGCCAATTGATAGTTCCGCAAAAGTTAAATTGATACGGAGCCGTAATCTCTGTTGGCGCATCAGGATTATTTTTTAAAAATCCAGAAAAATATTTTGGGCGATAAATTGCATCGTTTCGAAACCAAGACTCTAGGCGTATTTGGTCGCACCAAATAGTAGTTATACGCCATTCTGTATCTGCCACGATTTGCCCTGATTCATCTATAATAGTGTCAGACTCTTTTTTACTAAAAAAATCTATAGTCAATGTTTCTAAATCTTGTGCCGGTAGTTCAACTAAACTTGTACCTACAGGAATGGTTAGTATTTGATTGTTTACACATATTTGCGGAGCAGTTCGTCCCCAACTGGCATGAGTTTCAATTTTAAATTGATTCATACTAATTTGTCAACCATCCCACAGCGTACTCTTCATTGACTAGATTGCAGTTGCATTTTTGTTCACACTCGACCCAGGCACGGCCAGCATCGTCAAAAGAATCAAATAGTTTAGCCCAAATGTCATTATCTAATACATTATGCAAAGTGTGTTGTGTAAGGTCTAGTTGATCTCTATAGGTCTGGTGGAAACTGTCTTTAAAATTTATAGTTTTACGATCAGTTGACATAGACACATAAGGAAAACTCACCCAACTGCAAGGATGTAATACACCATCTGCACTTACATAAAGACCTCGATTGCCTATGCTACACATAGGAGTAACAAAAGAATTGTGTTTTTGTTTAATTTCAATATACTTTTGTTTGTTATGATCAAGATAAGAGTTGTTTAACGGCAAACGGTCGCTCAGACCTATTAATTCTCTTTCGTATCGATGAGTTTGACTAATAAACTCATTACGTGGCTCCAATGGATCTGTAGCACCACCATATGCTTCGCCGTATTTACTGCCAAACTTTGTGCTATAGGTAAACTGAACACCGTCGCACCCAATATTTTTTGCCTGCGTCAATATGCTATCTCTATGATCTTGGTTAAACGAAAACAATATAGTAGCCCAATACACAAACGCAGAACTTTCTTTGCACATGATATCCATACCAGTCATGATTGATTTCCAATCGCTGCCGATACGATATAAATTGTTAGACTGATTATCGTACCCATCAATACTGAAATTTATAGTATCGTATTCGTTACTGATACTAGCAAACTTTTTCCACCAATCAGGCTTCCTATAACTTCCATTGGTAATAGTATACACATGAATTTTTGGATTGTTTTGTTTAACATACTCAACAATCTCTAAAAATTCACTAGCATAGATAGGATCACCAACATCTCCACACATTGTAACACGTTTCACTGTGTTTTTCAACAAGTCTGGTGTTAGAGTTTTCTTAAAAAATTCAAGATCAAGTTCTTTGTTAATCCAAGCAACTGGGGCGGTATCATTGCGAGGACAACGAGGGCATTTGAGTGTACATTTGCCGCTGACTTCAAAATGCCAATGATATAATTGCCAAGGATACTTCATGGTGCAACTTCGATAGATTTAATTGAAGAGTTGAGTATAGCAGGTACAATTATGTCGGCAGCCTGACTCACAGTCAAATATGGGAGTTGATAGATATCAGAAAATCGATCAGGTTCATATTTATATCTGTTGCGATTAAATTCGGTCTTGACAAGACCCAGTTTAATTTCTAAGTAATCAACATCTGGATACTCAACTTTTAACATTGCCCCAAATTCTGCCAATGCCTTTTTGCTCAAACTATAACACAAGTTATTGGCATGGTATCTGTTATTGTTGGTACTAGTGATGTTTACAATTTTACATTTAGAATTGGTTGACAATGCCTGTTTGCTCAACAATATAGGCGCAATAAGATTTGTATTTAAAATATTAACCACGTGCTGGGTTCGATGATTTACAAAATCAATTTTACCACCAAGATCTGTGCCAGCACAGTTTATCAAAATATCGCAAAATCCTGGGTCATAGTTAACAACAGATTTAATGTCTGACAAATCTAGCAGTTGTCTAGTTAGTGCAACAACGTTATGATGATGCAAACGGCTGACTAATTCTTGGCCTAATCCACTTGATGTACCGGTAATTAATATTTTCATACTAGTGCAGTTGAATTTCTTGTTTCCATTTATTTAAAACTTTTGGTTGTTCTCTACTGGCAGCACAATGGTCTAAACACACTGATAATGGTCGATGGTTCCAACTTTTCCAAACAGTGGTCCAGGCACCGCTGTGATGAACTGTCTTAAAATCCTGAGGCAGGTCCTGGCTATTAAAAATTCCTCGTAATTCTTGACCGCTTGTGTCTGGGTAATGTATTTTTCCACCAATGTAACAACAAGGAAACCATTGTCCTTGTGCGCTAAGATAAGCCTGGTTAGTAGTTTCATAATGGCAGATTATTTGATCGCTTTTAGTAGAATTTTCAATAGCCTCCGGTACTTTTTTTAACCATTGTATATTTTTTGTTATTGGGCGGTCTGTGTACTTGGTACGAAACCAAGAGAATCCCATATGTGTGGCTAATTCTTTGGCTTGATCAATTTGGTGTTTATTGTGCTCAAATACCAACATGTCCCAATGAGCATGACCACCTGCTGTAATGTATGCTTGAACGCTGTTCATGATTTTATTCCAATTACTGTTGCGTCTATAAACATGATTAGTATCTTCTAGTCCGTCGATACTAAAAACAACATAATCTAGTGGTTGATTCAAAATAGTTCCAAGTTCTTGCCACCACTCTATGTTACGCAAACTACCACTGGTATTCATGCCCAATGTAATATTAGGATTAATTTTTCTAAACCAACGAAAAATTTCCAAACAGTCATGAGCAGCCGCTGGTTCGCCGTAAGTGCCGCACATGAACATTTTTTCTAAACCTTGTACCCATTCAACTGGACATAGTTGTTGCACATCTTCTAATGTTAGTTCAGCAGATTGCATGAGTGGATTTATTTGATTGTCAAAGTATCTAGCACATTGAGGGCACTCTAGTCCGCATACTGTGGTTGGTTCTATTTGAAGTATAGTTTTGGTTGCAAGATTGAACATTATGCTAGATCAACATCCGTGTTGTAAGTGGTAAAACCATTCTCTTTTACAACTTTGAGAATGTTCTCCACACGACCGGCCAGTTCGTCTCTATGTGAAACCAGCCAGATTGATTTGTGACGCTCTCGGCTCATCTTTTTCAGCAAGGCTAGAGCATTCTCTACACCTTGTGTGTCCAAACCATTGTCAATCAACTCGTCAATAAACAACAAGTTGATAGGTGAGTACAAACTTTCCCAAACATCACGGAATGCCCAACTCATACTTAATATTAAACGATTGCGCTCACCACGACTCAAGTTATCAAAGTCTAGTTCTCGGCCTAGTTCTTCGATACTCACTGTGAGATCGTTTTGGAACTTCACAGTGTGTGGCAATCCAATGCGATCCAAGTAGTGTGTGAGTCGTGCGTTTAGATAACTTAAATTTTGATCAATAATCTTCTTGCGAACAAATGAATCCTTGGATGTCAACAGTTTGAGCAAGAAATCTTGGTGATCCTGTAATCTTGTCAGTTCGTTTAATGCGTCGTAAGTAACAACCTGAAGAGCCTGACCCTGCATGTCTGTGATTTGTTCTTCGTATGGATCTACATCTGCAGATCGTGTGGTCAAATCTTTGCGCAAGGTTTCCACAGTATTGCGATGATTTAAAGCCTGTTCCAGTGAATCGTAAAACACCGTGGGTGCAGAAACCAACTCACCAATCTGGGTCAGTGTGTCTTGGTGTCTTTGACGTTGCGTGTCGTTGGCCAAAAGTTGCAATGCAGTTTCACGCACCAGTTCTTCTTTGGCTTGTTTTAACTCTTCCTGTTTGTTATCATGCAAGTCTTGACCGCATGAATGACACTTGTGATTGTCCAACGCCGCAATTTCAGTTCGGAGTTTGTCTAAGATCTTTTGTAGCCGAACATCATCTGCGGCAATCTGCCGGATGTATCTGTTGGCATCGTCCGTGGCTTTTTTGCGCTCATGAAATGTGTCCAAGTCTCTGTGTGCCTGCACTTCACCATCAATATCAATGTGTTCAAGATCCCCAATGGCTTGTTCTAGTTTGGCCACATCTTCATCACGTTTGGTTGTCCAAAGCCGCTGACGTTTGCGTAGACTTTCAATCTGTTCTTCTATGCGCCGGTTGGCTTCTTGCACAGCACGTATGCGAAATTCTTCTTGTTGAATAGCATCTTTGGTCTGACGATTGAGTTCTTTGATAGCATCAGCACGTTCTGATAGCAAAGTAATCCCCAACAACTGCTCAATGATAGTTCGTTGGTCATTGGCTTTTAAACTCAAGAATGGTTCGGTATAAGTGTTCAAGGCCAAAACATGCTTGAACATGTCATGACTCATGTTCATCACACGTTCTATGGCGTCTTGTGTTTCACGACTGTCGCCCTGTGCCTCGTCCTCGGCTGTTTTTTGTTCGTTATTTACGTAAAATTTCAGCACATTGGGTTTGCGCCCACGTTCAATTCTATATTCTTGACCGTTGACTGAAAAGTCTAGACTGACCAGCATGTTCCGGCCATTGGTCTTGTTTACCAGATTGTCTTTGCGGATGTTGCTGAGTGCTTGGCCATACAAGGCGTAACTTAGTGCGTTGATAATTGTGGTTTTGCCTGTGCCGTTGCGTGATCCATCTCCGCCAAGGTCTAAGTTTTCGCCTAGTACCAAAGTCAAGTCGTTGCGGTCAAAGTCAATACCTTGTGTGGCCGCTCCCACACTCATGAAATTTTTAACGGTCAAATTCTTTATGCTTATCATAGAGTTTGGTAAATTTTCAGTAACAATTTGTTGTCGTAAAACTCTGATTCAATGTTAGTAATCTGGTCTGTGACAATTTGATCTACACTTTCAAACTTGACTTCGCCGGGGGCCATGTCAGTGTCTACTGAACTGTTCTTGTTGGGTATCAAGGCCATTTCTCTCAAACTGTAATCTTTAATATACGTTTCTTTGATGAAGTTGGCTTCCTCATACGATATTTCAATGTCCAACTGCACACGCACATGCATGTCCTTGGCCAGTAAATTTGGTGCATTGTCTATAATATTGGCCAGTCCCAGCACACGATAACGTGGCTGATCAGGCCAAGCATGAAACTCTGGTTCTTTACCCCATTCCAAAATCATCATGCCACGATCATCGTCGCCTGCATCGGCATAATTGTGTGGAAAGCAATTGCCAATGTATGTGATATTCTTTTTGGTCTGTCGCTTGTGAAAGTGTCCAGTAAATACATGTTCAAAATTTGTGAAGTCTTCTCTGCGCACTTCACCGTGATCTGGCATTTCTACCATGGCGTTCATCAAGTAACCGGGCAGTTCAAAGTGCCCAAACATGTATTTGCCCGTTAGTTTGGGAATACGCTTGTGGTCATCGGCTACAAGCCAAGGAGCAATAACCACGTCTCCACTGCTAAACCAATCGTTGCATATCTGTACACGGGGGAGATGCTTTGCCCATTCCACACTTTGTATGTCGCGCTTATCTCGATAATACAAATCATGATTACCAGGAATGAAATACACGTTTTCAAAATTATCATTCATGTGCTCCAGTGCCCGCAGGCTGTAGTTTAGTGTAACAATGTTCAGGCTAGCACGGTTATTGTGCCAGTCGCCCAGGAACAAACAGGTTTCGCAACCTTCCTCTTTTGCTTTGGCACATGCCCATCGCACAAAGTTCATGCAGTCCTCGTTGTGCTGAGTGCTGTTGCTTTTCAAGCCAAAGTGAATGTCTGTAAAGACCGCGGCCTTCCGGAATAGATTAGTCATCCTGTTAGTATACTACTCATCAAGGCTAGAAACAACCGGTCCGGACATGGCAGCCATTGAGTACTTGCCAGAATTCTGTCTAGTCCATGAAGGATTGAGTCCGTTCATCTCTAAAATATCGTCTCGAATGTTTTGATTTTTCTTTTCAATATTTAGGATACGAGTGAAACTATTAGTGATAGCGGCAGTATAATACGCAAAAGGGTTCTGCGATTTTGACTCGTCAAATTGCAATCCGATTTGAGACAGTTGTAGAAGGGCTTGCCCCCGCATTTCTTCATTGTAGGTGTATCCACGCCAGTTACTCCTTGTAGCATATCTTTCGCATAATTTCATAAACATGTTGGCCAAAGTTCGGGTCATTTTGCCATGATCTTTACAGAACTCGCCCCCATCTAAGGTACCCCGCCAATGGCTTTTGCCCACCACAAAAGGCACCTTATTGTCGTCAATTCGGTAATGCCAGAACGGAGGAAAGTTCACTCGCATGTGTGTGGGATCTAGGATAGGCTCTTCTACAAGGTCCGCTAGTGGATCTTCTGCAACATCATCCAGTTCCAACAAGTCCTCTAATTTCCGTTTTTTGGCTTCGGCTTTGGTGACTTTCTTGGGTGCCATGGGTATGTGATCCCAACAAGTGACTCGAAACACACAGTCAGTGTTGGGTATTTTCTTTGGGTCAACTATGATACCTTCGCGTTTGAGACGGTCAGCACGATTGCGTCGTGCTTCGGCTATGGTCTTTTGATTGATCTTGCTCACAGAGGGCAAGATTATATCAAATTGATGATCGACGGCTGGATCTCGAAAAGAGCAGTAGGTATTTTTGCTTAGATGAATCTCTTTGAGAATATCTCTATTGTTGAGATAGTTGGTTTTGGGTGTAGCACGGATAGTGGCAGTCATTGACTGGGGATTCCTTTCGAATAGTACTTATTGTAACACATTCTTAGTACTTGTCAACCTTTCTTAAACTGAGCACTTTATTTTTTGGTTAAATACAGGGCAAGGAACAAACATGGATGAAGAAAACTTTTTCTGGAGCGCACCTGAAGATGTGCCTGCAGAGATACAAATCGACGGAGAGGTAACTGAAACCTACACTGGTGAACAGGTTGCTGACGAAGCCGGTAATGCCTCTTGGTGGGATGAAAATTATCCTGGGCAAACCACAAACGCCGCTGATAGCCCTACACAGGATGCGTATGGGCTCAATATCCTAAGTGCGGCCGAAACACAACAACTCACAAGAAACATCAATCCTGCGTTTATTAATAATCTAGTTGATCCTAACACACCAACTGCACAAACTGTTAAAAATGCAGTAAACACATCTGCTACAAATGCGCCAGTGTATGTTGATTCAAATGGGGTTGTATTTAATTCAGCAACTGGATTGTCATATCCTGTTGACCGGACAACAGGCAAACAAATAATACCCGCTGATGTGGCAGCATCGATTGACCCAGCGGCACAGAACAGAATCAACACATTCAATCAACAACCAATAATATCTGCCACAGCAGTAAACCCAGGGCAAAGCAACCTTGCTGGACCATCAGACACCTTTATCAAAGACGCCAATGGCGACTGGCAGCCAAATCCAAAGTATGTTGTGAATACTTCTCCCACACCTGTGGCCACGGAATCGCCATACACAGAAACTCGCCAAACAGCAGTTGACGCGGCCAGACTCAATGCTCAATCAGAGTTTCCAAATCCTTATTTGACAAACATCGAACAGGCAGGTACAGAGATTGCCAAAGGCCAAGCAGGTATAGCCACAGCCACGCAAAATATCAAGTCAGCACAACAAAATATTGCAGACAGTGAAAGTATCATTGCCCAGCAAAATGCTGAACTGGCTGATCCTAACATTAGTGCAGAACGGCGAGCAGTACTAGAAGCCAACAATGCTGAGCAGGTGCAAAACATATTTGACCAAACACAAAGCATAAATGAAAATCAAGCCTACATTGCCAACACACAAGACACAATACAATTTAACGAAGCAAGCATCAATGACAATGCCGCAGCCTATAGAGACACAACTAATCCTGCAGTCTCAACCACAGTTCCAATCACAGTTGATCCTAATGTAAACATTGCCGCACAAAATGCCACAGCCGCTGTGATAACCAATCCAACAACAGCAGCCTCACCAGTCGACCCTGTCAACACTGGTTATGTAAGCGACGCCGAACAAATCGCACAAGGTCGTCTTTTACAAAGTGCCAATGATGCAGTTGCAGATGAAGCCGCACAGGTAGAAATAGGCCGACAGTTGGCCCAGCAACAGGCAGTCAATGCCGCACAGCAGAAAACAGTCAACAAAGGTGACTGGCGTGTGCGACTGAGTCTGGCACCTGGCGCAAACTATTTGTACAACGCACCAACTGATCGCAATGGTGGTGGACCGGGCATACTGGCACCATTGGCCCTTACCGGTGGAGTGGTATTCCCCTACACACCCAAGATTGAAATGAGTTACAAGGCCGATTACGATGCTTATGCGCTAACTCACAGCAACTACAAAGGTTACTTTTACAAAAGCAGTTACACAGACCAAGTGGGTATCACAGCCACATTTACTGCTCAAGACACCACTGAAGCCAACTATCTCTTGGCAGTGATACATTTTTTCCGTTCAGTAACCAAGATGTTTTATGGTCAAGACCCGCAACATGGTGCGCCACCGCCTTTGGTGTATTTGTCTGGTCTGGGCGAATATCAGTTCTCCCGGCACCCCTGCGTGGTAACCAGTTTTAATTACAACCTGCCCAGTGACGTTGACTACATACGTGCTAGATCCACCAACATCAATGGTACCAACATGCTCACACGCAGAAACAGACAAGACTTACCAACCAATCCCATATCAGGTGCTGTGGCCAGACTACAGAACTTGTTCAGTGGTCAAGGCATCAGTTATGGCGCAGAAATCTGCAGACCGCCACCGCCAAATCTAGGTCAGAATCAACCCACTTATGTACCTACCAAAATTGACCTAACCATAAGTCTACTGCCTGTACAGTCACGCAATCAAGTTACCAAACAGTTCAGTGTGAGAGACTATGCCAATGGCAACTTGCTCAAAGGAGGATTCTGGTAATGGCCACCTACAACGCAACCAGTCCTTATTTTGCCACTGGATACAGTCAGTTCTTTTTGGATACCATGACCAATCGGCCCATACCCAAAGAAACAGACGATACCATAATGTTGATCAATCAAACCTATCAGTACAGACCTGATTTGTTGGCCTATGACTTGTATTCAACTGCGGCCTTGTGGTGGGTGTTCTACCAACGCAATCCCAACACACTACAAGCACCACCACTAGACTTCCGGGCAGGTACTCAAATCTATCTGCCCAAACTCAGCACACTACGCAACGTGTTAGGATTCTAAACATGGCAACAAATCCCTGGGCTGCCGAACTAGCAAGAATTCAAGCCGAAATCAAGCAACAACAAGCAATTATTGCTAGAGATGAAGCCATCTTGGCTCAAGCACCTGGCAACACAAGATTGCAACAACAAATTGAAAGTGCAAGATCTTATTTGGCAGAATTGCAACAACGACTTGACATCGTGTTGATTGAGTACAACAACTTTGCCCAACAACCTGTGGCCAGTTCGGGTGCTATCGTAGGCAATGCCAATCAGGCCAGAGATGAAAATGCCAATGCCTCTCGACCCGTAATAGGGTCACAAGTGCTCACTCCAGACAAACGCATTGAACAAGTGGAACCTAGGTCAGGCACCAATGCCAACCCAACTCCTACCTCGGAAAACACACCCACCGACGGAACCAATGCCAATTTGCGACCCACTTCGCAAACACAGGCCATCAACAATGCCAGCAATCGTGCCACAGCCGGCGCAGGTGCAGGACAAAGCACTGCTGATTTTGCCTCTCGTGATCCTAGACGTACAGATCTAGGTGGACCAGGAGCCGGCGGTCCTAGAGATGACAACACACCACAGACACCCAACGTAGTTGCCAACACTTTGAATGACTTGTACTCTGCGGAAAAAAATCCTATATTCGAAAAGCCAAATGTATTGGATAATTATGCCAGTTACACCTACTCTATCAGTTGGTACCTGGCCACGCCAACATCATACAATTCAAACATCATAAGAATGAAAAATCCTGAACTCAGTGGTTATTACCTGTTGGCACAAAGTGGTGGAGCAGGCACAGCACCAGGCACAAGAGTCAGCACTCCAATCGATGTCACTGTTCCAACATACAACAAAACATATCTTGACACTGTTCCAGGAACCACAGTGGTTGGAGCCTCACGCAATCAGTATTTCAATTTGGATTACTACATTGACAATCTCACAATGGAGACTGCTTATCCAGCCGGCCTTGACTCTGGTGGGCCAATGGCCTACGTGAATGTGTCATTTACCATAAGCGAACCCAATGGAGTCACACTGCCACTCAATCTTTATCGTGCTGTAAACGAAATTTACAGCCAAACCGATACAAAAAGTTCTGCCACAGGCAGTTTTATCAATTATTCATCAGTGATGTATTGTTTGGCCATAAGATTCTATGGGTATAATGAAGCAGGACAATTGGTTCAACCCATAACCAACAACATTGGCAGCACAGATCCCAATGCGGCTGTGGAAAAATTTATATTTTATCAACAGACCAGTTTGAATTATTCAGTCAGTAGCAAGTTGACAGAATATAGAATTACTGGTGCTGTGCCCAGTACCAATATTGGATTCAGTATCAACCGAGGCAGTATACCTTTCAACATGCAGTTTACAGGAACCACAGTGAAAGATATCCTGGTTGGTCAAATCAAACAACAAACAGCCAGTCAAGCCGCAGGTGATAACACCAGAAATGATGTGCCAATTTCTTCTGTTCCTCCTGTTGTAGCAGCCACAGGAACAGATCCAAACACAATAAATGATCAAGGCATGGCCTTTGGTGGCGGAGGATTATAATGGCTGATCCTTTTCAATCATTAGGAATAATACCCAACACTGTTCCTATCAAACCTGCCAACACAGTTTTTGGTCCAGGCAGTACAGCACAGCCTCCTGCATTCTTGGGTCTTTCCACCCCCACCACTCAAGCACCGCCCAAGGCCAGTGCGGCACCCAAGCCTTCAACTGACACAGTGGGTACCGGGCTCATAGCAGCCTTGAATGCCTATCAATTGAATTTGAAAAAAAATGGACAGATTGAAATTGAGGACATATATGAGATTGAATTTTCAGACAAAATCATCAGTGATGCTGTGGTTGTGCCACCAGGCGGCCTAGACAAATCACTAGCAGTGGGATCCAAAGGCGGCACTGCCGCACAACAACTGGACCCATCTCGGCAAAGCATGGATCCCAAATCTCGTGCTCGCGCATGTTCAGCAGGCCAGCAAATTGTTCAATTTATTGATCAGGTCATTAGAGGCAGCAACTACATCCAAGATCAGTCTAAAATAATATGGAATCAAACCAAAGAGATTTGGGAACCAAGGTCTTCAAAACTGTCTGATCAGTTTGCATGGTTTCATGTTCTATGCAACATAACCATGCTGGGCTATGATTTCAAAAGAAAAGACCATGCCTATCGCATGAAGTTTTATATAGTGCCTTTTGAAACTCCTGTGTTGAGCACATATTTCAATTCAGGCAAATATCGAGGCGTTCACAAATCCTACAAGTACTGGTTCACGGGCGAAAATAGTTCGGTACTGAGTTTTGAACAGTCATTCAACAATCAATGGACCCAGGCCATCACCGGCAATACTGTGCCAGAAGTTCGAGTACAAAAGGCCAATTTTCAAACCAACCCTAACTATCAAGAGACCTGGAAAACCAATGTGTTTCCTGCCAGCGGCCAGAGCAATCAAGGCGGCGAACAAAATACCATGGAACCCGGGGCCAATGCCGCAGACTTTTTGTACTCATCGGATCTTGCCAAAGCAAAAATAACCATAGTGGGGGATCCTGCCTGGCTACCCAGTCATCTCACACAGTATGTGTCGCCTGAAATGTTCAGCGCAAAACCTTTTTTGGCTGATGGCTCTATCAACTCCATGGTCAGCGGATCTTATTTTGAAATCACATTCAACACACCTGCAGATTACAATCTACAAACAGGATTGATAGATGCCTCCACAGCACCCAGCCAACCTGGAGGAAGCAACACAGTTTCAACACTTTACGTTGCCAGCAAGGCCACTCATGTGTTTAAAGGGGGCAAGTTCACCCAGGAATTGGAAGGACAATGGATCACCTACAATGCAAGTGCTCAAGTAAATGCACCTTCATCAGTAGCAAGAGAAACCAAAGCGCCTGTTGACCGAGCGGCCAGACAACGTCAACAACAGCAAGAAACACAAAACCGCGCAGTGGCAAGTCAACAATCCAGTGTGGCCAAAGGTGTGCAACAAATTTTGAATCCAGTTGATGTGCCACCCACTGCCAGCAACGCTGAGTTGCGTGGATCGCCTGCTTATATTGAGGCTCGCAAGGCTGGCAAGAACGATGTTCAGGCTTTGGAGATTGCACGAGCCGCATCGGCAGCCGGAACAAACAATTATCAAGGCACTGCATTACCTGGCATACGTACAGGACCACAGCCCATAGTCAAAGACGGCAATCCAGGATAAGGAAAAACAATGGCAGAAAATCTAGAACGCAGTTCAGGAAGAGCAGACAATTTCAAATTTGATCGCGGCGGGCAAATTGCCGACGTGGGCCCTTTTGTGGGCGTGGTCAAAAACAACATAGACAGCATTAGATCTGGTAGGCTATGGGTCTACATCCAGCAGTTCAGTGGAGACAATCCTGAAGACAATCCTGCAGGCTGGCGCTTGGTCAACTACCTGCCGCCTTTTTATGGTGTTACAGAAAAAAACAGTGCCAGTACAGGAGTGGGTTCATATCCTGGCAACCAACAAAGTTATGGCATGTGGTTCACACCACCTGACATAGGCACACGAGTTTTGTGTTTGTTTGTGAATGGTGATCCTAACCTTGGCTACTACATTGGGTGCATACCCGATCCTGGCGTGAATCGCATGATACCAGCCATTGGTGCTGTGCCCAAGAGTCAATATGTGTCTGGTAACAAAGCACAGGCAGCATATTTTGCCAAGGCTCCACAGTTGCCAGTGACCGAAATCAATAATGAAAATGAACAGATTGATAAAAATCCCAAGTTCTACGATCAACCCAAACCAGTACACTCGGTACAGGCTGCTATATATTTTCAACAAGGACTCAGCAATGATCCTGAACGTGGTCCCATTGGATCAAGCGCACAGAGAGAAAGTCCCAGCACTGTGTATGGGATATCAACTCCAGGACTGCCAGTGTACGCCGGGGGCCAGGATCCCAACACCATTCGCAAACAACTAAGTGAAGGTTCAGTAAAACCACAAGACGTTCAAGTGATTGGTCGTTATGGTGGACATACCTTGGTCATGGACGATGGCGATCTTGACAGCAACAATGCTTTGTTTCGTTTGAGATCTGCTAAAGGCCATCAAATCATGATGAATGACTCCAACGATTTCATCTACATTGCTCATGCAAACGGTCAGACCTGGATTGAACTGGGAGTAGAAGGCACTGTAGATGTGTACTCTACCAACTCAGTAAACGTGCGAACAGAAGGCACAATAAACTTGCATGCTGACCGAGACATCAACATGTATGCTGGCGGCAACATCAGTATGAAGAGCGGCGCAGCCACCAACATAGGTGCAGTGACCACCATGAATCTAGCAGCCGAAGCAGGCATGACCTTGTACAGCACAGCCGCACTGGGAGTGCGCAGTGACGGCAGTCTCAGTTTGCAAAGTCAGTCAGGTTCTTGGAACGGCGGAACAAAACTGGCACTCAAAGCAGGCAGGATTGATCTCAATGGCGGGTCGGCCAAAACAGTGACTCCTCCAAAGTTATATCCAAAACGCACCTTGGATGATACTGTGTTCAACAACAGCACAGGTTGGCAAGTCAAGGCTGGTGCACTAGAAAGTATTGTGACACGAGCACCCACACATGAGCCCTATAAATACCACAATCAAGGTGTCAGCGTGGTAGTTGATTTTGTTGACGGACCGCCCACTCCACCGCCCACTGCTGAGCCAGTGCCTGAAGGATGGAATTTTCAAGTCAAATGAACGTATTCAAGTTTGTCACTCCATTAGGTCAACCCATTGAAGTCACAGGACCAGCCGGCTCCACCTATGATCAAGCCCTGGCCATCTTTAACAAACAGTATGCAACTGGCAGCCTAACCGGACTTAAGGCAGGTGATATTCTCAACAGTCTAGTACAGGCTCGAGGCGGACTGGCCACTGCGTTGGCCCAGGTCACAGGATCTGTCACACCCAGCACTGTATCTCAAATTGGCGCGGCCATAACCCAGATACCAAATCTTCCTGTTCAAAATCCCACCACAATCTCAACCTTTGTCAACACTCCAGTGTTGGCAAGTGGCACAGTTGGGCCATTATCTGCCACACAGATACAAGGACTGTTGTCCAGCACAGCCGCCGCAGTGAACCAACCAGCCACTGAAATCACAAATGAAAAAGGTCTGGGCACTTATGGTCTCACAGCAGATCAACTGCAACAGGCAGGCTTGATCAAGCCGGGCACGGCTGAATTGATCAATCAAGATCCTGCCAATACTGTTGACATACTCAGCAGTCCCACAGTGTGGACCGGACAGGGCGGCGCAGAAAATTTAGATTCTGTGCTGGCCAATCCCACACTGCAAAGCGTTGCACAACAGAGTACCTTGATCAGCAGTTACAATCAATTGACCGAACTAGGCGTGGTGTCCAACACAAAAAACAACATATTTGGCTCCACTACTGACCTTGGTGCTGTGGTCAACAATGCCGCCAACTATGGTATCAGTGCCACCACCGCATGGTTGAACAATACTGTGGGCGGCAGTGATATTGGTAAACTGACCACATCTGCTATTCAATCTGTGTTTGGCATCAACTTTGGTCAAGCCAATCAATCTGTCAGCGGTGGTGGCAATCCTTTACAAACCGGTGTTCAAACTCCCAAAGGCTATTCTAACACTGCAAATCGTTCAGTGATAGACTCTGCTTTCAACAGCATAATAGGCAATGACAAAATACCCAAAAACATTTTTGCCAATCCTGCGTTGGGAATTGACATAAGAACACAACCACAACAACTGGGTGCTATCAACCAATCTGCGTCAATCTTGCTCACACAGTTGGCATCAACAGCGGCAGGCGTGGCTGCGCTGAGTCAGATACCGGGCACAAACAGCATCATGAGCCTGCTCAAATCAGGACAAGGGCTAGTGAGCGAAATAAAAGGCGCCGCTGGTCTGCTGGATAAAGCAAAAAATTTACCTGGAGTTGGCGATTTGCTGAAAGACATTCCTGGGTCAGGAGAAGTTTTAGCAGGACTTCAAGAATATGGAACAGCAATATTCTCAGAAGGGCTTGATGCCTTGGGACTAGACATCACGGCAATCACCGACTTTGATGCGTCTGCTTTGCTGGAAAACGCAGAAGAAGTCATTGAGATTGCACAAGAGTATGCCGCAGAAGCCTTTGAGGCTATTGCCAGTTTCTGGTAATTTGAAAAATATAAATACTGTATGGCCACATTTATAGGATACAGCACCATCAATCAATACAAAAAATTCACACTAACAGATGGTGAATTGGTCAAACGTGATCTCTTGAATGCATTCAACATCCGCCAAGGCACACTGCCTGGCCGACCTGATTATGGATCAACACTGCTGGACTATGTGTTTGAAAATCAAGACATCACAACTGAACAGGCCACAATTGCTGAAATACAGCGCATAGCCGGCGGTGACCCAAGAGTATACCTTAGCGATATAAATTATTATCCCCAGCAAAACGGAGTCTTGATAGAATTGCAAGTGCAAATAGTGCCAGGTACCACAGCAGAACAACTGAGCATATTTTTTGATCAAGAAACAAGACGAGCCAGTTACGTATAACTACGCCGTTTATTTTTGCAATAAATAAAAGAAACGGAACATTATGGCACGTACCACAAGACAAACAGTTGTATTTGGCGTTGAAGATTGGAAGCGAATCTATCAAACCTACCGCGAAGCAGACTTTCAAAGTTATGACTTTGAAACCCTGCGCAAGAGTTTTGTAGATTACATACGTCAGTATTATCCTGAAAGTTTCAATGACTACATTGAAAGTTCAGAATTTATTGCCATGCTGGATGTGATTGCGTTCATGGGTCAAGCCATGAGTTTCCGCAATGATCTCAACACCAGAGAAAACTATCTAGGCACAGCCGAGCGCAGAGACAGCGTGGTCAAACTGGCAGAACTGGTAAGTTATACTCCCAAGCGCAATCAAGCCGCACAAGGTTATCTCAAAGTGTTTTCGGTGCAAACTACTGAAAATGTCACTGACTTCAACGGTGTTAATCTAGCCAATGTAACCATAAACTGGAATGATCCCACAAACTTCAACTGGGTAGAACAGTTTACTGCGGTTTTGAATGCTGCCTTGGTGGACACACAACGTGTGGGCCGTCCTGGCGCCAAACAAACCATTGTGGGAGTTGACACATCTGAATACAGCATCAACCTGGTGCCTGGTTACTTGCCAGTAATTCCTTACACAGCCACAGTAGACGGCATCAACATGCCATTTGAGGCAGTGAGTTCCACTTCTGTGGGGCGAGACTATGTGTATGAACCCAGTCCCTTGCCCAACGGTATTTTCAACCTCTTGTTCCGCAATGATCAACTGGGCTTTGCCAGTGCCAACACCGGATACTTCTTTTACTTCAAACAGGGCGTGTTGCAAAATCAAGATTTCAATCTTGGCGAACGCATTGCCAATCGCACAGTAAACATCAACATAGAAGGTGTCAACAACGAAGATCGTTGGCTGTATCAACTGGACACAGTGGGAAATGTGCAATTTGAATGGCAGTATGTGCAGAGTGTGTATGCGGCAGCCGCAGAACAACTGGCACCTGATCAAAGAAAACTTTTTTCAGTGGTCAGCAGAACCAATGATCAAATCACATTGACATTCGGAGATGGAGTATTCAGTACTATTCCTGTGGGCACGTTCCGTGCCTATGTTCGAGCCTCAAACGGTTTGGCCTACATTATCAATCCAGAAGAAATGCAGAGTGTGGTCATACCCATCAGTTATGTGAGTCGTACAGGGCAATTGGAAACAATCACTTTCACTTGCGGTATCACACAGCCTGTGAGCAATGCACAACCTAGAGAGACTCTAGACGAAATCAAACAACGTGCGCCGGCTAGATACTACACACAGAACCGCATGGTCAACGGTGAAGACTACAACAACTTTCCGTTTACCTTGTACAATTCAATTATCAAAAGCAAGGCTCTAAACCGAGCCTCAATTGGCACTTCACGATATCTTGATCTAGTAGACAACACAGGCAAGTATTCCAGTACCAATTCTTTTGGCAGTGACGGTGCCTTGTGGCAAGAAAATCAACTGCCAACATTTGACTTCACATGGCTAACACGCAATGACATTGCCACAGTGATAACTGACAGTGTACAACCTCTGTTGGTGTCCACTGGTCTGGATCAATTCTACTACGCAAATTTTCCAAGACCCAATCTAACAGTTTTGAATTTTACCTGGAATCAGAGTACTACACTGGCCAACGAGACCACTGGTTATTTTGTCAATTCTCTAGGTAATCCTGCTGCCATTGGCACATTCAGCAGTACAGCAAGCAAATACATACAAGTTGGTGCTTTGGTACAGTTTGCACCTCCCACTGGTTACTATTTTGACGGCAACAACAGACTCAAACTAGGCACGCCCAGTCAAGACAATGACAAACTGATACTGTGGGCCAGTCCCACAGCCATAGTGCTGGACGGAACCAATCAAGGTCAAGGCAATTTTGCTGATGGCACAGGCCCAGTGACTTTGAATAATTTTGTGCCTACTGGTGCCATACCTGTAGCAGTGATTCCGTTGTTCGTGACAGATTTCACCACAACCAATATCACTGATATAACCAATCAGATATTGTTGAATCGCAATTTTGGTCTTGGCTACAACAATACCACTGCCACGTGGTATGTGATCACAAGCACAAATCTAGCAGTGGATGCCACATTCAGTTTGACCAATGCACAATCAACATCTGGTACCAATCAAGATGCTTCTTGGTTGATACAATTTGTCAGCAACGGAACCACCTATTCAGTAACCAGTCGTGCGCTGTTTTATTTGTTTGGATCAGTGATTCAAACCAGATTTTTCTTTGAAACCAACCAACGCATATATGATAGCCGTACCGGCACTGTGATCTCTGATTTTGTAAATGTTCTCAAAACCAATTCACAACCCGATACCAATGTGCCCTTGCCCGGAGATATCAAATTGGCTATTGTGGGACAACCAGTTGAGAGCGACGGTTTTGTGGATGACTATCAGGTGTTTGTGAGTTATCAAGACTCAGATTCAGATGGCGTTCCAGATGATCCTGACTTCTTTGATGAAATAGTGGCACCCACTGTAAATCCCACCACCAAACTTGTTTTCTTTGAAAAGACCGTGGACTTTGACAATCTGCAACGTTATTTGTTGGTTGAACCAGGCCGCGTGGTTTCAGAATATGCTACCAAAGATGATATAGAAGTGGTCATGACACAGTTTGTGCCCGGACAGATTTTCTATGCCTACAACCAAACCATTGGCATTGGACCCTTGGCCGGTCAAGTGGGTGCTTTTTATCAACTGATCATCAGCGGCACAGGTGTGCGCAGTTTGCTAGAAGTCAGCAACGAATGGCTGGCCAGAACCGGTCGTCAAAGTCTCTACTATCAATACAGACACAATGCGCCACTGACCAGTAGAATTGACCCAGGCACAACCAACATAATTGATCTGTATGTGGTCAATCAAGCCTATTATTTTGCCTATCAAAACTGGATCAAGGACACCACCAACACAGTGCCCAAACCTCCTGTGCCTACCATAGACGAACTCAGCACGGCCTATCAGGGACTCAATGACTACAAGATGATCAGCGACAATGTGATTGTGAACAGCGTGGTATTCAAACCCTTGTTTGGTCCCAAAGCAGCCAAAGAACTGCAAGCCACAATCAAGGTAATTCGTGCTGCCGACAGCACAGCCAGCGAAAGTGAAATAAAAAATCTAGTGATAGCCAATCTCAACACTTATTTCAGTATTGACAAATGGGATTTTGGACAAACGTTTTATTTTTCAGAACTGGCGGCCTATATTCATTCCAACATGGGCGGAGTGGTCAGTTCAGTGGTATTGGTTCCTTTGGACCCTTTAAAGAGTTTTGGTGATTTGTATGAAATACGCAGTGCGCCTAGTGAAATATTTGTGAATGGTGCCGGAGTTTCAAGTGTAGAAGTAATTACAGCATTGACCAGCACAAATATTAGAACTGCTCCTGGCAGTGGAGTGATCTAATGGCCATACGCACTGTTGATTTTTTACCTGAAATATTTCAGACTGTTCCTAACAAACAATTTTTAAATGCCACGCTTGATCAGTTGGTTCAAGAACCTGCATTTGAAAAAGTACAGGGTTATGTTGGACGCAGGGTTGGTCCGGGGGTCAACCCCAATGATTACTATGTGCTAGAACCCAATGCCACTCGAGCCAACTATCAATTGGAGCCTGGTGTTATCAGTCTCAAACCCGACACTGAAGAGATACAAGATGCCATCACTTATCCAGGTATCACAGACTCTCTGGCAATACAAGGTGCAGTGACCAACAACAGTGATCGACTGTATACCAGTGATTATTATACCTGGGATCCCTTTGTAAGTTTTGACAAGTTTGTAAACTACAGTCAGTACTATTGGTTACCGGCAGGACCTGATGCTGTAAATGTGTTTGCCACAGCAATACCTTTGACAGACAATTTCTCAGTTGTTCGTGGTACCAACTCATACACGTTCAGTGGAGCAATAGGCAATAATCCTACCATAACGCTGGTACGTGGGGGCAATTACACTTTTGAAGTGAGCCAGACTGGAAATCCATTCTGGATTCAAACTGATCCTGGCATCAATGGTCAATTGCCTTATGCACCTAACATCAGCAGTAGAAGTGTGATGGGAGTGACCAACAATGGCGAAGATCTAGGCACAGTGACTTTTTATGTGCCATTCAAAAATGCACAACAGTTCTATTATGATCTTGTCAGCATAGGTAATGTAGACCTGCTGAGTGATTTGAGTTATGATCAGTTGAACGGCATGTATCTCAGCGACATCATTGCTGACTATGGTGGCATAGATGGCATAACCAATCTCAACAACAAAACATTGGTATTCACAACCAGTCCAACATTTCCAACCAACAACGTTTGGCAGATTCAATACTCCTATGACATCAACAATTTGCCTATTGTAAACTTGTTGCCTATTTCTACACTGAGCACATTGACAAAATTTGACGTGTTGTTTGGCACACAGTGGGCCAGTACCACTTGGTACAATGATGCCAGCAGTGTGATCTCTCAGGTTCCGCTATTGACTGCAATCAAAGATGTGTTATGGTATCAAGATGGCACCAATCCAGACATCTTTGGACAAATTAGATTAGTGGATCAAGCGGACAGTTCCACTATCAATGTTGCAACAGATATCTTGGGCAAGAAAAATTACACCAGCCCCAATGGTGTGGTGTTTACCAACAATCTCAAAGTGCAATTTCTTGCTCCGGTTGTGCCCAGCAGTTATACCAATCAAGAATACTACGTGTCAGGAGTTGGCACAGCAATTCAATTATTGCCAGTCACCAATTATGTCACACCTGAAACCTACACTCAAAGTGCCACCGTGCCTTTTGATTCTGTACCTTATGACGTGGGTAATTTTGATGCCAGTTTGAATCAGCCTTTGGTGCCTGACTACCTTACCATGGCATTGGACTCACCAGACTTGAATGCCTGGAGCCGTAGCAATCGTTGGTTTCATGTTGACGTAATTTCAGCCGCAGCCACTTACAATAACACAATACCTGTGCTTGACAATGCCTACAGGGCCAAGCGACCTATTTTGGAATTCCGCGGTGGAACTAGATTATGGCACATGGGCACACAAGGCAAACAACCTGTGGACATCATTGATTTTGCCACAACAGATGCTCTCAGCACCATAAATGGCACAGTGGGTTATGGTGTAGATGGATACACTTTTGTTGAGGGAACTAGAGTTATATTTGCTGGTGACACCGATCCAGACGTAAGAAACAAAATTTATGTGGTAGAATTTGTTACTTTCAGTGACGATGGCAGTTCATTCTCATATCCAGTGATCAATCTGGTTCCTGCCTCAGATGCTGATGTGCTGGTTGACCAAACAGTGGTCTGTCTCAGCGGCATCACCTTGCAAGGTATAAGTTTTTATTATGATGGTGTGCAATGGATTCGGGCACAACAAAAAACTGGAGTAAATCAAGCACCGTTGTTTGATGTATTTGACACCAATGGCTACAGTCTTGGCAATCCTGTGGCCTATCCTAGCAGTACATTTGCAGGCAGCAAATTGTTTAGTTATGCTTTAGGGCCGGGTCTAGACGATACTGTGTTGGGTTTTCCTCTACGGTATCTCAGTCTCAACAACATAGGTGATATTGTTTTTGACAACAACCTCTATGCTGACACATTTCTTTATGTGCAAAATGACATAAGTTATACCAAAAATATCAGCATTGGATTTGTAAGACAGTATGCCAATCGCACTGTTTATACCAAAGAAATAGGTTGGCAAACGGCCGCAGTCAAGAGCAAGATCTATCAGCAGTTTAGTTTTACTTACGCCTCTAACACACCTTTGTTGTTGGATGTGGCAGCCTTGCCAGTAGACACAGTTCCGTCTATCAAGATCTATGTGGACAGTGAGTTCCAGGATCCAGGCTCTTATACCTATACAACAACAACTAATACTACCACTATCACATTTCCTACTACCACCCTAATTGTGCCAGGACAAATAATTGAAGTGTTGGTCTTGAGTGACCAAGTCAGTGCTGTGGGTTTTTACCAAGTTCCTGTCAATCTTGAAAACAATCCCTTGAATGAGAATGCTGCCAATCTCACACTAGGCACTATACGGACCCACTACGATACCATTGGACAAAACTTGATTGGCTTGACAGGAAAAATAAATGGAGCCAACAATTCACGCGACCTTGGCAATATCATACCATTTGGCTTGAACATACTACAACAAAGCGCACCAATGACATTGGCAGGTTATTTTTTGCGCAGTGCCAACTACAATATATTTGCCAGTCTTGAATTTAATTCAAGAGAATACGAAAAGTACAAAGCACAATTGTTGAATGCCGCTGTGTCTGGCGATTATGTGAATATGACTGTGCCTGAAATACTCACTGCTGTAGTGACTGATCTTGTGGCTGGACGTACCAGTGCAAATCCATTTTATTGGAGTGACATGTTGCCTGCCAGCAATGTGTACACACAATCTTCAACAGTGATCAGTTTTATTACCACAGATACTTTTGACCTTGCACAAGTATACAACTACACTTCTGCCAACTATTTGGGATTATCTGTGTATGTGAATGACCGACTGCTCACAAGAGGTATTGAATATGTGGTGGCAACAGATGCACCAACGTTGACCATTACCATACCACTAGCAGTGGGCGACACAGTGGTGATACAGGAATATGCTGACACATACGGTACATTTGTACCCAATACTCCAACCAAACTGGGTTTGTATCCTGCGTTTGTGCCCGAGACCTATATTGATACCACTTATGTCACGCCCAGAAGAGTCATACGCGGCCACGATGGAAGTATCACTGTGGCTTTTGGTGACTTGCGTGATCAAGTGTTGTTGGAATTTGAAACCAGAATATACAACAATTTGAAACTGGATGGTAATCCTGTGCCCCTCGTGGCCACTGAAGTTATGCCTGGACAGTTCCGCACAACAGATTATACCCTGGAGGAAATCACCGGCATAGAAAGTCAAGACTTTTTGACCTGGGTTGGCTGGAACAAATTGGACTACAAGTCACAGGACTACCTGCCCAACAATGGTTTCACCTGGAATTACAGCACAGCCAGCAACAAGTTGACTGCCAATCAACCATTGGCCGTAGGCGCCTGGCGCGGCATCTATAACTATTTTTATGACACAATAAGTCCCAACACAAGACCTTGGGAAATGCTGGGTTTCAGTGTAATGCCTTCTTGGTGGGAAGCAGAATACGGTCCTGCACCTTACACGTCAGGCAACTTGGTGTTGTGGGATGACTTGGCAGCAGGTCTAGTGCGAGACCCTGTGGCACCTTACGTGTTGCCTCAATATGCAAGACCTCAACTTACACAGGTGATTCCATCCGGCAGCGAAGGTGCGTTACTACCGCCCATTGAAACAGTGGTTGGTAATTTCAACAGCAACAACTTCCAGAGAAATTGGGCGGTTGGTGACGATGCTCCTGTAGAGAACGCCTGGAGAACCAGTAGTGCATATCCATTTGCCATCATGCGCCTGTTGGCCCTCACACGTCCAGCAGAATTCTTCAGCCTGTTTGCAGATCGTGATCTTTATCGCTATAATGCAGAACTGGGTCAATATCTCTACAACGGTCGTTACAGACTGGATGCCAATGGCATTGAAGTCTATGGCAACGGCGTCAGCAAGGCCAGTTACATTGACTGGATTGTGGACTTCAATCGAGTAAGTGGAATCAATTCCACCGACGCACTCACAGCAGATCTAAAAAATCTTGACGTGCGTTTGTGCTACAGAATGGCTGCTTTTACAGGCAAAAATCTACTAGAAATTTATACTGAAAAATCCAGCCCCAACAGTCTAAACTCAAGTTTGCTGTTGCCCGATGAAAGTTACAACCTGTTGTTTTACAAGAACGTACCTTTTGATCAGTTGACCTACAGCAGTATCATTGTGCAGTCAACGGCAAATGGGTGGGCAGTATACGGCTATAGCACCATACAACCTTACTTTGACATCTTGGTCAGCAAGGTAAACGGGGTGTTGAGTACAATAAGTGCTGGCGGGTTTGAAGTGCGTGTGCCAGTGAGTTACAGCGACCAAGTGGTCCAGGTACCTTATGGATACACATTCACCAACAGAACCTTGGTAGCAGATTTCTTACTGAGTTATGGAGCCCTACTACAAGAACAGGGATTGGTATTCAATCAAATGGAAAATGGCTACGTGCTTGACTGGAATCAAATGGTCAGCGAATTTCTGTACTGGAGTGGTCAAGGGTGGGCCGAAGGAAGCATTATAAATTTGAATCCAGGCGCCACACAGATAATTGTGGAAAGACCTGAGGCCATAGTTGACAGCATTGCATTACAAACAACAGAAAACATGGTTCTCAATGCTGATCGTACTCCATTTGCCACGCGAGATCTAGTGGTTGAAAGGCTGGACAACACATTTACTCTGAGAAGTCTCACTGCTGATACCATAAACTATTTCCACATTAAATTTACATCTTATGAAAACATGGTTGTGTTGGACAATCAAAGCATATTTGCTGATTTAATTTACTATCCTGCTACTGGTGCTAGACAAAGTAGAATAAGATTGATTGGATCAGTTACACAAGACTGGAATGGTCAACTCAATGCACCTGGTTTTATATTAAATCAAGACAATGTAAAAGAATGGGAACCACTACGCAAATATGCTCGTGGTGAAATTGTGTTGTACAAAAACTTTTATTACAGTGCAGTTGATATTGTACAGCCCAAACCCAAGTTTGATTTCAACAACTGGACACGCAGTGACTACACTCTGATTCAACAGGGTCTGTTACCTAACCTGCCCAACAAGAGCGACCAATTGGCCAACACATACAATGTGTACCAAGCCAATCTTGAACTCAACCAAGACCTGTTTGCCTATAACTTGATTGGATTCAAACCTAGAGAGTATATGGTTGCCCTTAATCTTGACAGTACCAGTCAAGTGAATCTGTATCGTCAATTTCTTGGCACCAAAGGCACTGTGCGTGCCGCTGAAATTTTTACATTTGCTGATCTCGGTCGTGGAGTCAACGAGTATCAGATCTATGAAAACTGGGCAGTGCAACGTGGTGTATATGGTGCCAACGCCAACAGAAGTTTCTATGAAATACGACTGAATGAAGCCTTATTGACTTCAAACCCAAGTTTGGTACAAGTGGTCGTGCCTGGAGAAACCAGCCAGGCAGAACAAACAGTTTTAGTAAACGATATCTGGAATCAAAGTTACAAAATAACCAGTCCTGATATTTTAACCACCACTTTGGTCAAAAAAACTGACACTGTGTTGCCCAGTGCTGGATACGTCAACATTGACGATGTTGACATCACAGTGTTCAACATTGACAATACTGCGTCGCTGGCTGCTGACCTAAACAATGTCAACGTGGGATCCATAGTTTGGGTTGCCAAGATCAATGACTATGACTGGGGCATCTATAGAACTGCACAAGCACAAGGCAAAGTCACACAGGTCAATAGCAATCTCAATGGCACTGCGGTGGTCACGTTCAGTCAGGCACATGGTTTGACAGTGGACAATATTTTGTTGATCAAGTATTTTGGCTCGGGCGTAGATGGTGTTTATCGAGTAATAAATGTACCAAATATTTTTCAAGTCACAATTGCTTTCAGTTTCTTACAGATAGATCAAATTGTGGCCACAGGAACAGGCACAGCATTTACTCTGCAAAGTCAACGAGTGGCACAAGGCAGCGATATTGTTGATCTTCCTTATGCTAATAATTTGCTTGTTGGCGACTATGTTTGGATAGATGACAATGGTGGTGGTTTGTGGCAAGTGGTTCAAAAGCAACAGGTATTTCAAACCACAGGACAAATCACAGTAGATTCCCCTGTGGCCAATAGTGATTTTGGCGCGGCTGTTGATCAAGCACACGAAAATGTCTATGCTATTGTGGGGGCTCCCAGTTACGGAGACACACAGTCAGGGGCAGTATACACTTTTGTCAGAACATCAGGCAACCCCTTTACTCAAAACAGCAGAATTGAATGTGATAATCCTGGCACATACGGTTTTGGGTCCTGCGTCAGCATTGGCAGTCAAACATGGGCCGCAGTGGGTGCACCTGACAGCATTGGATCAGACTCAAGTGCCAATTCTGGGTATGTGGGCATAATTTATAGATTCCCCAATAGTCCCACTTTCTTGTTGTCAAATCTGTTGACCGTGCCCGATGACACCTACATAGATTCTGGCAGTGAATTTGGTACCAGTGTTGTGGTCAGTGCTGATGAACACTGGATGTACATTGGGGCTCCGGGTATCAATCAGGTGTTTGCCTACAGCCTTGTTGAGGTACAAAATCAACTGGTACAATACACAACAAATGGCACACAATTTGTGTTTCAATACAACAATGATGTCATAATAGATTCAGGAGAGTATCAACAACTGTTTGTGGTCCTCAACAATCAACTGTTGACCTACAGCACCGATTACACTGTGACAGACACCACGGTGGTGTTAAATTCTATTCCAGTTCAAGATCTTGTGTTAAAAATTGGTCGAAGAGTTGAAAAAACATTCACAGGCAACGGTGTAACTTTGACATTTTCTTTGAATGAATACTTGTACAGTGCCAAAAATATTTACAGTTTCAAAGTCACAGTAAATGGCACGATTCAACGGCCTAATATAGATTACTCTTTTGACACTGCCACCAGAAACATAACCTTTACTGTTGCACCAACTGGCACGGTGGATGTGATTACACAAAGTTACTACACTTATGTTGACGCATTGGCACCACAAGGCCTAGCAGCCAATGCAAGATTTGGTCAATCAGTCAGTTGCTCAACAGATGGCAGGCAAGTGATTGTGGGCTGTTCTGGCGATTCTTATAACAGTGTGTCTGGCGCAGGAGCAGTATATGTGTATGACAGGTCGGTGCAAAGATTCATTGTGACCAGTAATACACAAACAGTATACACCACTGATGCACCACTGGTGTCTCCTACCTCAGTCATACTCAACAATGAATTTTTGTCAGACACAGCAGGAAGTACATCTAGTGAATATACAGTTACAGGTGCCAACGAGATCACACTGGCATCTCCTGCCGCAGTAGGAGACATACTGGAAATTGAAATAAACACATTTAGTCTGCTACAAATCATTGGATCCAATGCTGCCTTTGAAAATGCAAATTATGGGCAGGCTGTTGATCTTTGTAGATACAACTGTAGCCTTTATGCAGGTGCTCCGCAAGATGGTAGTATTCTGCCACAAGCAGGCGCGGTAGAAAGACAAGTAAATCAAAGTCGTGTGTATGGAGTCACAACCTCAACCATCAATGCCAGATTGAACCCTGGCAACACCATTAGAATAAACAACATGGAAGTGGCACTGAGTGCTCCTGTGTCTTGGAACAGTGCGCTGACTTTTGCTGTAGATACCATAGTAGAATACAACCAAGGTCTTTGGATTGCTGTGCAGACTGTGCCAGTGGGTACATCTTTGAATGATACCAACTACTGGACACCCAGTAGTTGGGCCGCAGTACTGGCACAGGATATCAACAACAGCACTGTACCCAATGTGATTGCCTATGCTGGTTCAGTGCCTGGAACACAAGGGTTTGGTTTGCTCACAATCAGCGTTGAAAATACCGATGCGGCAGTGTCTGGCAACAAGTTGACTGTGCTTCCTGGCCTGATTGGCAACATTTTTGACAGCATGGTGTTTGAAACTTTTGTCTACACTCAAACAATTGTGAGCCCGTATCCAGTGGCCTATGCTGGATTTGGAAGTGCTGTGAATATTGATACCAGTGCCCTCACACTCACAGTGGGGGCACCACGTGGCAATTTGTATAGACCCACAACTTTTGACAGTGGCAACACTTATTTTGACAGCAAGACCACAGCATTTGTCGGACCATTGGTACAGAGCGGTGCAGTTTACACATATGATTATTTTGCCAGCGCAACTGATTCAGCGGCCACACCCGGCAAATTTGCATTTGGTCTACAGATTTATGATCAAACAGTGAGCGAATTGGACCGTTATGGAACCGCGGTTGATTATACCAATGGTATTTTGTTGGCGGGCAGTCCCGGTGATGACCTTGGTGACAGCACATTGATAGCACAAAATTATGGTGCTGTGAGCATATTTAACAATCCTGATCTTTCTCCATCCTGGCGGGTGACCAACCTACAACAGCCGGTGGTAGATGTTTCTTTGATCAATGGTGTGTTCACTTATGATAGAATTACCAGCGCAAAAACAGCATTTTTGGATTTCTTTGATCCTTTACAAGGCAAAATATTGGGTGCGGCACGACAAAATATCGATTATATTGGTGCTGTCGATCCTGCTGCCTACAATGTGGGCGCAAAAAACAACAATGGAAGAATTTGGGCAACTTCCTATGTGGGTCAAATTTGGTGGGATACTAATTCAGTGAGATTTATTGATCCCAACCAAGATGACATTGTGTATGCGGCACGACGCTGGGGACAAACGTTCCCTGGATCAAGTGTTGATGTATACCAATGGACAGCCAGTTCAGTGCCACCTGCCAACTATGCAGGCCCTGGAGTGCCCAAAAACACAGTCAATTACAGTGTTACCACTGGTTTGAATACCGCTGGGGTATTTGCAACCACCTATTATTTTTGGGTCAAAAATATCACCACAATCAATACCACCATAGGCAAAACTCTCAGCCCATCTGGTATTGCACGATACATTGCTGATCCCCGTAGCAGTGGTATTCCTTATGTGGCATTTGTAAGTCCCAGTGCCACAGCGATATACAATGCGCAGGATCAACTCAGTGCCAGCGACACTGTGATCAGCATCGAATTTGACAGACAATTTACAGACAACAATGTGCATGTACAGTATGATCTGTTGCCTCAAGATCGTGCTGATGGATTTTTGCCAGACAACCTCTATCAAAAATTACAAGACAGTTTATGTGGTGCAGATCCATTGGGGGCTCTTGTGCCTGATCCTGGGTTGAGTCCTGCACAACGCTATGGTGTGCAGTTCCGCCCTAGACAAAGCATGTTTGACAACAGATTTTTGGCTCTGCAAAATTATTTGCAGTACGTGAATGCAGTGTTGCTACAGTATCCCATATCAGAAATTCGCAGTTTTAATTTGTTGAACAGCAGTGAACCAGAACCTCAAACAGGCACTGGAGCCTGGAACAAGCGTGTGGCCAACATCGAAGAACTCAGTTATCAGGATCTAGTTCAAGTACCAGTAGGCTACAAGTATCTGGTGGTCAGCGACAGCACTCAAAACGGTTTGTGGACCATTTACACAGTAACCACTCCCAAGACTTTTGCTACTCTGTTCTTGAGTCGTGTGCAAAATTATGACACTAGGAACTATTGGGAATATGTCACATGGTATTTGCCGGGCTACAATTCAAGTGTCAAGATCATTGCTGAAGTGTCCAATGTGGCCACTCTCAACACTCTAAGTCTGACAGCGGCTCCTGTGGGCAGTAGTGTCAAAGTTACTGCCAACAGTCAAGGCAAATTTGAAATATACTTGAGAACCAACACAGGATGGGATCGAGTGGGTTTACAGGACGGAACCATACAGTTCCTAGCCGAACTGTGGGATTATGCTCTGGGTCGTTATGGATTTGATGTTGAGGTTTTTGATGCACAGCACTTTGATCAAGAGCCTGTGACAGAAACCAGGAAGATTATACAGGCAATCAACGAGCAGTTGTTGATTGGAGATCTACTGATCGAACGCAACCGTGCATTGATCCTTATGTTCAACTTTGTGCTGAGCGAATTTGAAGCACCTGAGTGGCTGACCAAGACCAGTTTGATTGACGTTGACCACAAAATTCGTCAGTTGATTCCTTATCAAACATATCAAAGAGACAATCAAGATTTTGTGTTGAACTATATTCAAGAAGTCAAACCCTATCATGTGCAAATACGTGAATTCAATTTGATCTATAACGGTCTTGATGTGTATCAAGGTACTCTGGCTGACTTTGATTTGCCAGCATTTTACAATACCACACAAGTGCCCAATCAGTACATGAGTCCTGTGTTGACTCCTTATACTTTGAGTACAGCCACAGGAACAGGCCATCCCAGTACCTACAGTGACGTTGATCCTGACAGTGCTTTATGGCAAACTCAACCTTACAGTTTTTGGTTTGAAAACTACACTCTCAGCATTCAGGATGTGGTCATTGCCGACGGCGGCAGTGGCTACACAGTTGCACCTGAACTTACTGTCACAGGAGACTGTGTGTCTCAGGCCACAATGACAGCCACTGTCAACAGCGCAGGCGTGATCAGTTCTGTTACTATAACTGACCCAGGGTCAGGTTATACCTCAACAGCCATCATAACTGTTTCGGGTGGTAACGGTACAGGAGGACGGATCGTGGCTGTCATGGGCAACGATTTGGTTCGTAGCATCAACACCACTATCCGGTACGATCGTTATCAATACACCACGACAATTGAAACTTGGCAAGCCAACGTGGCTTATGACAACGGCGTTCAAGTGCGCTATGACAACAGAGTATGGCAAGCCAACAGCGGTGACAGTACGCCTGTGCAATCTGCCGAATTTGATCCTGACAATTGGCTGTTGATTCCAGCCAGTGCTCTAAGTGGCGTTGATCGCACCATGGGTTACTATGTGCCAGGACCCAATGAACCAGGACTGGATTTACCGTTGTTGATTGATGGAATTGCCTATCCCGGGGTGCAGGTGTTGGCACCCACATTTTCACAAAACACTGGATTTGATGTAGGGAATTTTGACATAAATCCTTTTGACAACATCAGTTATGGACCTGAGGGGCGTCCCACATATGATCCGGCCATACTTGATGCCATCTACGAAAGCAGTTTTTTAGATCCCTACTTGGGAACCAGAGCCACAGATATCAATGTTGATGGCGGCCAATTTGTTGGTCCATATGAAAGTCATGCTCCAGAAGAACTTGTTCCTGGTGCTGTCTTTGACACCTTGGACTTCCGTGTGTACTCTAGACAATTCAACCTTTCTTATGGGGACGGCTCCACAACTGGGCCTTACTATGCACCCACTGCTTCATTGGACGTTGAGGTAGCAGTGAACAATGTGGTAATATCTCCAGATCAATACACAGTCAGCAGTGACAGCACAGTGGCCGAAGTAACTTTCAATACTGCGCCAGCCAATGGCTCTGTCATTGTGGTGCTTGAAAGTGATCCAATAACTGGTTTGGAATTGCGTATTTTCCAAGACATGCGTGGCGTTCAGGCCACATATAGAATGACATCAGCAACCACCACTGAATTGGTTCAAACATTGTATGCTGACCAGGACACAATATATGTCAACGATGCAGGTGCACTTGCGGAACCTGATCTTGCCAATAACATATGGGGAGTTCTAACAGTCAATGGCGAGCGCATCATGTATCGTCAACGCGATACAATCACCAACACAGTGAGCAGTCTGTTGAGAGGTACGGCAGGCACTGCTGTGACATTGCACTCAACAGGTGACACTGTATACAATCTCAACCGAGACAATTTAGCACCGGTAGAATATCAAGATCATTATGAAGGATCTAACACCTTGGCAGACGGAACTACCACTATCTTCACAGCAGATGTAGATCTAAGCCAAGAAGATTCCACTTTTGACGAGCAGGCTGTTTTGGTTTATGTAGGCGGACTTCTGCAAACCAGTGGGTACTCAGTCACTGGAGACAACCCAGTCACAGTACAATTTACCACAGCACCCACAGCAGGTTATCAGGTCACAATTCAAGTACGTCAAGGACTCAGTTGGTACGGTGCGGGTTCGACCACTGCTTACGATGGTGTGGGTTTGGAATATACCAACACTGAAGCCGCCGAGTTTTTTAGAGGCTAAAGAACAAGGTAAATAAAACATGATGCAAAATAATCAACAATCTGTCAAACAAAAAACCGACTCTCAACCCAAACGCCCTAATGAACAGGGATCAGTTTCGGTTACAGGATTTGTGAAGATTTTTGATCCCAAAACCAAACAAATTTTTGTGGAGACTAGAGCATGATTTCTCCTGGCATGGTAAAAATCGAGGGATTTGTAAAGATATTTGATCCAAATTCCAAAGAAGTATTTGTTGACAAGAAGAATGCAATTCATTACGAAAACATGAGCATTAGCCTGGCTGAAACTCTCAGCAATAGAACCAGCGCACAGGGCGGTGGCTGGATTTATGAAATGGCATTTGGCAATGGTGGAAGCAGTGTAGATCCCACTGGAATCATTACATATTTGCCCCCAAATACCACTGGCATCAATGCAGATCTCTACAATCAAACCTATGCCAAAGTTGTTGATGACAACTCAGCAGCCGATACAGATCCTACCAACAACAAAATGACTGTGTTGCATACGTCTGGCAAGGTTTACACTGACATTTTGGTCACATGTTTACTGGATTATGGAGAGCCTCCAGGACAGCAAGCATTTGATAATTCAACCAATTTTAATGGTGAATATGTGTTTGATGAATTGGGGTTGAAAGCATGGACAGGAACCACAGCAGATCGACTGCTGACCCATGTGATTTTTCACCCTGTGCAAAAGAGTCTAAATCGCCAAATACAAATCGATTACACTGTGCGTATACAGACTCTAACCAACTTGAGCGTAGCATAAATAGAGATAGAGTATTCGGAGTAACAAATGGCATATACAATTACACTAACTGATGGCGCAATTTTTGCTACCATAGCGGACGGAACTGTAAACACTGCGTCCAGCATGACTTTGGTAGGCAAAAACTGGGCCGGCTATGGACAATTTCTAGACGATAACTTTATTCGATTGCTAGAAAATGGTGCCAATACCAGCGCACCTGGAGCACCACTTACTGGTCAACTTTGGTTTAACAAGACCACTGGAACCATGCAAGTGTACAACGGTACTGGATTTAAAACCCTTGGTGGTGCTACTTCGGCATCTAGTGCTCCAAGTAACAATGTAACAGGTGATTTGTGGTACGATACTGTCAACCAACAACTGAATGTTTGGACTGGTTCTGCTTGGATTGTGGTAGGACCTGCTTACACGCCAGGCACAGGTACCACAGGTGCTATTGTTGCTACCATCACTGACAACACAGCAGTAACACACAGTGTAATTGAACTCTATGCGGCTAATACCATTGTTGGCATGATCAGCAAGGATCAAACCTTTACCCCAGGCAGTTCAGTGGCAGGTGGATGGGGTGTACAAACCGTCAGTCCTGGTCTTACATTGGCCACTGGCATTGCCAACAACGCTGTTTATGGCAATGTCACAGGAACCAATCTTGCAGCCTCGGGTACTGTGTCTGCCGCTGGTACTGTAACTGGCGGCAATCTTGTAACTGGAGGCACACTGAACGTCACTGGTGCCATAACCATAAACACCGGCGGTGCTGCCACTGCTATCACCAATGGTGCCGGCAATGCTATTGGAAATATCGGTAGTTCGGGCAGTTACTTTAACACAATTTTTGCCACAGCCACCACAGCATTGTATGCTGACGTAGCAGAACGCTTTGCCGCAGACGAAATCTACACACCAGGTACTGTGGTTGAACTAGGTGGGTCGGCTGAAATTACCATGGTCCGAACAGATGCCAGTAACAATGTGTTTGGTGTAATTTCTACCCGCCCTGCATTTACCATGAACGGTGGCGCAGGTGAAAATGATACGCACCCGCCAGTGGCCATGACAGGTCGGGTTCCTGTACGTGTAACAGGTGCCGTACGTAAAGGTGATCGGTTGGTGTCAGCAGGTGATGGGATTGCTAGATCTGCTCAGCCTGAAGAAGCCACAGCATTTAATGTCATTGGTCGCGCATTGGCAGATAAATTAGATACAGGACTTGGCACAGTAGAAGCCATTGTCACAATCAAATAAGAAGGAACAGCAATGACTTATTCATCAGGATCATTGATAGAAGCAACTGATTACAATACTTTTGCTGGAAATACCACCGCTGGTTTAAATAGAGTTTGGAGCACAGGATCTGGTGATGCCGGATGGGGTCAGACCGATATTGCCACAGTAACTGCTGGCACTAACACAGTAACTGCTACACAATGGGCTACAATAGTCAATAATTTGGCCACATCAGGAACACAAACCAACACAACTCTTACATCAAGAACTGCACCTGTTGCTGGAAACATAATTGGCATCTTGGCCAACGTGAGTACTGACATTACCAGCGTCACAACCAACCGTGGCAATGCCATAGCCTCGGGTACTGAATACGGAACCTTTACAGGCACTACCAGCAAAACCACAGCCACTGGTTCAGGACAAGCCGCTTGGACTATTACATTTACACACACTGTGACCTTTCCATCAGCAGACCAAGCACGTTATTTCTGGAATGCAGGCGGCATTGTACGTCTCAAGTATGGCAAAAGTTCAACTGGTACTGATAACGATCCAGACTGGAATACTTTCGCAGGACAGTGCGGTTCGATCAATCTCACCGGTCGCGTTAACTCAAACTCACAAACCATCGCGGCTCAAGCATACACTGGTACCACACGTCTTGGCGGCACAGGAGGTACACAAACCACACTGGCCACCACAACAGGATGGTACAATCTTACTGGTGTGGCCACTACCATATTCCAGTTAAACAATGCTACCGCACCATACTCTGGTGAATATATTCGTACCACAGCCACAGCCACGTCAACCACTGTGTTGACCTTGGTCACAACTTGGGTCAGCGATGGATCGACGGGTGCAGGTACCACTGCTGACATTTCGGGTGGCACAGCAACCACAAGCCCCTCAACCACAATCACAGGTACAGCACCAACCACATTGGTCACGTATCTTCCACCAAGTTCGGCTACTTTGACCAATTCGTGGGGAACACCCACAATTGCTGCCAGCGTAGCCTAATTGGCAAACTCAAACAGGGCAAAAGGTAGACTTTTGCCCTTTTTTCTTTTATAATTGTACAATGAATACTGACACATTAATTGCTCATGCACGAGCACGTTTTGATCATGTGGCCGCCCGCCGCGTGTTGAAAGAAAAATACGAGGCCAAGATGTTATTTGCGCATGCCGGCGGCATGTGGCGAGCCGGACCTGACTTGCAATGCACTTTGCTCAGTTGTGCCCAAGACAAGGATGTTGTACTACTGGACTTGTATGAAACTCCTGTGCGGGTAAATGTTCCTGAACTGTTTGCTCGGGCACATGGTCACTGGCAAGAGCAAATGAACGCTTGGCTAGTAGAATATGATGAGCAAAGTAAGAAACGATGACCACAGGCGCATTGATATTTGCGTTTGACAATGAACAAACCGACTACGTTGCTATGGCTGGCTGGAGTGCTCGAAGAATTCGTAGGCACCTCAAGATCCCTACAGCCATTGTCACGGACGCAGACCCAACAGATCGACGATTGGCTGCCGCAGATCAAGTCATTAATGCGACGCCAGTTTCCGGAGGAACACGTTGGTTTGAGGATTATCAAGCGACTGTGTCGTGGCACAACGCAGGTAGAACTGATTCATATCAACTTACGCCTTGGGATCAAACCTTAGTACTAGACGCTGACTATGTGGTGTGTGGCAATGAGTTAAAGACTGTGATTGACAGTCCGCAAGACTTTATGTGTCACAGATATGCTTGGGATATGACCAGCATGAATGATTTTGATGGTCTTGACTATTTTGGCCATAATCGCATGCCTATGTGGTGGGCCACTGTGATGATGTTTCGCAAGAGCAATACAGCACAATACATCTTTGATTGCATGGGTATGATACGTGCAAACTGGCGCCACTATAAAGACTTGTATCATATCGCAGGCCCTACCTATCGTAACGACTATGCTCTCAGCATTGCATTGGGTATTGTAAGCGGGCATACACTACAAGTAGACAACATACCATTTGGCCTGGCTAGTGTCATGCCCGAGCACCGTCTTACACAACTCGACACAGACTACTTTGAAATTGGATACACAGGATTGGACAAGAAACCCAAAACCATGGCATGGCATGGCATGGACTTTCATGCCATGGGCAAAAAGCATCTAGGAGATATCATTGCCAATACTTGCTGAACGTGGCTATCTTATACCGGCCATCGATACAGAATCAGTAAACTATGTGGCTTGTGCTGAACAGTTGGCAGCAAGCATACGCCAACACCATCCTGAAGCCAACATAACCATACTCACCAGAGAAATGTTGCCCAATGGCGACCAAGGTGGGTTTGCCAATGATTGGCAATGCTTTGCGGCCAGTCCCTACAGGCAAACTATCAAACTAGAAGCAGACATGGTCATAGCCAGTTCAATCGATCACTGGTGGACTATGTTTGAACATCGAGACCTTGTGATATCTACAGGTGCTAGAGATTTTTATGACCAACCTGCTGCCAGTAGATACTACAGAAAAGTGTTTGACGCTAACCATTTGCCCGATGTTTACAATGCCATAACCTACTGGCGTGTGAGTCAAACAGCACAGGAGTTCTTTCGCTTGGTGCGCAACATCTTTGAGAACTGGACTGAATATCGAACATTACTAAAGTTTCCAGATGATGTGCCGTCTACAGATTTAGTGTATGCAATGGCCGCACAGATCATTGGGCCAGAACTGGTCACTATGCCGTTTGCTTCGTATCCAAAAATTGTGCATATGAAACGCCACATGATCGCAACTCATACATCAAATTGGACAAATGAACTAGTATGGGAAAGCAACCCATTAAGATTCAACACAGTAGCACAATGGGGTGCAGTTCATTATCACGTGAAGGACTGGCGCAGTGAATGACGAAGAATTTTTAGACTTTTGGAAAAACATCAAATGGCCTGAAATCAAGCCTGTTTATCTAAGACTTTACTATGATGATTCAGGACTGCCATTGTTTTATAGCCACGAAGATCAGCCCGGTAAGTACATCGACGTTACTCCAGAACAGTTTGCATTAAGAGACCTGCAAGTGCGTGTAGTCGATGGCGTGTTAAAACCACGCAAGCGACCAGTACCGCCAAAATTGGTACCTAGTGACACTGGAACACCATGCCACCCTACTGATGTTGCTGTTGTTGTGAGCGCACAAGAAGAACACCAACGATGGAAGTTAAAACTACATGAGCAAGATTGACATAGCAGATTTAGACTGTATTTACCTATCATATGACGAACCACAAAAAGAAGAATTTTGGATCCGGATCAAAAATATGGTTCCTTGGGCCCGACGAGTTGATGGCGTACACGGATCTGACGCGGCACACAAAGCAGCCGCTGATGCAAGTGATACAGAAAGATTTATTCTCATTGATGGCGACAACTTACCCGATCCGGCATTTTTTAATCAAACACTGGATTTTCCTACTAGTGATTATGAGCAGGCTGTGTTTAGATGGCGAGCACGTAATCATGTCAATGGATTGATGTATGGCAATGGTGGCCTCTCATCGTGGACCCGAACACATGTAAAAAACATGCGCACACATGAAAATACAGATGGTGCAACAGAAACACAGATAGAGTTTTGTTTTGATCCGCTATACTGGGCCATGAACGATTGTTATAGTATAACATATCCCAATGGATCGGCTTTTCATGCTTGGCGTGCCGGATTCCGTGAAGGCGTCAAGATGTGTTTGAATCGAGGGGCAAGACCCAGTGTAGCAGAGTTTCGTGATCGTGTGCATCAACGCAATTTAGATCATCTCACAATCTGGCACAATGTGGGCGGTGATGTAGACTATGGATACTGGTCAATTGCTGGTGCACGTCAAGGCACTTACATGACCATGCTAACAAACTGGGATTACTTACAGGTACAAAACTTTACAGCCTTGGCAGAATTGTTTGAAACTGTGAGAAACGATCAACCTGAAATCATAGCCAACCGACTGGCAGATGACTTGGCTACACAATTGGATCTGCCCATGCACATGCTCACAGCAGAGGCCAGCAGATTCTTCAAGCATCACTATCGTAGCAACTGGCACAATCAGGGTGTCATGGTTAGAGAGATAGATGTGATTAGAGGCCAGGAAGGATGGTAAATTTTTTAGTTTGCGGAGATATAGGAGCCGCATCAAATCTAGTAAAAAATATCATTCTATTAAGTAATGATGTTTATTGGCCATTTGCAGAACCAAGACTTGAAAAAATTTTAAAGCAATATCCAGAAAGATTGAAATCAAATAAACAGGAATGGATTTTTTTAGAGAGTAAAATAGGGAATTACAAAGAATATTATGGAATCGATCTGAGTCACGAACTTGACTGGGAACAATATGAGAAAAACGTTCGTCCAGCAGACAAACCGATTGTTTTTATCAATCACAGTTTTGTTTATGATCTGGATAATTTTTATTCCTTTCTGAGAAAGATGCCTAGCCTTATTGTTATGCCAATCACTGATTTTGGGTTAGAATGGCAAATTAGAGCATACTGTGAAAAAAAAGGCGTAGAAATCATGCATAATTTTACATTTGAAACTGATATTGAAGAACAAAAAACTAATTTTATAAAAACTTACGGATTAGGCGCATGGTGTAAAGAAAATATAAAAAATTTAAAATGCATAGTTGAAAATCGACGCAATCATATTGTCAAAAATATAGATCAAAACCATATTATTCCATTAGAATGGCTAATAGAAGGTAATGATACTAGTGTGGTTGGTAAATTACAAAATTATTTTGACGTACATATAGATAAAAAAGAAGCGTTTAACGTATTACAAACATGGAGAGGTTTACACTGGCCTTTGAATGACACTCTAAATTGGGAATATGCATGAATATGGTTGAAGAATTTGAATTACAATTGTCACAGTTTTTTGGGGCGCCTTATGCTGTTGCCACAGATTCTTGTACACATGCAATTGAACTTGCTCTGCGTTACACAAAAGATAACAACGTTACATGCCCTGCTAGAACATACATTTCTATTCCGTTTACTTTTGAAAAATTAGGATTAAGTTGGTCGTTCGTTGATACAAATTGGGCTGGGTATTACTATATAGGGAATACCAAAATTATAGATGCAGCCACATACTGGCAACAAGATGGGTATGTGTCCAATACTTTTATGTGTTTGAGTTTTCAATATAAGAAACATCTAAATCTCATACGCGGGGGCGCAATATTGCTAGACAATTACAATGATTACATTGTTCTCAAAAAAATGACTCATGATGGTCGCATTCCAATTCAACCCTGGAAAGAACAAAACATTGACACAATTGGATATCATTACTACATGACCATTGACACAGCAAAAATGGGACTTGAAAAATTACCCCAAGCATGTGCCACAAAAGCAAGGGTATGGACCCAGGATGAGTATCCCTACTTGCCAGAAATGCCAGTATTTAAATGATATCATTATTAACCAACGATGGCAAAATCAGGGCCACAGATCAATTTATTTTAGACGTAGTGTATGAGATACAAACCACTGGACAGGCACATATCAACACCATGTCAGAAGGGCCTTGTTGTGAACATGTGGGATTATATTGCCTGATTGATAAGATTTGTAAAAAATTCAATTTTGATCATGGTTGTATTCATATCTACACCTCCAATATGTTGGAATCACATACAAAATATCATATTCATAAAGATTTCAATTTTTGGGAACTAGAAAGATCAATTATTAACAGTAAACAATTTCCAAATTTTGAAAAAAAGTTTGATTCGGATTTCAAACATTTTGCAAATTTTATAGGTCATAGTAACAAATATCGACTGCAAACCAGTAGTTTATTAAAATCTCAATATTCAGACAAAACACTACAAAGTTATCACTGTAAAGTAACTGAGGAGTACCATAGAGAATACATAGGTCTTGAAGATCTCATGTTCATTGGGGTCACAGAATCTATGCTAGATACTGCATACAATCATATCAAACATGCCCCCATTGAATTGGATAAGATTACAACTTTTCCTATACTTCAACCAACAAACATAAACTTACTCAAATATTATCCAAAGTTTTTTCTTGAAATAGTCAACCTTACATTTTTTTCAGGAACAACCTTTTATATAGACGAAAAAGTATGGCGGCCTACTCTGGCGCTCACCCCTATTATGATACAAGGACCGAGCAATTGGATTAAAAATTTCAGACGGATAGGATTCAAAACATTTCATCAGTGGTGGGATGAAGGCTACAGCGAAGACCCAGACGGTTGTCAAGTGTCTTGCATTTTTGACAATTTAGAACATTTGAGCAAGTTGTCCTTGGGGGAATTACAGTCAATGTATCAAGATATGTTGCCCACATTGAGACATAACAGAGACTTATTACTAGATTTAACCAAGCAAGATATAGAAAGAGTTTTTGATGCTTGAAAAAAACAACATTGACAAAAATTCCAAATCAGAATTTATGCATCAAGCAGAACAAATGAAAGATCAACTGGGTCCAGCACTGTGCCTGGCCAAATGGAAGCAAGTCTCTTTACATTTGCCCACTGGACTCAACAACTCCTGTTATCATCCTCCGCTACACATGATAGATCCAGAAGCAATAAAAACCAACCCTGCGGCTTTGCACAACACTTGGCACAAAAAAGCACAGCGGAAAATAATGCTTCAGCAGGAGCGTCCTACAGAATGTTCATATTGCTGGAACATGGAAGATCAAGGCAAACTATCGGACAGACACTATCGTTCGGGCGAGCCTTGGGCCGCGGTAGACTTTGAACGGATAAAGAACTCAACCGGAGATGAAGATGATATTATTCCATCCTACGTGGAAGTCAACTTCAACAATGCTTGCAATCTTAAATGTAGTTATTGTAGTCCTCAATTTAGCAGTTCATGGGCTGATGAAGTACAACGACACGGTGCTTTTCCCACCCTTGTTCCTCACAATGATCCGGCACACTTTACTGCTTCTCGACGACCAATACCTGCCCGAGAGTCTAATCCCTACGTCGATGCCTTTTGGCAGTGGTGGCCGACACTGTATCCCGAACTAGAGCATTTTAGAATGACTGGCGGTGAGCCACTCATGGACCGGAACACCTATCGAGTATTTGATTATATCATGGCCAATCCTAGTAAAAAACTGCATTTAAATGTAACATCAAACTTCTCAGTAGAGCCTGAACTGTTCAAACGCTACTTAGATTCAGTTAAACAAATCTGCGATGGTCGTATAGAACACTTCATGCAATATGTAAGCGTGGATTCAGGAATACCCGCGCAGGCTGAATACATACGCCACGGACTTGACTACATGCGAATGTTCCACAACGTTGATCGTTATTTGACAGAAGTTCCTGCTTATAACAGTCTTACATTTATCATTACCATGAACAATCTTTCAGTTACAGGATTAAAATCTTTGCTGGGTTGGATATTGTTTTTAAGAAGAACACACAGTAGAACCTATCAACGCATATGGTTTGATACTCCTGTGCTACGCACACCCACATGGCAGAGTTTGCAAATCTTGCCTGCAAGTTATATTGCCAAGTTAGAAGAAGTCAAACAATTTATGTTAGAACACCTGGAAGATCCCAGATATCCGCATCAAGGATTCAAGGACTATGAAGTTGCCCGCTTGGACCGAGACATTGCCTGGATGCGTAGTGCTCAAAATCAGGATCATTCCGAGGCACGTGCAGACTTTTACAGATTCTTTGCAGAACATGACCGTCGACGCGGCACAGACTTTTTACAAACATTTCCTGAAATGCGATCTTGGTGGGAAGAATGTCAGTATCATGCTAGGTAACCACAGTCTGGTATGCGACACTTCCTGTGAGATATATGCGGAAATACAACATCTAGTGGATGATACATTTTGGGATTTTGAACAGTACGAACCCAGACCCAATGACGTTGTTGTACTGGCCAGACAAACTGTGAACCGATATGCAGATCGGGTAAAACAACTTAGCAACATTTGTTTGCCTGTATTGGCCAATCCTTCAGAAGGTTCGCAAACACTCAAACTGCAATGCCAACGTCTGGGATTGATAGATTTGATTCAACAAAAGCGATTGCTGTTGGTAGGATGTGGAGACATGGAGCCTGAACTCAACTGCATGGTCTACGACCATTATGCTTATCGAGCAACCTGTTATGAAAGCAATCGTGAACAAGGCACCCGCGCAGATGAAATCTACAGTAAGTTTCACAAACCCTACAAGTTCTTGTTTCTAAATGGGCGCACAAGACCACATAGAAAATACATGATAGAGCGCATGCGTGATGCTGGCCTGTTGGATCACGCACTCTGGACTAATCTGGACACCACTCCTGTATACCATCACACTTATTCAACAGACCTATTTGAAAGACCCAGCGAGATACGATTATTACCCACAGAATACGAAGTAGAACAATTCCGCGCAGGGCAGAAAGATCGGTATCAACATGCTTTCGTCAAACACGAATTGTTTGACAACACCTGGGGTGACGTGTACATCCGTGCTGAACCTTATATAGATACCTATTTCAGTTTGGTGTCAGAAACTGTGTTTGATTATCCTTACAGCCTGCGCAGTGAAAAGATCTACAAACCCATAGCCATGGGCCATCCGTTTGTGGCAGTGGCCAATTGCGGTTTTTATCGCGACTTACATAATGCAGGATTCCAGACATTCGGTCACTTGATTGACGAATCATTTGATCTAATAGCCAACAATCAAGATCGGTTAGACAGGATAGCACAAGTGGTACAAGACCTGTGTGACAGCAATCTGGAGGAATTTCTGGTTGCAAGTCGGGCCGTAACTAAGTATAATCAACAACACTTGGCGGCAGAAGGAATCCGAATCTTTCAAGAATTTCCTGACCGCTTTGTTAATTTTATCCAAAGCAATTTGTGAACGATTTAGAATTCAAACACACAGTATTAGACACGTTGAGTGAAAGTTTTTGTGCAGCCAAGTGGTACAATGCGACTATTTGGTTAGGCTCTGGTATGACCACAAGTTGTCACCACCCTCCAGCCCATTTGGTGGACATTGATCGAGTTCGCGCCAACCCTAGGCTGTTGCACAACACTGATCAAAAGAAAGAAGATCGTCGCAAGATGATCATCGGAGAACGTCCCGCAGGCTGTGAATACTGTTGGAAAATTGAAGACATGGGTCGCGATGCTGTGAGTGATCGTGTGTATAAGAGTAAGATATACCCTATAGAGGCATTGCATGAGGCTAGAAATACACTACCCACTGAAGACGTCAATCTCCGTACCTTGGAAATTGCTTTCGATCGTACTTGTCAGTTTGCTTGTAGTTACTGTAACCCTGCATTTAGCACAACTTGGGTTCGAGACATACGCAATAACGGACCCTATCGCAACCTGGTCAGTGATGGTCGTAACCACTTTACTCACACTCATGACAACTCTCAGTTGTTTAAGATCACGGAGGATAATGCCTACATTAGCGCATTTTTTGCATGGTGGGAGTCAGATCTACATCGCACTCTTACAGAACTTAGAATCACCGGAGGAGAGCCCCTCATGTCCGCCCACACCTGGCGACTCATTGATTGGTTTCGAGATAATCAGGGCAAGAGTAGCACACGCTTGGCTATCAACAGTAACCTGGGTACCGACGTTGACATTGACCGATTGCTTGACAGCACACAAGGAATGGTAATCGATTTATACACGTCAAATGAGGCGATCTCCACTCAAGCAGAGTATATCCGTGACGGACTGGTCTGGGACGACTGGGCCAACAACGTAGAAAGACTACTAGACTCAGGGCAGTTCCGTGGCATACATGTGATGTGTACCATTAATGCATTATGTTTGACTACCTTGGATCAATTGTTAGAGTGCATAATGAATTGGAAACTAGAATATGGCCGAGATGCGGTTTCGTTTACATTGAACATTCTACGATTTCCTAGTTTCCAATCGCCACTGGTGCTACCTGATGCCCAACGCACAGTATATAGACAACGCTTGGAGACATGGCTAGAGCACTGGGTTGACAGTGATATCATTCACGAACACGAAGTCAATCACACACAACGCTTGATTGATTATTTGGATGTGGTCAAAACTCCTCATTCTGAAGCATTTGAAATGCCCCGACTGTTAAATGATTTCCGACAGTTCTACACACAGTATGATCAACGTAGATCAAAAGACTTTGGCGCTGCCTTCCCCGAACTAAAAGAATGGTATGACGCAATACCGGTATAACTCCACAGATCTAGTACGTGCCACAGAACTAACAGAACGTGAGCGTTTCTTATTAGAAGATTCAAAGACCTTTTGTATCTATCCCTGGATCCATTTACACGCTTACCCTACAGGTGAAGCATATCCCTGTTGCCATGCCGAAATGAAGCCCGGTGTGGTGGGCAATTGTAGAACTCATACGCTTGAAGAAATATGGACTGGTGAGCCTATGAAACGTCTACGTGCAGATATGCTGAGCGAAACTCCACACGCAGCCTGCACACGCTGTTATGAGCAAGAAGAATCGGGATTCTTTTCAGGACGCAGATCAGCCAACAAACATCACGGACATCAGATAAAAAAATTGGATGAGAACCCTTTTGAAATGACTTATTGGGATATTCGATTCAGTAACTTATGTAACTTAAAATGCAGATCGTGTGGGCATATCTTTAGTAGTCAGTGGTATCAAGACCAGGCAAAACTGGCCGGGCCAGGATGGAAAGATCGCAATAGTGTATTAAACTATGCAGGACGCACAGAGACAGACATGTGGACGCAACTGGAGCCCCATTTGGATTACGTGGAGCAGATATACTTTGCTGGTGGTGAACCCTTGTTGATGGAAGAACACTATAACATTCTTGAAGAACTTGTAAAAAGAAAACGTTTTGACGTGCGTTTAATATACAATACCAACTTCACGCACACAGACTTGAAAGGCCGTAGCGTATTTGAATACTGGCAACAGTTTGACTCAGTGGCAGTGGGCGCCAGTTTAGATGGCATGGGTCATCCTGCCGAATACATACGCAAAGGTACCAATTGGTATGATGTTGTGCAAAATCGTCACCGAATGATTGCAATGTGTCCCCAGGTAGACTTTTATATCTCACCCACACTAAGCATATTAAATGCTTGGCACTTGCCAGAATTTCACAAGGAGTGGTGTGCCGCTGGACTAATTCAACCGCAAGATTTAAATGTAAATATTTTACAAGATCCTGCATATTATAGAATAGATATTGCCCCTGCAGAGTACAAAGAAAGATTAGAAGAAAAGTATCGCAAGCATCTGTCCTGGATGAGTGATAGAGACTCATTGGGCCGTGCCACACAAGGATTTGAATCTGCTATTGCCTTTATGAATGCCACAGACAACACCCAGTTGATTGATACATTCTGGCGCCGAACACACGGGTTAGATGAAATTAGAAATGAATCCTGGCAACATGCATTGCCTGAATTGGTAGCATTAAAATGAATTTACCGTCTGACAAATTTTGTGTTTTGCCCTGGGTTAGTCTAGAGGCGACGCCTATAGGTACTGTGCGTCCGTGTTGTCTTGCTGACGATGAAATAGTAGATAGTAATAGTGTTAAATTTAACTTGAAGTCTGCTGATTTTAAAGATATTCAAAACAGTGAATACATGTATCAACTGCGACAAGCATTTTTAGCAGGTCAACAGCCACACACTTGCCGCAAATGCTGGGAAGAGGAGGATGCTGGTCGCACTAGTAAGCGTATGCATACACTAGATAGACTCAAACACATGGGCATCACATCAGGATGGACTCAAGATGCTAAACCACTTATGTTTTTGGATCTTAAACTAGGTAACATCTGCAACTTGAAATGTCGTATATGTGGATCTTGGTCTAGCAGTAGTTTTGCTGTGGAAGAAATCGCAACTTCAGTAGAAGAGCACAGTAAAACAAGTTTCCCCTATCAAATGTTAAAGGCTGGGCGCTGGCCTAGAGAGAATAAACAATTTTGGAATCAAATTGATTCGGTGTTAAATGATATTCGTTACATCGAATTTACTGGTGGCGAACCATTTATGATTGAAGAACACTTTGCGATGTTACGAGGCATAGTGGACCGTGGTATTGCATCACAAGTAGAAATACACTACAACACCAATGGCACACAATGGCCAGAACAAGCAGAGCATATTTGGAAACATTTCAAAACAGTAGAGATTGCATTTTCAATTGATGACCTCTGTGAAAGATTTGAATATCAGCGTACAGGTGCTAAATGGGCAGATGTACAACGAAATCTTGAACTGTTTCGTCAAATGCGCCAGCAGTATAGTAACATTCAATTGCAATGTTGCTCTACAGTAAACATTTTCAATGTGCGTTATATTGATCAACTGGCACACTGGATCAGTGTACAGGGTTTTGATTTTGTGTACTGGAATATCATGCACGATGCTTGGTATTTCTCAATCGGGTGCTTGCCCGATACTACCAAGCAAGCCATTGCTGAACATTTACTCAATGCACACACTGGTTATCAAAAAGATTTTGAGGGTATTGTGGATTTTATGATGCGTGGCAAGTCAACTGATGGAAAAGAAACATTAAGCCAAATACAAAAAATTGATCAACGCCGCAATCAAGATTTCACAAATGTTGCACCTGAAATGGCTAAATTATTAAACTATGTCTAAGATAAAAATGATACTGAGACCAAATGAATTCTCAAGTTTCACCAGTTGTTATCTTGAAGAATTTTGGAAACAATACTTTGATATCGAATGGTTTGATACAGACAAATTCTATCATGCTGATTCAACACTCTTTGTGGTATGGCATTGTAATGCCAATGACAGTTATAGTCAAAATTTAAAAAGTTTAGGATATAAAGTTGTTATTGACAATCTATGGGAACAATCTGATAAAGAATTTAAAAATAATTATTATGAATTAACAAACAATCAATGGTTTTGGTACAATGAAAGTTTATGGTGGCAATTTTTGGGCTATCACAATTATATTCCTAAGAAAAACTATAAAAAAAAGTCTCTCATGACAATAAATCGTGCAAAGACAGAAAGAGACATTATAATTGATCGGCTAGGGACAAGACTAGAAAATTTCATATGGAGTTACAAAGACAAACGACTTCCTGATGATGTATCTTGCGATGATCCAAACTATCAACGTTTTTTCAATCCAGATTGGTATGACACCACCTGGATGAGTTTGGTCATTGAATCAAGCATTAATCCGGAACGTTGCAGTTTCCTAACCGAAAAAACTTATAAACCTTGTGCCTATTATCATCCGTTTGTTGTCTTAGGCAGCGCAGGAATGTTGCAAACAATAAAAAGTCAAGGATTTGAAACATTTGATAATTTGTTTGATGAATCCTATGATAAACTTGAGTCTTTTGATCAACGTTTATCATTGATACTTGATGTTATCGACTCTGTTCAGATAGACCATTATGATATACTTACACTTCAAAAATTGACACATAATCACAACCATTTTTTCGATCAAAAATTAGTAAAACAACGTATTATAAATGAAATTGTAGAACCATTGTTAGAATATGCAGAAACCTAACAATCTCTGCCTAGCGCCCTGGGTGCATACATATTTAAGTCCGCAAACAGAACGACGTATGTGCTGTGCATCTCGGGAACCTGCGCAAAACTTTGAGCAGTATATAGACACAGCCCGGGGCACAGGGCAATACATTCCCATCACACTTGAACAGCATTGGAATTCAGAACACATGAAAAGCGTTAGGCGCAGAATGATGGCCGGGGAAAAACTACCAGAATGCGAGGTATGCAATGACCGACTGCTCAACACCGATGTCTATAGGACCTACTTCGATCATTTATTCGGACACAAGATCAAAGAAGTTTACAATAACACTAATGCGGATGGCTCTACAACTATGGTACCTGTGTCGTGGGATTATAGGTTTTCAAATCTATGCAATTTCCGATGCAGAACCTGCGGAGACATGCTTTCAAGCGCCTGGGAAAGTGAAGAAAAAACTCATGACATGGTTGATTGGCACGATCCAAAAAATCATTGGATGCGAGCAGATATACGTGGCAAGATCGCACACTTTCAGGAGAATCAGGTTGAAGCCGAGTTTTCTGCCGCCGTTGAAGGACACCGTGTTGAAGAGGTATATTGGGTTGGCGGAGAGCCGCTAATGTATGAACAGCACTGGCGTTACATGAAACGAATCGTGGAATTAGGAGATGGACCTCGTTTATATGCTCGATACAATACTAATTTGAGTCGAATTAATTATCGAGGCCTGGATCTTTTTGGCGATATCCTCAGTCATGTACGAGATTGGCAAATATGTGCTAGTCTGGATGGATTAGACAAAATCGGGGAATATATTCGTACAGGACTGAATTATGAACAGTTCTGTAGTAATTTTGAACACGGCTTACAGTACGCCAAACACCCTAGACAAATGCGTCTTGATTTTACCCTCACTCTCCCTGGAATGTTTGAAACAGATGCAATGGAAAACCTGGCACACAAGTATGGGGTACAACTGTTGGCCAAGGTCATATTCAGTTTCTCCCCAGATATAATCTTGAGTCCTTTGGCACTGCCTAGGCATTTGTTGGACCCTTGGATTGACGAACTAGCAGGCCGCTCCGCAGGTGCCATGCGTGATGTACTGCTACAATTAAAAACCCGGCCCACGTTTGCGGAACAGTGGCCTGATCAATATCAGGAGGGACTGCGTCGAGGCAAGGCTCGTGTGCTCAAACTAGAACAAATAAGAACACAATCAGTGACCTTGACAGATATATTAAGTCAACGCCCTGAAGTGGCAGAGTGGTGGATGAAAATTGCTTGATTTGATTGAAATAGACCTACGGAGTGCCGAAAATCAAATTTTTACGGTATACATAAATGTTGAAGACAACAGTCTCAGCCGTAAATGGCTTGCGGCATTGAATAATATTATTGATCAACAATTACACCTAGAAAAAAATTACTGTTGGTTGGGCTGGGCCGAAAGTGCTCGCAATCCAGAATATTTGTGTACTCAAATCAATAGATCAATCCATGCTATAAATTCAAGCAACTTAAATTATAAAATACAAGATTTCTTCTCACCTGCCAACAGCATAGACAGTCAAGGCAGAACCAACCACCAACATCTTAATCAACTACATCGTTATTTTGAAGATTTACAAGGCACAGCAGGGGCTATGAGTCCTTATTATTCTCAAGCAGATGATTCCACACGCTGGCACATTAGACAATTGAATTTGTTATGCCACGAGTTTGAAAGCCTGGTACTCAGTATACGTAAGGCACAAACAGCACCCGAATGGCGTAGACCTAGTCAACTCATGTGCTGGCTTAATGCTCCACGATTTGAGTTGGAAGAATCAGATTTAGAATTGTTTGGTATAGAAACAATCAATAGAAAATTGGGTGGTGTATATGTAGGTGTAAATAAAGCAGTGGGCAAGCACCATTGGGAGGTATTTCAAGATGAGGGCAGGGACTCAAGGATTTCAGAATTGGTTACCTCAGGATTACGTACTCAGACTCAAGCGGCTGCTGATTTTGATATTGAATGGGCCCGTGATCCCGGTGCTTACTCCTGGCAAATCCGACAGTTGGCCGAATTTCGAACGTGGCTTGAACGGAATGGATTCAACCCAGATGACCCAGGTCTTACAATCGGCCACCCTCAAATCGGGCAAGTTGATCTCAAAAGGACGTTTGGTACAGAAGACTGGCAAATAATATATTCGCAATTGAGTCAGCACCAGGATGTGTATAAAGTGCGTACCGGCACAACCAGGGCTACATATGACTATCGCTGGAGTGATCCAGACTATGATATACTTCAAATTAGGAATTTAACATGAATTGGATTCAAAGACTTTGGAATCGTATTACACTAGAAATACGGTATAGAAAAAAATTAAAAGAACTCCGCAAACGCGATCCATTTATCTACAAATGAATATCCTGGGTATTTCGGCAGGCTTTCACGATGCAGCCGCCACGGTCATAAGTCCCAATGGTGAGATCTTATTTGCCGCGCATTCAGAACGGTATAGTAAAATAAAAAACGATGCTGAAATTGCATCTGAATTAGTAATAGACTTATACGGACGAGAAATAGACACAATTGCCTACTATGAGCGCCCTTGGTCAAAACAACTGCGACAACTGTATGCAGGTCAAAACATTGACTGGGATAAACTGTCAGTCACATCAATATTAAAAAAACAATTGCCTGGATTGGTCACTTGTGATAAGAAAATAAAAAACTACAATCATCATCTAAGCCATGCAGCCGCAGGTTTTCAAACTTCGCCGTTTGAACGTGCCACTGTAGTAGTGGTTGACGCCATTGGTGAATGGGACACTATAAGTATATGGGGTGCCGAATACAATCAGTCGGGCCGTGCGCAGTATCGTAGATTATGGCGGCAAGTTTATCCACATTCAATTGGTTTGTTTTACAGTGCAGTGACTAAGCGTATTGGTCTGCATCCAATGGATGAAGAGTACATCACCATGGGCATGGCTGCCTTTGGCCGTAACACGTGGTACCAAGACATGCGTGAACACGTGATTGAGGACGAGCGTAATTTACAATTAAAAAAGAATTTTCACACAGGCATGGACCCTGAATTTTTACAGCATTCCAGTGAAGAAAATATTGCGGCAGCGGCACAGTTGGTCGCAGAAGATCTTATACGTCAGGTCATGATTCGTGCTAGAAAATTAGATTTTAGTGCAAACTTGGTATATATGGGTGGAGTGGCTTTGAACTGCACTGCAAATCGTTTTTTGGGAGAGTACTTTGAGAATATTTGGATTATGCCTTGCCCTGGTGATGCTGGTAGTAGCCTTGGTGCTGCCGCTTTGGCTCTTGGATATAGAATTAACTGGACAAACGCTTTTTTGGGGTATGACATTCCTGGCCCTTATCCCGTTAATGGCCTTTTGGATCGGCTTCTTACTGAACGAATTGTGGGAGTCGCCTCAGGACGTGCCGAGTTCGGCCCCCGCGCACTCGGAAACCGTAGCCTCCTTGCAGACCCTAGAGGCCGCGAGATCAAGGAGAAAGTAAATGAAATCAAACGCAGACAACAGTTTAGACCTTTTGCCCCGGTCATACTGGCTGAGGTGGCTGATGACTATTTTGATATGCCAGCCGGTTGGCATCATAGTCCTTATATGCAGTCAGTCGCTCGTTGTCGCCAGCCTAGCCTTACTCCTGCTGTATGTCATGTTGATGGCACCAGCCGAGTACAAACTGTGGCGCAGGACGGTTCAGGAATCCGACAACTGCTTGAAAAGTGGTACGTGTTGACTGGCTGTCCCATGTTGCTGAACACTTCGCTAAACATACGCGGCGAACCCATGGTCAATGATCGAGCAGACGCTGATCGTTTTGAAAAATTATATGGTGTAAAGGTTTGTAGTTAATACGATCAACCACTACTTTAAGCCTGTGTCGCATGCCTGCTACAAAAACTTGATAGTTATGAACAATCTCAGGTTCAAGTTGTTGATAGATTGAGTGTAATTCTGACAAAGGCTTGGTGCACAAACTCTTTGTCATCGCCAACACAGCCTCAAATCTTTCTTGATTGTTTTCTATCGAATCATAGTGTTCATCTATCACACGCCCAAATGTCTGGTACCCTAGTTCACGCAAGTGTGCCATGTGGTGACTACTACTAACCACAATAAAAAATTGATTGTTGAATATGGGTTTGAATGTTTTTTCTGTTATAAACTGTCCGCCTGAATCATCAACATCAATCATGGTTTCTAACACAATATTGAAGTAACTGTCTTCATAAAGGTTGGTCATGTTGACGGCATAGTTGTTGTGTGCATCTAAATCTAGTTCATCCGCATGAAATGGTCCGGCTGCTATAAATTGATTAACTTGATGTTGTTTATGAGCAAGATAACTATTGCGTAATGCACAATTAAAATAATCGTCTTCGCCGCCTAGCAAATACTGAGTATAACTGAAGTAACCATTCTTGTGTAACCCATCTGCCCATAGTTCGCTCATGAATACCTTACGCCAAAGTTTGTCTATTCTACACAGTCCAGTAAATGCACGTGATCTAGGCCGCAGATGATATTTGGCGCCTGCTGATAAATTTACAGTACGCCAATACATAAATTCCAGTTCAGGCCAATAAACGCATCCCTGTATTGAATCTGCAGAACTATTGCCACTAATCAGCCAAACCATGTCAGGTTCTATTGCATGGTCAGCACACAGTTGATTGATTCTTGCTCTTATCTTGGCAGGATTATCGCCTTCGTGATATGTAAACACCAACAACATGTGTTTTTGTTGTATGCGTGTGTATGCGGCAGGACTTATCCTGCCTATATAGTCTACTGAAAAATCAAACCAACCTAGTACCACTGGGTACCAGGCGCCTAAGGGTGCATCGGCAGTGGCTGCCACCTGCATAGGTATTCCGCACTCATGCAGATAATAGATGATTCTAGGATAGTCTAACCTATAACCATCCATTTGTTCAATTGAATGATGTTGCTCCAATGGAATGCCATTGGGCATGGGTCTACCTGACACAGGGTCTCTATGATCAATTGCTATGCACACCATGTTTTAATTTGTTCCAACATGTTTACAAGTTCTTTCCAAAGTACATCGGCAAAATTTCCACGATAAAAATGATTCCAGTTGTGTTCTATAATTGGCCATGTTTGTTCGAATAACTCTTGTTTTTGTTTTTCTGACAACTGATCTATGCTCTTTAATAAATCAGCGACTTTTTCTGCCCGACGAATATCATCTGTTTCCTTATCATAACTTTCGTCCCAGATGTTGCCAAAAGTTTTAAATCCGTAACTGCGCAAGTATTCCAAACTTCCTGCAGTACCTGATAATACAAAGGGCATGCCCAGTGCAATTGGTTTAAATGTTTTTTCAGTTAGATGTAGTCTACGTCCTACATAAACAGTTTCGCTCACGTGATAGATAAGACTTTCGGCACAGATGTCAAATTGATCCAACCAACAACTACTCATCCGTGGAGAATCTTCATTAGGAAAATGTTTAGGCAATTCTATACCACTGATTACATCTACAATGTCAGGATATTGTTGTTCATAATATTTTGCAATATCAATAATGGATGTATTCTCTACAGGGCATACTGCACTGGCACTGATCCAATTGTTCATGAGCCCTAGACGTTGAAAGTGGTATAGCATCAGTACTCGATGTTGTCTTTTGCCCCCAATGATTCGATTGGCACTGAAAAATGTCTTTTTAATTTTCCGTTCGGTCCAAGGAGTAATCAAAAATGTTCTATCGTATCCGCGATACCAATCTAATGCGGCCCAACCATGAAAAAAATAATACAAAGATTTCCAATTGTAATGTTTACAAACACGTTCCACTGTCTCACTGTTCTTTTCACTAGTCACTAGATACCCAATATCACCTGGCATGCTTTCGTAAATAGACAAAGTAGACCAAATAATATGATTAAATGTTGAGAGATGTATGTCTAAATGTATTGGCTCTTGGTCAAAAAAGAATATATAATTATGTTCATGTATATCTTCTCTTCCGTAATTCGAAATACTTTCAGGGTCACTACGACCAAAAGGGTCACAAAAAAACATTTTATAACCAGGGTGATGTTTATTGATCCAAGCCCAAAAAATATTGTCATAAATTTCGTCTATTCTAATCATGTTTGATGTATTTTATACTGGCACCAAGCCCAATGTATTTCCACATGAGAAGCAAGTGCAATCGATCGAGCAAGCACAAAAGCAAAGTCGCACGAGATATTTTTGGTGGATAAATTACTTATCGGACTATTCTGGGTTTGATTTTCTTTGGGAACCTGTGCCTTGGGAACGCAATCAAATGCATGTGTGGCCTAGTCAGCATCAGGCAAATGGTGGAACCGCACTGGTACCGCGTGAGTATGAGCAGGTGAATAGATCACACCCTATAGTGCCACGACGACTCAGTGTGCCACGCTTGCATATCAAACATGCCCTAAGTAGCCAAAATGCAGGTGATGTTAATGTTCGGTACGTTTCAGATTACTTGGGCACCATGCGTAGAGCCTTGAGTAAAGTCAAATGGGAATACTGTTGGGTTACTAGTGATGTTTGTGATTATGTTAACTTTGATTTCTCTTGGCACCCTAACGAATGGCAACAGGAAATGTTACATGTGTTTGCAAGCAATGAACAAAAGTTTGGAGATACGTTTTATGTACATGTGTCTAGTTTTTTGGAAAAGACCAAGAATTTAAAAGTATTAGAATGGTTTGAAACTCTAAACTTTATTGAGGATCGACCAATACCAAGACTGCCTTTGACTCAGGTCAAGTACACCGATGACAGTCTTGCTACAGCCGTATGGAATCATGAATTTGACACTCCATTGGTTGAGTTCTATCAAACTATAGCACTGGGCAATAACGTGCCTACAATAAGCCTATGGCAAGAGAGTACTAAAACAGTGATGCCTCTCAGTCAAGGAAATGCCACTGCTGTGGTGCCTAGAGAGTGTAAAAATTATATTAAAATACAGGTGTATGATTACCCACACATCAACAAAACCAAAATTACCTTAAACGAAACTCCAATTGATATTGTGTTTATATCTAATGGTGAAAACGAGGCTGAAACTAACTATCAACGACTCATGCAAAGCACCAAAGCCTGGTACAACAGTAGTCTTAATAAAATACATCAAGTGCAAAATGTCAATGGTCGTGTGGCAGCCTATCATGCGGCTGCTGAAGTCAGCACAACTCCGTGGTTCTTTGCTGTGTTTGCCAAACTTCAAGTTGACCAGAACTTTGATTGGTCGTGGCAGCCAGATCGTATGCAACAAGCCAAGCACTATATCTTTCATGCCAAGAATCCTGTGAATGGTTTAGTGTATGGACACCAAGCCATGATTGCCTACAATCGTCGCTTGACTCTGGCCAACACAGGACACGGACTAGACTTTACTCTTGATGATCCACACGAAGTTGTGCCCATTGTGTCAGGCACGGCCAACTACTACACAAGTTCATGGATGTGTTGGCGCACAGCGTTTCGAGAGGTGTTGAAATTACGAGCCAGTTTGCCTGATGTAGAAAACGAATATAGATTGAATCAATGGTTGACCAAAGACAATACTCCAAACCAGTGGAGTATTAAAGGGGCCCAGGATGCTATAGAATACTATGAATCAGTAAGTGGAGACTTTGAACAACTGAGAAAAAGTTATGAGTGGTCTTGGTTGGCCACTTATGCCTTGATCAAACGAGGTCTAACAACTGATCGATAACGTATTCTACCTCGAGATCTGATAACTCGGGGTAGATAGGTAAACTTAAACAGCGTCGGCTCAACGCACTTGCTGGACTCAGGAGATCCGGGCCAGTAAGATTTCGATACGCGGGTAGTTCGTGCAAAGGCTCAGCATAGTGAACTTTGGTTTCGATCTTGCGTATAGCAAGATTGCGTTGCACAACATCTCTGGAATCCACATCGATCACAAACTTATGATAACAATGCGTTGAAAAGTTAGTATCGTCGATTAGTGTACGTATGCCTGTGTTCTTTAATCGTTCAATCCAGTGACGGGCAATCTCAGCCCTGCGCTTCTGCCAGACATCTATATAACGTGTCTTGATCATCATTTGAGCACAATCTGTTTCACTCATTCTTGAATTTGACCCAGTTTGGTCATGTCGGGTATGCTTGCCGTTGTTTACCCAGTTTCTTGCATAGTCCAGCAAGTTTCTATCATCAGATACTATGGCACCACCATTGCCATAGTTGGCCAAGTTCTTGGTAGGGTCAAAACTGATGGCCGCGGCCCCACCTTGTCTTTTGCAGTCGTTGCTTAACCAGTGTTGGGCCGCATCTTCGATCAGCAAGGCTCGATTTTCAACTGGTGGCATGTCACGCAGGGCCGCGCCATACAAGCCCACAGCACACACAGCATGATAGTGTGTGTCCAAATCATTGACCATCTTTCTTACGTCAATCTGACCATAGTAGTCAGTATCTCCAATTATGACCGACCAACCTGCACGTAAAAAAGCATTAGCAGTGGCTGGGTATGTCAAGGCAGGAACAATCACTGTGGGAGGATTGACAAAGGCCAAGTCCAGATCGCGGTAGAATCCGGCTATGATTTCAAGTGCTTGTGTGCCCGAGTGGCAGGTCACAGCATAACTCACACGATTCTTTCGTGCTAGCCAGTTTTCAAATTCAGCAGTATAGTTGCCTCCCATGAGAACGCCTGAACGCAATACTTCATCGGTCACATCCAGAATTTCTGTTCTTAGGGTATTATACTGTTTTCTTAGACCAGTAAACGGGATAGTAAGGCCGGTAGTGGTCATTTGTTCCAGTAAGGCGATTCACTCAACCACTTGTAGTAATTTTGGAATCCTTGTTCTACATCTACTCGGGGATCAAAGCCCAGGATCACTCGTGCGCGATCAATACACAACGCACCACGACTAGGGAAGTCTGCATCTTTATCGCGTACTTCAATGGTGCCCTTGCCCACAATCTTAACAATCATTTCTGCTGCCTCTAACAAACTTACCGAATGCGATTTGGTAATATTATATGTACGATTTGCCGCCATAATTCTTGTTGCCGCCGCCACAATACCATCTGCCGCATCATCGACATACGTGAAATCAAGTGTTTCCGAGGCTCCATTAACTCGGAGAACATCACCACGCATGGCCTGGAGCATAAATTTTGCAACCACCCTGTCCTCCACATCAAGTGGCCCGTATACAGCACTAGGCCGAACAATAGCGTAGTCAAAACAGCCGCGTCTATGGTAGTCTTTGACAATGTCTTCTCCTGAGAGTTTCATAATTCCGTATTGACCAATAGGCCGGCACTCGGCTTCTTCCGTCACTTGGTCTTCAAAGTCCCCGTACACCATGCTTGAACTTATATATACCACACGCTCCACACCATGCGATTTGGCACTCTCACAAATGTTCATTAAACCTTCCATCATGACCCTAGCACCCTGAGCAGGATTAGCGTTGACAACTTTCTGTCTAGGAAATGATGCCATGTGTATGATCACTTCGGGTTTGTGATTCTTTACAATTTGATCAAACTTGGCACCATCAGCAATGTCTGTGTAGTATACATCTGTCTGGTCAATCTTTTTCCAACGTTCTGCCATTAGATAGTCTAGTTCGTCTTGTGGTATAATACCATACGTGGTGCGATTGTCTACAATAACAACTTCTTCGCCACGCTTTTGTAGACGTTGCACTACGTTGTGTCCAATGAGACCCAAGCCGCCTGTTACTAAAAATTTCATTTGATGCTTCCCCACTTTAGTTTAAAATAAGTTTGATCTTGCTCTTTCAACCTGGCCACAATATAGTAGCGATATCCGTATGACTCGATATCCGGTTGTCTAACCCAAAACGGTGGTTCCACAGCATGAGCCATGACCCAGGTACCGGCTTCGCTTTGTTGCCATTTGTACAAAGGGTCGGCCGCATACAAGTCTGGATCTTCTACATCGCCCATGGGAAAGTGATGCACAACCACGTCGCTAAACGCAATTGGTACGCCGTCAATTATTTTGACTTCGCGGGATTGAGAAAGATCAGAATGTTGGGGCTGGTAGTTGGCCATACCTTAGTATAGCAGATCAATCAAGTTTTTGCAACTAGATCGGTGGCCATTGGAAAGATTGCGGCAATGGCTTGAGCACAGGCTACAGCCACTTGTTGGTGCTCTAATTGTGTGCCGTTGGCACTCCTCAACTCAATAAAGTGAATCCATGATCGCAAGGTACCATTCATGTATAGCCGGCTTTGTATCAAGCCTTCTGGTAACACGGTACGGGCCTGTTCCTTGGCAATACCGTTCTTGATAGCCCATTCGTATTCACGCCGGGCCGCATAGATCACTCGTTGTTGCGCACGATACCACTCGTTCTCCAACAAGTGGTCGTCATGCTCTATGCTGTTTTGTCGATTCTTTGGGTCTTGAAGTCTTCCACTGCGGGTAACAAACTCAAGATCTTTTGTCGGGTCAGCATATCGTTGACTGAATTCTTGGAAACTGAAACTTCGGTGTCTGAGGATTTGCCGTGCAATATCTCGTGTTGTCGTAATTTCCATGCAAGCACTGACCATTTCAAGTGGACTCCAGTGTTGATGTCTGACAAGGTATCGGATGAGTTTTTCACTTGTGTCATTGTTGAACTGGTTGGAGGGATTGGATACTCGTGCGCAGAAAGCGATAAGTTCTTGAGCATCGTCAATGCCCTGGTTTCTAAATTCTTCTGTTGGTTGTGAATAGGATACAAGTTTGACATTCATAGATCTTTTAAGAGTTTATCGGTTTCGGGTTGTACCAGTTGAGCCACAGCGTTTACATCTACTAAAAAGTCTATGTCACGCACTAGGTCTCCGAGTTCAAGCAGATTTCTAGTGAGATACGATTCAATTTCTTCAAGATCAAAACCATCACGTTTGAGTCGAGCAAGGTTGATAGTCTTCTGACGACCACCTTGCAAGCGAATAACAATTTTGTTGATGCACTCTAACGGAACTTCGGTTTTGTCTACACCGGAAATTATATGATCCCACTGTTCAAGAAATTCATCACTGAGTTGCATGAGCCACAGCAGGTTTACGTCCACGCTTTCGAGGCGCAGGTGTTTCTGTTTCTACTGTGGGGATTGGTGCCATCTTGGGTAGGTCCATCATCTTCACACCAGGAAACATTTTCTCTGCTTCTTTGCGCATACGTGCGGCTTCGTTGATCATGCTGGTGGCTTCGTTGTGCATGCGAACAGCCTGCGTCAGCATGTTGGCTGCCAGACTCTTGTCATCTAATGCACCATCTGTTGGCGCGGCAGTATAACCTGACTGTGCCTTGGGTGCCGTTTGTTCGGCTTTGTATTGTGCTTCAGCGGCACGTTTCTGTTTGGGATCAACCAAGCCTCTTGCTCCGTCAATCTCGGCCATCTTGCGCACAGCGTCCTCGCCCTTTTTCATTTCATTAAGGATCTTGTTGAGTTCACTGAGTTTGACATTGCTGTTGATAGTAGGTGTCATCAACACTTGTTCAGTATTCACACGCTTCATCATGCGTTCAGCATGTAATGCGCCCAGGATGTTGCGACCATCAGGTAACAAGTTACGATTGAGTGCGTCAGCAAATTCTTCTGCGGCTTGACCCACAGGGCTTTCTAATACCTTCATAATGGTATCGTGCCAGTGTGTGGCCAACAAGTCTGGATAGATGCACAAGCACATGTGCTCGTCACCTGGAATCTGTCTAAAAACAACAACAATCTTGCGATCGCCATGTTTGCCTATGTGTTTTAAAAATGCCATGCTATTCTCCTTGAGTTGATGTGGCTGGCTCAGTAGGCTCTTGTTCAGCGTCCGGAGCCTGGGCTTGTGCTTCGGCGGCTTCCTGGGCACTGATAATAAAGTTGGTAAGGCGTTCAAATATCAGCCCCACATCCTTCATCTCTTCCCCACGAAAAGCGCCACGCTGGCAAGCCAGGTCGATGATGTTGCGTATTCCAGCAAGATCAGCAATAGTGAATTGTGTCGATTCAGTTGTGTCGTTCATGTAGATATTTACAACAGAAAATCCCCAAGGTTGTATTTTCTTGGGGATTTTGGCAAAATTGGCACTCCTAATCTAAGAGTCCAAAATGCGCCTTAATGTGTTCATCAGGGGGCATATGATATTGGTTATGATTTTTATACCAGTCAGCAGTGACCTCGGTACATTCATTGATAATCAAGCCTGCAAACTTCTCAATGTCAAAATGCTCGTCGATCATGAATGTCCTGTTGCCATACACCTGATTCCAGGCACCACACTCACGTGCAAGTTGTTCAATTTTTGGATTCATCTACAGTCTTACATACAAATTTTTCATCACATCGTTCAAATTGACCATTTTGGGTATTCATTCTAATAACCTGACCGTTATATACTGTCATGGAGTACTTGGCATTGTCCACAGCAGGCATGGTGACCTGGTAACCCAACAATGCAACCATCAAGGCAGTTAGTGCAAGCATTACTCAGCCTCGTCGTAGTAGGCATATTGACCCCAAGGTGGCACAATGCTGGTGGTTCCGTGCAAGATCCAAACAGTGTCTGCATAGTTCTCGTCACCCCATGAACCAAACGGGTAGCCGTCTGTGAACACAACCAAACGCTTGGGTTCGATCTCGTTGTCTTTCAAATACTTAAAGATACAATCGAAGTCGGTGCCACCACCACCTGCAACTTCGTAGTCACAGATGTCGTCCAGGTTGTCTGAGTCGTATTGTGCAGGATTATATGCATCAGTATCAAACGTGATGATGTGAATTCGGTATGCTGGGAACGAATCCATGATACCTTGTACTTCGCCTAGGAAGTCTTTGAGCATAGCCTCACCAATTGACCCTGATGCGTCAATAGCAATAGCAATATCAATCATTGGGTCCACCTTCATGCCAGGCATCACAGCATCCATGTGCCAACCTTTGCGGCTGGCTCGCATCCAAGTAAAGTCACTCTTGATAGTTGACTCCAATTGCATACGCAACAGTTCACGCCAGTTCATCTTGGGCTCAGTCAACTCTTGTATTAGGCGTTTTACACCTGCTGGAATATTGCCTGCATCGCTGGCACTGGCAGCCGCCAACATGGCTTCTTTGATCTCGTCCTTGATCTGCTGACGCTCTTCTTTAGTGAGTCGGGGACGACCTTTACCTTGCTCATCACCATCGCCACCACTGCCATCTTGCTCGTCGTCACCATCCAAATGGTCGTCGATCATTCGATTCAACAAGTCATTGATGTCAATCTTGTCTGCTTTTTCGTACAAGATATCATACACTTCTTCAGCACTCATGCCATCATACTTGTGATCATATAAACATGGTACTGAAGTAATAAACTCACCCACGTGATGCTTCTTCAAGTCTGCGTTGACACAGAAGTCATCAGCAATATTCCACAACTGTGGATTGCGATCTCCACGCCGCCCAAAGTGATCATATACACAATGCAACACTTCATGACCAAACAAGAATTCAACTTCTTTGGGCTTGAGCATTTTGATAAAGCGGCAATTGTAGTAGAAATTGCGACCGTCTGTTGCGGCAGTGGCACACCACTCGTCGGCATTGACCAGTTTCAAACGAGTAGCAAGGTTGCCAAAGAATGAAGCCTTTAACAACAAACCCACACGAGCAGTGATCAAAATCTCACGCACTTCTCGGTCTAGTCGGGCGTCGGTTGGACCAATAAGATTGGCGAATTTTTTAGCGTCTTCTTTTGTGGCAGTGGTTGTGGTCATTTGTGTCCTCTGTTGTTTATGTATGTATTATAACATTTCATGAATATTCAGTCAAATTTAAAAAGTATTACTCAAGTATTACACATTTAAGTACCGGAGTTGGAACCAACTTTGGGCGGCTTCGTTGTAAAAATCCAAGTGTATCTGTTCCTCAGGATACTTCCATTCCAGTTCGTTGTCACCCGTGCCACTGGTTAACCAGGCTGTGTGGTACCTTGTACTAAAGCCCAGTCGCTCTCGCATGGCATACGTGAGCACAATGCTCTGACCGTATTCTGCAACCAGTCGTCGGCGAATTGGCATCCAGTCCTTCTCTGGGTCGCGAAAGATGATGAGATTCTTTTTGACCACAATTTTGGCACTCATGTGTTCCAAGGTTCTGCAAGTTGGATCCAGGCAGTGGCATCTTCTGTTAGGTAGATACGATGATCACCATACCGTGCAAGATAACTCCAGGTAGGATTGAAGTTGAATTGATAGTTTCTTTTGATGGCATCCCAATATATTTTGCTGTAGGTTTCAACATCTACACTAGGTCCCCATTGAGTGTTGCAATAGTGCAGGGCTTGCTGATAAGGTTGGTATCCTACCAAATGTCTAAATTGCAACATGTGACTGAACAAACCAGTATGACTGTGTCTACCATCCAGTTTGGTGACTTTGACTTTTACACTATCCATAAATCAAAAATAGGGCCCGGAGGCCCTATCCAGGTTAGGCTGATGCCTGCAAAATATACTTGCCGTAACGTTGATGGAACTCGTCAAAGTTCTTCAACTTACTGGGTTGGAACGGCAAGTTGTATGTAGTAAGTGCAATTCTGGCACCCATCACAACCAACTCTGTCTCAAAGTTCTTCATCATGTAGCCAAAGAAGTTGTCACTCATTTCGTGAAACTTTTTATCATCTATCTTGGCCTCCACTGCACCTTTGAGTTCATAGCACATGGAGATAACCAATGAATACATGGCACTTACTTCTTTAACATTCAAGTCCTTGACCTTGCCACTCAAGATGTCAGTTGGGTTGGGCATCTTGCTTGCTACCTTGCGGTGAGCCATAAACTTCACAGCAAGACCTTCGCCCACGGTACCTGCAATCAAGTTGGTAATGGTGTCTGTGTCATCTTCGTCATCCAACAATTGACTCACAAAGGTCCACGAGCGTGGTGTGGCAAATGCACGACTGGCACTCTTGGCGTCAAAGTCGTACAAGTCCTGCTTGGCAAAACTCAAGTAACCAACCACGTCCTTGTGAATGTTGTTGTTCACAGCCCACTCTTGCCAGGAAGGAAAGTCCACTTTCATCTCTTGGTGGATAAAGCGGTTTGCCAGCGGAGTTGGCATACGGTAAGTAACACCTTTGTCTGACTCACGATTACCTGCGGCCACCATCACAACATTGTCGGGCAGTCGATACTTGCCAATTCGTCGATTCAAAATTAGTTGATAAGCGGCACTCTGAACACTTGGTGCGGCTGAGTTGAGTTCGTCCAAGAACAACACAACAATAGGATACTTGCTGGCAATGGTCTCGTCGGGCAGTTCCACAGGCTCTGCCCAGTCCATCTTGCCAATGTCTTTGTTGTAGAAAGGAATACCACGTATGTCTGTAGGCTCCATCTGACCCAAACGCAGGTCAATCATGAGACCGCCAAGTTCCCGGGTAATGCCTTCTACTAATTCACTCTTGCCAATGCCGGGAGGACCCCACAAGAACAACGGGCGTTGAACTCGGAATGCACGGAGCAAACTTTTGCGAGCCTGGACAGCGGTGACGGTACGTGAATCTGACATTGTGTTTCCTTTGCTGGTTAAGATAAGTCAATTGTATACGAAATGCAATTTTGTGTCAAACAGTTTCTACAGCCTGCAAAGCCTCTGCAAGTGGTGTTAACTTCTTACTTAATGGGCTAGACGTGTAAGTATCGCCACAGTACCAAACGCCATCCCGCATGATATAGTAGTACTCGGCACCACAGTTGTCGCATTGTTCATAAAACTGGGCAAACGAGTGGGCCACTTTCCACTCAGTGCCGGTTTCGCCGCGATCGCGTCCGTAGAAGGTACACATATCGCCGTAGGCTTTTTCATAGTCTTCATGCTCCATGATACCAATGCTAGAGAAAGGATGCTCAACGCCAATTGCAGGACGCAGGCTACTCAAGTCACCTAGGGCCACAAGGTTGTTGGCTCGGCTGGAATCATAATGTTCCTGCAGTATGGCACCGTTGTGCTCAAGATAGCCATCCCAGTGACAGTAAACACTTTTTACCACGTCACCATGCATGACACCAATCCGACTGCGTGTACCCATTTTGGAACTCCTTTTTAGTTTCTATACAAGTATTATAGCAAAATGGTAATATTTGGTCAACCAAAAGAAAAGCCCTAGCACAAGTAGGGCTTTTGTAGTATCAGGATACAACTTTTTTAGATAATACTAAAGTATTACTTTTGATTATTGTCTCGATTGCGTGGCACATGCGTACGACCATACAAGTCGGCTTGAATCACGGTGCGTTTGATCTCGCCACGCTTGTGGCGATCAATGTAAGAAGCCAAAAGCACTTTGTTGGAACGACTCATTCGATAACTTGGTCCGGGTTTGATCATGCGTATTTCCTATGGTGACTTTGAGTTGATAGATCTTGTTTCTTGTAGAGATAACTGCGATCCACAGCACCTGCTTCGATTTCCAACAGGGCGGTGCTGATGTTGCTCTTGCCCGGATCTACCCGTGGTCGATCGCCACGGCTGAGTTCTCGGGCACGTCGGCTGGCCACCAAAATTAAATCGTAACGATTGCCAATTCGTTCTACTGCTAGTTCACTGCTGAGTCTTGACATGGGTTCTCCTTTGTTTATCAACAATTGTAACACAGTTGTCAAGCACAAGCAATGTGTTTTGGTTATAAACTCACCAACAAATAAGTATTAAGGATTTTTGGTTCGACTGCAAACAGGATCCTTGCATGCGGCACTACGCTTGATATCGCAATCTGGACAACGGCTAAATCGTGCTAGATTGACAGGCATGAATCGGGGTATTTCATTTTTTCCTGGTTTGTCCCAGTTTAGGCATTTGGCATAAGTCATTGATGTCTCCTTGACATACATATACAACGCCTGCGACTCAGGATCGGTTTACAGGTTTTTAGCCCAAAGTGTAGGTTTTAACCAAGTTTGGTAAATGTGATCAGCAGTGGCTTGATGTTGTGCCAAATGTGGCTCAATCCCACTCAAAATAGCATCTCGATCCTGCACAGTAACATATTGTGCTCGGGCCGCGGCCCATTTGGGATCTTCGTCGTTGGCCCATTCACGGGCTTTATCAGCATCCATTTCTATGTGAAACTGCATGGCCAGGTGTGGACCCATGGCCCAGGCTTGGTTTGGACAGGCCGCTGACCCTGCTAGACGTGTGGCGCCCGCAGGTATGCTAAAGGTTTCATAGTGCCACTGGATCACAGTGTCAGTGGGTGTGGGACCGAACCATGCCTCAACAGCAGGGTCATCTGTATACTCAATGGGCTGCCATCCTATCTCAGGTTGCGGTGACGGACCAATAGTACCGCCCAAGGCCCGACTCATGAGTTGCCCACCCAAACAATGCCCTACAACTGGACGATCCTGGCGCATGGCTTGTAGTATTAAAATTTCTGCTTGACGATTTGATAACAACGGGTCGTTAGCACTCATGCCACCGCCCATGATAGCCAGGGCTGAATAAGGTTCTATTGATTGGGGAAATTCTTGCCCAGCACCTGCACAGCGAGTTTCATATTCGATATTGTGCTGGGCCAACCATGTCACAAGATAGGCCGGACGTTCGGGCGTTTGGTGTTGTAGGATTAACACTGGTTTCATAAGGCCTGCTGAATCCGGTCCAAGATCAGTCGCACCACTTGATTGCTCAGCACAACTTCATAGTGATTGAGTGGCAATTCTACCAGTTCAAAGTCTTTGCGATATCTCATGCTGGCCAAGGTCACTACCCCGTCATTGGGTTCAACAATCCAAGGACTGTCGCCCACAGTGGTCACAACATTGGTCCAGTTAGGTGGTGCTGGCAGTCTACGAGATTCTGCCATGGGCTCACTCATAGTGCCCACGTCTTTCATGAGTTGATTGAATGGCAAAAAGTATCTGGCAAAGTCAGCCTGTTTGCTTCCGCCATAGGGTGTGCTTAGGCTCACACCACCCAGGGTGCGGTCACGATAGTGATTGGCCAAGTACAAGGCATAGATACCACCCAGGCTGTGACTTACAAAGAACAGCCGTTCGGCCTCATCCAGTTGACCCATCATGCGACCAAGATTGTTATCAAACCCATCATCGCTTTTGTATTCCAAGGCAGTATCTGGCAGTTCTGTATGCTCTCTGACGTATTCTCTTATGTGTGTGAAACTTTCGGCGGTGGCACTGGCACCGTGAATATAAACTATCATGCCGATATTTAGCCAAGAAAAAGCCCACCGAAGTGGGCTTGGTGGTTTCTGTTACGAGGTATTTCCTACCCTAGGCAGTGTTTAGGCTGCCAAAGCGAACTGTTCGTCGTTTGCATTTACGTTTTTTGTGTCTTCGGCCGGGAATCCCCAACCCTAACGGCTTCTACATTGCCGAGCGCCATTACTTTTACTCTTGACCCTGTCGAATCTATATCAGGCCCATCAAAAAAATATTTCACCCAAGATTGTTGCTATCCACATTAAAACTAACAATGTAACAAAAAATCCAATTGCTTCAATCATAAATATTCTTTTGGTGGACCTGGCGGGATTCGCACCCGCGTCCAGAATCCTTTTCTCAATAACAGTTTACGCTGTTCTCGTTATTATATATTCATTTTAGTTATTTGTCAACCATTAATGAGCCGGCATGCTTGGCGTTTGTTTGGGCGCACTTTGAGTGCTTTGTGTACAAGTGCCCGCAATCTGTTTACGCTGGGCACGATACTCTTCACGTTTTTGTTGCAGGGCCGCTTCACATTGTTCGCGACTGGTGAACTTGGGTATTTCTTGATAGTGCGGCTCAGGACCCAATACGCTGAAACTCAAAATCCAAATCATTGCTGGTCGCATGACAAAAATCCTATGTAGTCTGTTGACTCAAGCAGTTGGGGCACAACAATCTTAAATTAGGCGGGTTGTCATTGTTCTCATTGCCATCAATACGGAACCACTTGAACTTAATAGGTAGGCCATTGTATTCTGTAATGCCACAACATTCACAACGTTGTTCGCGTAATTGTGTTGGCTCACGATCTTGCCGTGGTGCGAGAGTATCTGAATTTTTTGCACTTGTTGGAATTCTACTGGCTATTCGATCCAGTTGTATTTGATCAAATGATTTCTTGGCCTGGCGACTGGCGTCTGCACTGCGGCATCGAGCACTGCAATATCCCGGTGTTTGTTGTTGTTGCACCCAGCCATAAGGGGATCTACAGTGCTCGCAGTAGTAAGTTTTGTAAGACATATGATATTTAGTTGGTGCCCCCTCCAGGTTACGCTCCTGGCTTTCAGGATTTTCAGTCCTGCACTTTCACTAGATTAGTTTAAGGGGCAAATTACTACAGTCATTGGATACGCAAATTAAATACTCTATGAACAATTTCTACTGTGCTGCCATACATCATAATATACGACTTGACACAACTCCTGACTCGCAAGTAAAAGTTTTGCCTTGTTGCATATACAAGACAAGTAACCATTACAGCACTCTTGAACAATATTATTCTAGTGCAGAAATTCAGGAATTAAAAACAGCAACAACATGGCCCACTGGGTGTCAAACTTGTAGGCAACAAGAAGAACAAGGACAAACCAGTTATAGGCATCATGCCAACCAGGCATTGAATAATCTATCAGGTGTGAGATACGAAATCATGCCCAGTAATGTGTGCAATCTAAAATGTGTCATGTGCGGGCCTTCCTATAGCACAGCATTGGCCAAAGAAAGGCACAGTATCGGTATTGAAGCAATCAACTTTAGCAGAGAAACAAATACCAGCGACAAACAGTTAGAAATATTGCACAAAGTTGGCGATATTGAAAGTATAAGTGTTATTGGCGGAGAATTTTTCCTGACCAAAAACAATCTACAAATAATGGATTTTGTAATTGAAAAAAACATACCATTTAGAGTGGTGACCAATGCCACAGTGCTGTTAGATTCTCATATAGAAAAATTAAAAAAAATGTCCAAATTGGAATTACAGATCAGTATAGATGGGTATGAACAAGGTTATGAAATCATGAGGTACCCAGCAGAATGGGAAACATTTACAAAAAATGTATCTTTGTTGCTGAAACAATTGCCAGATGCCAAAATAAATTTTCATTTTGTAGCACAGGTACTGAATGTCCAGCAACTGGTGCCTACATTAGACTGGTGTAATAGACAACTTAGATCAACACGAGTGACCAATTTGGTGCAACCACGTTACCTTGGTTGGTCTGTGTTTCGTGACTCTGAAAAACAAGAGATTGTTGAGTCCCTACAACACCAAAGCCAACATTACAAAATTACTAAGACTCAAAAGGAATTTGTAAAAACTTTGAGCAAAACAATACTTGAGTCAGTACACGACCCTGCAGACAGACTTGAATTTGAATCAGTTGTAGGAAACATATACAAACATAGATGGCCGGCCCTGAGAGAATCGAACTCCCACCACATGGTTCGAAGCCACGTATTCTATCCATTGAACTAAGGGCCGCTGTGGATAAGTAAGCAATGACAGAAATCTTATACACTTTAACAGTAACACATATCACCATAGCCTGCGTCACGCTGTATCTGCATAGATCACAAGCACATCGATCTGTAACATTTCATCCCCTAATAGAACACTTCATGCGATTTTGGTTATGGCTCACCACAGGCATGATCACACGTCAGTGGGTGGCCATACACCGCAAGCATCATAGATACAGTGACTGTGCAGGTGATCCGCATAGCCCTTATGTGTATGGAATCTGGCAAGTGTTATTTCAAGGAGCAATATTGTATCATGAAGCATCAAAAGATAAAGATATGGTTAGCACATATGGTCGCGGCACTCCTGCTGATTGGCTGGAGCGCAACATATACACTCCTCACAGTAGATTTGGCATTGGCATTTTCCTTGTGCTCAACCTCTGGCTCTTTGGTTGGGTTGGCGCCATAATCTGGGGCATACAGATGATATGGATTCCATTCTGGGCCGCTGGTGTGATCAACGGTCTAGCACACTGGTGGGGCTATCGCAATGGCGAAACTCGAGACCTCAGTAGAAACATCATTCCCTGGGGCGTTGTGATTGGCGGGGAAGAACTGCACAACAATCATCACTTAGACCCAGCAAGCCCTCGTCTAAGTCAACGCTGGTTTGAATTTGACATAGGCTGGATGTACATCTGCATCCTCAAGACTCTGCGTCTAGCCACTGTGAAATAAATGGTGCTCTAGTACAGAATCGAACTGTCGATTAATCCTTACCATGGATTCGTTATGCCACTTAACTACAAGAGCAATGAAATAAAGAAAGCACTATCTTGTGTTTAAGGGTGCGGAATACATCTCTGCACTCCCGTCCCTCCAGAAGCATGACACGACTGTGACTGGCAGTCTACCGCGGCTCTCGCCCGTTCAGCGGCTCTGGATTAACGTAGTGTCCCTGATAGTTGGGCCCATCGTCAATGAGTTTCTAACACGCTTTCTTTACTCAACCTGGAGCGGCTAACGAGGGTCGAACTCGTGACTTATGCTTGGCAAGCACATGCGTTTCCTACTACGCCATAGCCGCATTGTCTGGCGGAACGACGGGGACTTGAACCCCGAAGCCGGATTAAACCAGCCGACAGATTAGCAATCTGCTCCAATACCATTATGGGACCGTTCCTTCAATGTAATTATACAACAAACTCAGTGTGTTGTCAATTCTGGAGCGGAAGGCGAGATTCGAACTCGTCTATTTCAGTTTGGAAGACTGACGTGTAACCCAAAACACTTCATCCGCGGTTGTTCTATGCAACTTTTGAGAGACCTTTGAAACGATCTGCGGCGTAACTGGCTGCAAAAGCATCAGGCTTGACAAAAGGTATGACATTGCAGGTACCTTTGATGTAACCCACAGCCTGGCTGATAACACAACTTGATCCGTGATGTTCGTCGGGGTTGATGTCCAAATGAACTTCGACATCTCTACCCTCTAACACTTCATGAAGTTTTAGATACAATTCGCTGATTTTGTACACTTCATTCATTAGTCGCATAGATGGCCGGCTGGCTTTTTGATCCCAGTCTCGTTCACGTTGAATTTCTCCAAACAGTTTGCAACCGTTGTTGCCGTTGATGTGAACCACAATGGCCAGCACATAATCAGCATGCCAGACACCGTTGATTTTGAGACGTTCAGAGTCGCAACCCAAGTAGATTTTGGTCTCTGGAGTTTGCTTTTCAATAAACGCTTTTACTTCGTCTAGATTGATCTTCTTCATAAGTGCTTTCTTTTATTTAACTGTGGTCCGGCGTGCAGGAATCGAACCCACATTCGCGGGGTAGAAGCCCGCTGTATTGATCCATTATACTAACGCCAGAATAAATAGGTCTATGAAATATGACAACGAGCATGGCATTGAAGCATTGTATCGTGTGGCTGCCGAAGGCGTTTATCAAGAGCATGGGTATTTTACTGTGCGCAGAGACTTTGTACCAGATCCTCAACTGATAAATCCTCCACGTGAGTTTGTGCTTGATACAACGCTTATGGTCTCCGATGAGAGATTTGAACTCCCGCTTCATGGTCCCAAACCACGGGTACTACCAGGCTATACTAATCGGAGATGATTTTTTTCTTGTATTTCATGCCTACATAGGCACCAAAGAAGGCACCTGCCAGGGCTGGAATCAAGGCCAAGTGATTTTCAGTGTAGTTGATTACAGCCACTGAGGCTGTGAGCGTACAAACCATTGACCACCATGCGGCACGCCAAGGCTGATTGTCTTGAATTGATTTTACAAAAAGAATGTAGATCAAATCAGTGGCAAATACTGCAATAAAAGTAATGATATAATCTAGCATTTACACTCCTATTAAAAAGTTAATTTTTGTATTGTACAAAAAATCAAATAAATATTATACAATGATTAGCACAAAAATTCATCTTGAAAATAGTCGAATGACATATTGGTATCATTTAAAACATAGTTTGACCAATAGCGGTCATCTTTTATTTTTGTCATTGAGTAGTTTTATCCATGCAATTTTTCCTATTTTTTTTCCGGAACATGCCGCTCGTGGCGTAATCAAAATTTATAATCGTATGAAAAGATTCTCTCATTTAAAAAAATTGCAAAACGATTTAAAAGATTCTTGAATATTTTTTATTTTTCAAACTGGCAACAGAATCATTAGGCAAATCTTGAATGACCAACAATTTCGGATGAACAAGTACATTGTCACCAATGATTGTCGGGGCGGCTGATTGAACGCGATGCATTATTGTAGAGCCTACTCCAATATAGGTATTTGCTCCAATGTGTACATGGCCAGTGATGCAGGCTTTGATTTGTATTACTGAATTTTTTCCAATTTTCACGTCGTGACTTATATAACACTGTTCTTTGATCAGCACGTGATCATGGATTTCTGTCCCATGAACTACCACAGTCATTGCTCCAATTCTTACATTCCTCCCGATCAATGCATTTGGTGAAATCACACAACTAGGATGAATTATTGTTGCTCCTGTTAATTTTTTAATTTGCATTAAATTGATATAATGATCTCTTTTATTATTGCTACGTTTTGTAACAACATGATTTCCTGGGGTCCAAACTGAAGCAATAAAAAATTCATAATGAGTTGTTTCTATAGAATCAAGCCAAGATTCCTGAAAAACTGGAAATCCATACATGTTTGTTTGATCAACATAATCATTATCAATTATTGCAATGATTTTTCTTCCAGAAGCCTCACATGATTCGATTATAGTGGGCAAACTCAAACAAGACCCTAATACAATTATTGGTAAATTATCTTTTTGAATTTCTTCCAAACATCTCATAATGAAAAATTCCTTATTCAAATTGGTGCCCCTAGAGAGAATCGAACTCCCGTCCTCGGATTACAAAACCGATGTTCTGCCATTTAACTATAGGGGCTGATTGGTTGCGGGAGGCGGAATCGCACCGCCGATCTCTAGGTTATGAGCCTAGTGAGATACTACTTCTCCACCCCGCGGTAATTAACTTGGAATAATATGTGGAATATACGGAACTGCTCTTGGACCACCGTACAGTTGTTCAAAAAGTTTCTTAGCCTCTTGCGGTGTGTCCGCATAGATTTTTTTCTTTTCTTCACCTTGTGGTGTTCTCACAGTTGTTTCATACATTGGCATATAATTCTCCTAATATATGCTCTGCGTCCCCCGGCGGTAATTATACCGCATCAAGCATACAAGTTTTCGTGCCATTACGCCGTCTTTCTCATATACCATCACACACGGCCTCCACCCGCTTCTCGACAGGGATCAGTTCTCGTATTGCCAACGCCGGTTGAGGCTAGACCGCAGTATCTCTACTGTGAAGATTTGACTCTTCAGAACCGCCCGTGTGTGTCATCACACTTCTCATCCTCTGGGACCAGAGTATCCAGTGACGCTGGAACGTTTGGAGCAACGGGCTGGATTTGAACCAGCGGCTTTTGGGATTTGCAATCCCATGCATTGGACCACTCTGCCACCGTTGCGTTGTTTCTATTTACATGTATTATACACAATTATCTATTGTGTGTCAATGGTACCTCGTGACAGAATCGAACTGCCGTCTGCGCGGTGTAAACACGCGGCCCTACCATTAGACGAACGAGGCAAGTGGTGGAGGTAGATGGATTTGAACCACCGAGGCCCCGTAGGGCGCAGGATTTACAGTCCCGTGCAATCGACCGCTATGCGATACCTCCGAATTTTTGGTGGACCGAGGGAGAATCGAACTCCCAACTGAGGCTTGCAAAGCCACCGTTATCCCATTTAACTACCAGCCCCGATTTGGCGTCTCGTTAGGGAGTCGAACCCCAGCCCTCAGTTTTGGAGACTGATGTGCTACCGTAACACTTACAAGACATAAACTACGTGGTGCCCTAGGAGAGACTCGAACTCTCAGAACCTGGTTTCTAAGACCAGTACCTATACCAATTCGGTTACCAGGGCAAAACTATTTTGGTGGATGAAGGTAGAGTCGAACTACCACCTTACTCCGTATGAAGGAGGCGCACTGCCATTATGCTACTCATCCTTGGGGTATCCAATGAGAATCGAACTCATGATAGCGGAATCACAACCCGCGGTTTTGCCACTAAACTATGGACACCATATGGAAACACATTGCTGATATCAGGCTAACGTTATGACATATTGGGTCTACTGCCGTGTTCCCAGGCTACTCATAAACTCGCCACAATGTGTTTTCATATGGTAGGGCCACTCGGATTCGAACCGAGGTCTTACACCTTAAAAGGGTGATGTTATAACCGCTTAACTATAGCCTCGCATTTTATCTAATCGACGAACCTCTTTGTTGGTTTTTCGATGGCTACCCGCTTTTCTTTTCATAGCCAATGCAACGAAGGGGTTACGTTGCCTGACGGTCATCTTGCGTTTCATCGCATTCTCCTTTTAAAAACTGGTACCCCCGGGAGGTAACGCTCCTCCGACTGACGCTTATCAAGCGTCTGTTTTACTTTTAAACTAAAGGGGCATGAATGGAGCCTCTGTATGGAATTGAACCACAATTCCCGGCTTCGTAGACCAGTGTATTATCCATTATACTACAGAGGCAATTTGGCTCCGGATAAGGGAATCGAACCCTTCTAACCAGTGATTAACAGTCACGCCCATGCACCTTGCTCGGGTTTTCCGGAATAATTTTTACTAATTCTGCATCTTGATCACGTATGGCCCACTCAGTACTACCCACGCGAACATGCATGACATGAGCGGTTCTTCTGAGAACCCGAATAGTTTGTCCTGATTGAAATCCCATGGACTGCAATCTTGTGCTATAACTGTGATTGCCTGCAACATGGTCAATGATGGCTGAGGCACCTGACAACAAGTCTCGTAATGTATCAGTCACGGTCAACTCCATAAAGGGAGAAGCCACGGTTGCAGGACCTAGTGTCTCATTGCTGAGAGAAGTGCCCAGGCGGTGTGGCTTCAAACTTGGCGGTCTCAAGGGGTAACGATCCCCTTCTTCGAGCGTGACAGGCTCGTGTGCGTCCATGAACACTTTGAGACCAAATTCTTATAGTCAAGCACCGAGAATGCCAATTTAGGAGTCCGGTGCTTCCGTTCCACAGCCGATGCAGTTATATTAGGACCCGTTCCCGGCCGGTTGGGCCCGCATAGTGACAGCGTCCTGCCACGATACCTTATCGATGCTTGACTATAAAAACCTTGGTACTCGGTACCGGATTCGAACCGGTGTGAATGCCGTGAAAGGGCACTATCCTGGGCCACTAGATGAACCGAGCATGTAGTTTTACATTGAGGAACCGTTGTGGATCTCGTTCTGCTTGGCTTGCGAGGCCAAGTCACCACGGTCATTACTGCCAGACGATCCGCCGCTTTTCTGGATCACCCCGCCAGGGGGAGAGCCGGCTTCATGACTGGTAGTAGGCGTGTACCCGCCGGTACACTCACAACCTCTACCAACGCCACTAACGGGTCTGGTAACCTCTTTGTTGATTTTAAAGATCTTGTGCAACCAGTCGCGATCTACTTTGTTGCTTTGTTAAGTTCTATTGTAGCATCAACTGGATTATTGGTCAATGCTGGCTGTTGCGTTTTTACAACAGTTGTTTTGGCACGGGAACTAGGGCTCGAACCTAGAATAACAGAGTCAAAGTCTGTGGTGTTACCATTACACTATTCCCGAACAACTTGGCGGAAGACAGAGGAGTCGAACCCCATCCGATTTCTCGGAACCTGGTTTTCAAGGCCAGTCGGCGCACCAACGCACCTGCATTATCTTCCAACATGGTACCCTGGATGAGATTCGAACTCACAACTTAGGTGTTTTTCCTTCTTCCTTTTGAGAGAAGTGCGTCTGCCAATTTCGCCACCAGGGTATGAACACACTCTTGCAAATGTGTGTATCGAAGCACACCAAGATCACAAACCCCGACCTTGAATGGCCGCACGATGCCTTTGGCAACTGATATGCTTCGATACGCTCGGATTTTTTGTTCTACAAGAAGAACTCCATCCCCGAGGCCGCCCATTTGCAACTGTTTAGAGTGTGTTGCGGGATCGCGTTTCCTGTCACCACTAGGTGAATCAACGGTTCTCTTGTAGAACTCGTCGTTTGATAAGGGCATTATGCCACGCTCGAGCACGTTCTAACTTTTCTGCCATCATCTTGCGAAGATCTGCTTCGGTTAGTGTGTGCTGTCGCGTGTATTCTGCCTGACGTTTAGATTTTGTATCTGTCATTTTTTCCTTTATCAAAAACAAAAAACCCTGGGTTTTTAATCCAGGGTCTTTGAAGTATGAGTATGTATTAAATTATACTCTGTCTCCTTGGACCCTATTGTTGTCTGATTCACGACCATTATTCATGTTCTCAATTGCCGACCACAAGGCGGGGCATGTGCCCAGACTTAGCGTCTTCTGATAAACTGGTCTTGAATAATGTGCGGAATGTTTCATCATGTGCTTATTGTATAGGTTTATTTATACCTTGTCAACCCCTTGTGTGAACTTTTATTTACCTTTTGTAAAAATTTACATTGTAGGGCCGTTGCCGGATTTAAACCCAACTACACCACCTTCTGCTTCAATACGCCGGATCACGTCTTCAAACAAGATAGGTGCAAAGTCAGTTTGTTCCACACAAACACAATGATAGCGTGGATCAATCTCAGTAGAGTATAACACAGTCCCAGTCTTTGCGTCAACTCCACGTGCTCGCTTAACACGAGTAGCATGCAAGTGGCCGTGAATGTTTACACCAAAGCGACCCAAACTTGCTTCATGCACAGGGATATGACTCAAGATCATGCCGTTCAACACATGATACGCCCGCAATTCACGAAAGTACTCGCGGTACTCGTCATCGCGGAAGATGTCGTGGTTGCCACGGATCAAAACCTTGTCGCCGTTTAAACGACTCAATGTCTTCAAGGCTCTACGGTTGATCACCACATCACCCAAGTGGTAGACCTTGTCGCTGGGGCGAACACGTTCGTTCCAGTTCTTGATCATGGCTTCATCCATCTCGTCTGGATCAGTCCAGGGACGCAATTTCACTTCAGGATCATCTGGGTGCGTGAAACGACATACACCTGCGTGTCCAAAGTGTGTGTCGCTTGTCAAAAATACTGCGGGCATCGTTGCCTCCTTAATAATCTAGTTTCATTCGGCGCCAGGCTGCTTCGTCTGGCTGTTCGTTTTTGTCGTATGTCCATCCCAAGGCCTTCATCAAGCGATGCTTGACGCGAATGTTAGGTATACGAGTGCGTTCACAATCATCAAAGCCCATCATCACACCAACCTCGGCCACTGCACCTGAACGGCAAAGTCCTGCCATACAATGCACAACCACGTTCATGTGATTGGCCAGTGCATGTTGCAACAGGCGCACAATCTCTTGAGCCTGGACATCGCTGATCTTTGTCTCGTCTGGAAAGCCGTCCTTGTCTTCGGCATCCAAAAATTCAAAACGATGTGTTTCTCGAAAGTTATGCGCAGGATTGGGCCACCATGTAGGGCACGGATCCATGATCTGAATCAACATGGAATTTTCACCAGCCTCGTGATGAAACCTCATGGGTACATCTGCGGCGGCTACGTTTTCAATCCATGGCATTTTTTTCTCCTTAGTGTGTAATTATAACACAGATGGAGATTTTGGTCAATAATACAAAAGTATTAGTTTTGCAGGTTATATTAATCCAAAAACTCTGTATAACAAACCAGGCATTTTCCAACGTTTAGTAGGATATATAATCATATGGAATACATTTTGACTTTGTTTATTTTCACTGCCGATCATACCTTGATCAAAGAGTCAAGGCCTGTTGAGACCTTGACTCAATGTGAAGTGCTTCGCAACAGTTTCAATGACCAACACCGGTCAACTGGTTTTGCTTCTTGCTCAACTGTTCAGCACACGAGCAACGCTGGCAATTACAGACGCAATACGACCAATATCTCTCAGTTGTTCAACTGAGTAGCCTTCCTTTTTCAAGGTTTCGTAGTGAGCCCGCACACAAAAATGGCACTTGCCTACTATTGAAGCGGCCAGACTGTAGGCTTCGAAGCGAGCCTTGGTAGTTCCACCGTGTGTGGCAATGGCATTCATTCTAAGTTGTGCTGGCAAGCCTTTGAGTGCAGGATCTTCCGCCATTTCAACGTAAGGATACCAAGTATTGTTCATTGACATGATTGAACCGGCTGTAAGTGCCGCATCACGTTCCACTGTGTTGGCAATGTTGCTTTGGATGAATGATACCAATTTACCATTGCCTGTGGCAAAGGCGGCCGCCAAGGCAATGGCTTCTGCTTGCTCTGGATCAATGGTGCCACGCTTGATCACTGCGTCCAAGTTTAACTTTGTGTCCTTGGCATACTCGGGCAAGCCTTCTTTGAGTTGATCAACCCATGCTGTCATTGAAATCTCCTTGATGATAATACAATTTTACAAATATGTTCCAATCTCTCAATATGCTCAAAAGCCCGCCATGGTGAGGTATCAATAGCCACAACACCATGTCCTTTGATGCCCACAATGTCATAGGCAATCGTGCCATCAGAATCTAATTTCAAATTGTGATGACAACAGTCTGCAAGTTCTTGACTGATGGGTTTGACATCGCCTACATTAGGTGCAACCTTGGTGTAACGACTCAGTTCTGGAAAGTCCGTGACAATAGTACTCAAGTCAATACCCGCATGCATGGCCGCAACACAATAGGTAGGATGTAAATGCACAACCACACGCACATCCGTGGCATGTTGGCCCATTTGCCGTTGTAAACCAAAGTGCAAGGGTATCTCACCACTGGGTCTGAGATTACTGCTGATGTCTGTGTAATCATCCTCTTGCCATGTCTGGGTCAAAAATGGTGGTGCGGCACTGATACTGTTGATCAGCCGGATTTTTTTAAACTGATCTGGTTGTAGTGTTTGCTTACGCACACCCGACGGTGTGATATAAAAATGATCACGGTCATGGTGGCGTATGCTGACATTACCATCGCGACTGGTAATCCAGTTTCTACGATAGGCTTCTACCAGTGTTTCGCAGATGGTTTCTAACATTACAGAGTCTCGCCGCCGATGGTACGGTTACATGCACACAGTTCGCCTGTTTGAAGGGCATCAAGAACACGCAAGGTTTCTTCTGGGCTACGACCAACATTCAGGTTGTTGACAGAGACGTGTTGAATTTCGTTGTTAGGGTCAATGATGAATGTTGCGCGAAGTGCCGCACCTGCTGGAGCGTAGAATACACCTAACTGCTCAATCAGGCTCAACTCACCGCGCTGTGTGTCAGCAAATTGATGATGCGTGATCTTACGCAAGTCATCGTGGCTCTTTTGCCATGCCACTTTGCAGAACTCGTTGTCTGTTGAACCTGTTAGCAATACTGCATCACGGTCTTCAAAGTCTTGAGCCAGTTTATCGTATGCTACAATTTCTGTGGGGCACACAAATGTAAAATCTTTTGGATAGTACACAATCACTTTCCACTTGCCTTCAAATGATTCGTCAGTGATGGTATAGAAAGCGTCATCAGGTTGTCCGGGTTTTACGCCGGTGATGGCAAATGGGGTCAAACGATCGCCTACAGTTTTCATTGATAATCTCCTTGTTGAAATGAAACTCAGTATTTGCACTGAGTATATATTGTAATAGTATATATCAATGAAATCAAGCAAAAACAAGATTTTTGCTATTGTATTTTTCTATGTGGATTATAGAAAATTTTAGTTCTTAGACTCAAGCACCAGCCAGCCCAGGCGAAACAAGTCTTCACGGATTTGATCTGTTACAGTGCCTTCAGGAATATGGCCCAAGTCTATCCATGACTCATCAGGCTCGCCCTGTATGCCCGAGCAGTACCAGTCAATGTAGTCACCCTCTTCACGCATGTCAGCCACAATACCCCCGGCATGACGCCAACTACAACTCCATACTTTGTCTTCAAGCCTGGTCCATACCGCGTTCTTTTGAAAGTCATTGTTGCACAGGGCCGCATACAAGTTTTGAGCATAGGTCTTGGTACTTTTGGTCTTGTCGCAGATCCATTTGGTACTACGCAAGTCGTACTCTAGATTGTCTTTTTGCCACTCTGGATCAGCCAGTTTTAGGCGATCCTGATTGCGGATATCTTTCAGCACGGTTTCCAACTCAATTTTGCCGTGTTGGAATGTGTGACGTTGGGGACTAGAATTTACTTTGGTCATGGTTGTGTTGGTACAACGGGTGGGATTCGAACCCACAGTGTCTTTCGAACTAGATTATGAGTCTAGGGCCTGCGACCAATACGGCGTCCGTTGTGTGTCAAATACTATACTAGGAAAACTATTTAGTGTCAAGCCTCAAGCCAGTTCACATGATCCTGTATTTCAATGCTTTCACTGCCGTCATATTCGTTTACTCTAAAACGCACACCTTGCGGAATCCATTCAATGGTCAAGCCTTCCATGCCACCAGTGTAGATGTCAGGATATTTCAGCGTGACATACACCTGTAGTTCTTCGGTCTTTCCCTGTTCTACAAATTCAACTATGGCAGGATCAAACAAGATTTCGGGATGGCCGGGATTCCAGGTATACCAACCGCCACCAAATTGGGGCGAATACAGTACCGCTACCAGACCGTCACGAACAACTTTGTTCATTCTTCAAATTCGTAGTCGTTGTTGGTTTCAATCGACACATGCCCAAATTTAAGTAGGCCAGCATCGCTGTCAACTTCAAATGACTCAGCGAAATCAATAATGGCACCCAGGCGTTCTATATCATCATATGCATCATCGCGAATGTCTTCAACACGGATACAACCAATAGAGCCAGAGTCTACCGAGTGTTCAGTGCTGATACTGGAACGATATGTGCCATCGCCATAGGCAGTGCCAAAACTGGCAAAGCGTCGACCGTCCTTCAGAACGAACTCACCTTCATGGCCACGTCCTGCGGGCTCGTGAGGCGGGAAGAACAAATTACAAACCTCGTCCCAGACGTCGTGCATTACGTAACAAAGATCGCCGATGTAGTATCGGCCAGCGGGCATGGTCATTTTAAATCTCCTCGAAGGGTGTGCCAAACAACAGGATCACAGTTGAGATAGATCCGGTATTTCACATTATTACGCCAACGTGTGAATGAGTTGACTCGTCGTTCTACCCAGTTAAACATTGAATCTCTAAACCAAAATGGATTCAATATTGCTACAATCATGTAGTGCCATCAAGGGCGGCAAACATAAGGCCACTGTGACCCAATGGAATGCCATGGCGCGATAGAATCGGCCACCCTCAGGTGTTAGTGTAATTTCTCGGTTCATCGTTGAACCTTTCTGCATTCAAACACACCGGGAAACATTCTATTTTCTCGTACCAATCGGTCTGTGTATTCGATCATGACCACTCGAGTTTTTTCACAATCCTCTATGGCTCTAAATTGACCCATGTACTCTATGTGAAAGCCAGGAAGCCCGGCCTTGGTCACAACCAAAAATGTAAATATCAGTTCATACATGGTTCATATCCTAAATTTGTTGCGTATTCGTGAATAGTGGGTGCCGAGTTCAGACCATCTTCATCTGTGAACACAGGGTTGTTGATATGAGTATAGCCATCCAGGAACGAGATAAACCAAGCAGGCTCGCTATAACTTTGACAGGGCGTGGCCTGCCCTACCCGCCGACCAGCCACATAAGGCGGACGATTGATGCTCATCAGATATTGACTAATCTTATTCATTCTTCAACTCCGAAATGTTGTCGCAATCGGTCACTGACCAAGTTGTGGCCATTGTCTTCGTCATTGACCCATTGGTCCGCGACCTGAGCACATTCCCGAACAATCAACTCGGCGAACTTTTCTAACTTAGTTGGAATACCTTCTGGATTGTATGTAGGCAATCCAGCCTCGTGAGCAAGTTTTCGAATTTGTTCGTTCATAGTTCAATCTCATAGTTCTTTTTGATGTGCTTGGCAATGGTGTAGCCTTGTCCCAGTGTAAGACCATCAAAGCGATAGGCAACGTCAGCACAGTCGCGGACCAGCAGTTCAGCAAAGTGTTTTACAAATTTTTCCAAGTCCTCGGGCGTCATGGTGCTCCAAGTTTCCTTGAACTTGTCATCTAGCGTCTGCCCCATTAGTTTTTTGATCTGCTGGTTCACTGTGATCTCCGCTTCATCCATGTGTATGCCTCACCGTTGGGGCACCGGCCGTTTTCAACTGAGTCAGTACCAAACACACCCACAATCTCCATACCGTTGCCTGTGATAGTAACAAACTCACCCAGTGTTCGGGCATGGGCCATGGCCTGGTCCAAGGACTCAAACTCATGTTCGTCAGTGGGTGTTTTTACATTAAACATTTAATCCATTAAATTGTAAAGTCTATCTTCCCAATAAAACTCAAACATTTGGCACTGTTCGGCAACTTTGCCCACCAATGCGGCACGTTGTAGATAGGTTCTACTGGTTTTGGCCGCTTGCAGTTTCTCAATAATAGCATCAATGTCTGCGTTCATACGCTCGTCAAGTGGTGAATAAAATTTCATTTTAGGCCTCCACGGGTGCAAACATTCTGGCACCTTCCGCCATAAACACACGAAAGGCCTGCATGGTACGTTCATTGTAGACCATGCTACCATTTGCTTGAATGTCTGCCAAAAGTTCCAACAGGCCCAAGCCCAAGAACTCTTGTTCTCGTTTGAGTTGGGCGATTGCTGTCGTGATGTTCATGTCAGGCTCCTTTTTAGTTTCTATACAAGTATTTTAGCAAAACGGGAATTATTGGTCAACCGCTTTGACGCGAACGTCAGTGTTGAGTGAGGGCATGTACTGGCGGATAAGTTCGCGTTCTAACTTGTGAGCCGCATCCTTGCCACGCACCACGTCGATGACGGCATAGTTGACAGAGGCTTCTCCACCAGCACGAATTGCTTCGTACAGGTTCCAAGACTTGTCTTCAGTGCGGCTACGATAAATGTGCTTGTTGATGCGGCTACGAAGGCTCATCGTGATTGTACGCTGAGTCTTTGCAGTGATACCGATGTAGTACTCCAAACCAATTTGGATGAAGTATACAATATGGGTACGATCTACTCGTTTTTTGCGTGATTGCTTTTTTGCTTCCATACAAGTATTATAGCAAAAAGGGCATTTTGGGTCAACCAAAATCTAGTACTACAAAAGTACTACTTTTTCTAACCCCTAAAAGTAATACTTTGGGTTACATTTTTGCACGCCTCAAAAAGTAATACTTTGGGTTTAATTGTAATTTTCCAGGAAACGACTCAAGTCCCCATACAAGTTGGCCAACAAGGCCTCTCGACTGCCGTAGAATTCAATCCAGGGCTTGCGTCTATCTGCTTTGAGAAAATATGGATCTTGTAATCTCTTGTCCAACTGCACCAGTAGTCGAGGAGTCATTTGGTCCGGTCGTATATCAAAGTGATAACTCTCCACACCCAACTGCCGCATAACGGCATAACCTTCTGCTGTCAATCGTAGGCCAGAACCATCTCTGAGATTCTGCCACCAGTCACGCATGGCTGAATTGATACCAGGACGGTCATCAGGTTTGAGTTGCGCAATTAGGGCTTGAGTAACAGCAAGTTTATCTCGCATTGGGATAGATCTTATCCCCACTGCGGAGCAACACCACAGTAAACTTGTCGGTCCGGAACTGTGCGTTGAGTTTGCGAGCCAAATTGATGGCATGGCCACTGTTGGAGAAACTGACCTTTTTGTATTTGGGACCAGGATATTGAGTCAACAGATTGGCAGTTTTGAGGTTGATGGGTTGATTGTCAAAGAACACCGCCCAGATGCCTTCGGCCGCAAGCACCTGCTCAGTCTTATAGGTTTGCTTGTTGGTGTGCTCAATCAGCACTTGTGGTTTTGGCCTGCTCATTCATAAAACTCCTACATTTATTTATCACAAAATATACGTAGTTTTAGAAGTCTCGTCCAGCCACTTCCACAGTGATTACCGACTCTTGTTGCAGAGCCTGAAGTCGTGACTGCAAGTCAGCAACAACCAACAACAATTTGGTTATATCAGCATGTAGATCTTTGGCATCTCGCATAGGGCACATGAAGTCCTTTGCGTTGCGACTTTCATGTGCTTTGATGTTATCAATGAATCGGTTTATGTGTAAACTCATAAATCTTATCGTAATATGCGTTTATCATCAATTATGTTTCCGTCTCTGACCAGTTGTTCGTGTACAATTACACCTTCGTAAATGTCTAATTCAAAGTCAAATTCAAGTCGAGGCTTAATAACATTTAATAAATATTGATATTGACATAAGGGTGTAGGATGCATGTCACCTTGGTTGTATTTGTTACTAACCGGTTGATCAAATTTATAGATTTTTTGATATTCTTCAAGGCTGGTGTCTAATAGAAAGTTATTTTGTATATGATATTGACTAAAAATCTTATCAAAATCTTTAGAGATATTTTTTTCTATTTCGCCTAGTTGCCACGGGAATGCACTAAAATGGTAGGCGGTATATCCTTTAGCCTGACTATCTAAATCTACCATCTTTATGTAATCCATACTAGAAAATAATCTCTCTTCAGGATTATAAAAATTTACCAGCCAATTTTTATTCCATCTTTCATAATTGTATATCCATTGATTTTTATCGTTTTTTTGAACAGGGTGTCCTTCGACGTCCCACATTAAATGACGATTCCAACCAGACCACAAAATTACTACAATATCTCCTGTTTTTGAATTAGATAATATACTTCTTGCAATATTAGCATTGTCGCTACCGGCTTGGCCGCAATTTAAATATACATTAAAACAGGCTCCGAGATAATCGCTCCAAGTTGGCCAACAATAATCTGTAAAACTACATCCGCTTGTTAATAGTCTACTACTTAGAATATTCATAGTTGCTACGTGTCTCGTCTCAAAAAAGGTTTTAGATCAGGTGGTTCCCAACCCAGTGGCTTTAACACCTTACCATCTTCACGCTTACGAACTTTACCTGTTTCCCGATCGATTTTGGCAAAGTTAGTTTTCATAACTTCCTTCCAGGCGCCTTCGGCATCAAAGCCTGCTGAGTGTATGGCACCAATTGTGACAACAAGAATATCTATCAAGGCATCCAATGCCTCAACATCGTTGTTGGCTGCCAATGCCGATAGTAGTTCTTTGTGTTCTTCTTCTATGAGATTGCAGTACATGTCAAACTGAGCACCAGGTGGTCCGTTGACCGTTTGATCACAGGCCCGCATGAATTTTTCTTGATCACGGAAGGGGTTCATTGCGTGCCTCGTCTTCGGTATGGAACGGACCTTGGTAAGCATAACGCTCCAAGGTAATAAGTTTGGGACTCTGAGTCACTGACCAGGTCTTGCGTTGGCGCACTTGATACCAGCCAGCCGCAAACCATGACTTTGATTTGCGTTTCTTGGTAAACAAAGGCAGTCCTTGCTGTACGTCCCATACAGGATTGTATACTCGACTGCCTGACGGATAGCCCTGTACTTGATAACTGGCTGGCTCCTTGTTGGGCCGGTTGCCAATGGCTTCAAACTCAATGTTCACTCGTTGCCGAATCATATTGATGGTCTTGAAACTGGTGACCTTGTTGTCAATTTTCACAGCGTAGCCATCATCGGTGGCTTCTATGTTGCCGACCTTGCGATCGTCCTGTTTCAAGATCCAGAACTGATTGTCAACTACCGGTTTTGCTATAATATTCATCTTGGTCCTTTAATTTATTTTTGGAATCTTAAACAGTTGTTGCACAAAAAATTCATACATGTTTTTTCCAATGGTCCATCTTGCTTGCTCTAGATCATATTGTAGGGTTTTGTAAATGTCTTTGCTATCTTTAACTAGATCTTTGTTGTGAGAAATCATTGTATGAACGCGATTTTGATGATAGTCATCAGTCCACCCATGTATTTCGTCAAATTCTAAATTGATATAGGAAGAAAAATCAATGTCATAGAATCTTTGTATGTAACGCATTATTCTCCATCGTCCTGAGATCAAACACAATCTACCCAACAGCAACGGCCAAAGACTTTTTTCAGTAGTGAGAAAAGTTCCGCAACTTGATTCTGGATTAATAATCAATGGAATATGACTTAAATGTTTTTCTATCTGTAAAAAATTTTCAACACATCCAGACACATGTATACCACCTATTATAGAATTGGCTCTGGTCTTTCCAAGCGGATGATTTATGTTAGGCCAAGGAGGTAAATCAGAGGGTTGACAAAAATTTTGAATATCTGCATCTATCATTGAACTCATAACAGTAATGCGTCCAAATTGGTGCAGTCCGGCGTAGCCTAGTTCTTTTATCAGTTCGATTTTGTGATATTGACTTCGACCGATCATGCATAAAAAATTATAGTCAGGATCAAATTTATCAATCAACAAATTTTTGTTGCACACCTGGTAGTAACACAAACAATCATTGAGTAACCACCATGGAATTTCAATTATATTTTGAATGCCTTGATCTCGATATCTAAGCATGCAAAAATCATCCAGTTGAGTTATCACATACACAGGGTCAGATTGATATTTTACAACACACTCAATAAAGGATGAAATAAATGAAATATCCTCGTCCCATATAAACAAACACACTGTTTTCCCACGATCTAGCGCAGACACAATTTTTTTATCTAGCCATGAATAATCCAGATTATAGACCTCCGGTGGTGGCCACATTTCTGGATGAATTATTTCAATATCTGGACGATGTTTATCTATCAGCCCCAACGTGTAAACTCCAGCAATTAATTGATATTTTGTAATATCCAATTCATGATAAGCAGGAAATTCACTGGTCATCTAGGTGTCCTTTGTATGTTTCGTTGAGCCAGCGAGCATACTGTTCGGCTGACTCTGAAAGTTTGTTCAACTCGTACTTACCACAAAATTTCATAAATCTGACTCCAACCTGTCCCACGTCCTTGTGCGAAATCTGTTCCAGAATGGCTGTGTCTACTTTAAGTTTGATCTCTGCAGGTTGTGCTGTGAGATCCACCAAGGTACAGTTGCGTTCGTAGTCGTCTTTCACACGATGTTCTTGACCATTGTGGTCGGACCAACGTTGCAACATTAGATTGTTCCACGCATAGCCTTTATCATTGCGATCCGCGTAGGCTTCACGGAGACCAACTTTATTCTTTGTGCCTTTCTCACGTACTCCCGGATACGCACTAAAAACATTGTCGGAGGCGTCCCCACGCATACACTTCTCAAATAACAGCCAGGCTGGATCCGGCACCGTTTTTGGCTGTTTAGTTTTTTTATCAATGACCTGTCGACCTTTGGCATCGAAGATTCCTTCCAAGGTGTGAAGTTCGTCAGTTATACCATTGTATTGACTGACATTGGGAGCAAGCAATTGTATGAAATCTGTGTCTGAACTGATGATGTAGTGTTCATCCTCAGGATGCAATGCAATCCAGCGAGCAATCACATCATCTGCTTCAGCCTCTGGGTGGCGAATCACGCTACAGTTTGTGTTGTCACTTAGATATTTAGTCAGGCTATCAAACGTTTCCCAGAACAACTGATCTTCTTCTCGTTCAGTTTCTGTCAAGGCTGCACGGGCCACAGCGCGATTTTTCTTGTAGGGCTCGTAGAAATCCTTGCGCCACGAGCGACCCTCTAGTGCGAATACCACATGATCTGCAGAGAATTTGCGATGCACCTTGTTGATACTGCTCATCACAATGTGTAGAGCATAGCCTACCTTTTCCCAAGGATCTGCGGCCCTAAAAGCCGAATGGCGGGCACGAAAAAATGTGTTAGCAGTGTCAATCAGTAAGTATCGCATGTTCAAACCAAGTTGTTGAGTTTGATGTAGTTTAACACATGTTCTGCCCAAAAGCAATGGGCCGCCTCACCAAAATGCCAGGAATCTGGGCGTACCGTAGCAAAACCGCTATTTCTTAATACTTTGTTATAAGTATTTTCCGGATCATAAGGTGCCATGTAGTTTACCCCCCAATCGTGGCGGTTTGGTACACCTGAGAAATCTGAGTTACCATTGAAGAATATATGACGAACACCATTAAGGTGTAGTTCTCTATGAAACTGCCATATTTCGCTGTGTGCATGTTGTCTAGCCTCGGCCCAGTCAACGTCAGCAATGAATCTTCGATATCGATCTTGTAATGCGTCAGGCACATGATCTATACCTGATGCGTTTACTTGATACCAGATGTTTTCATGCAACCACTCTTGTCGTTCCCAAGTTGACCATTGTATAATCACTAGAGTGTCTTCAAAACTGTTTTGCTGTTGTAACCATGCTCGTGTAGTGCGCATGATACGGGCATTGCTGGAAGCACTTTCTGCATCACAACACAAGATGGCTCGGAGATGATTGGCCAGTTCGCAACCCCAACTCACACGCTCATTATCAGGATGCGGTCTACGACCCAGTCCATAATACAAGCCATCATCCTCGGCAAAAGCATAAGGGTTTACTGCTTCGGCAGCGGCAGTATGACTGTCTCCATTGACGTACAGTATCACGAGACCTCTGTGCGCCCGTCACCAAGATCTGTTGATCGAACATAAATGCCTGACTTCTTCATTGCTTCTTCTTGCTCATATGTTTCCATCACAACATGACGGCACACGTTTTGGAACCAGCGATCCACAATCTCTGCATCGGTATCTTCTTTTTTGAGTTGGTATCCTGCACGAATAAGATTGAATATGAACTTGTCGTTCCAGTCTAGTTCAAATGCACCTTGATGCAGGTTGTTGGGATCAATGTCCATACTGAGAATGGCAACCCAAGGTTCTCCACGTTCGGTAGCCAGTTGTTTTTCTGTTTTGACAGGATCAGCACTAGACTTATTTGAGTCTTTGATCCTATTTTCAGAGTCTTGTTTTTGTGTATTTTTTTTCTTTTTGACTCTGTTTAACCAATTCTTGACTATATTCATAATTGTTGCTTACCATCTTGAGGGGGATTGTGAATTCCAATTACACCGGTCTAGTTTTACATCGGTGTCCATTGATAATGCCCAATCTGCTGTTGCCTGAGATATCTTTATTTCGGGCAACACTTTTGATATGTATTCTAAGTGTTCAAGCGGAGTTGGGTGCATATCTATTCTTTTAAAAATAGGTTTATTGTTGTGATAAAAATCTAATTGAAAAATCTCAAAACACTCTCTTTTTATTTCATCTGATAAATTGGCAATGAAAGTTGTTTCATCTTGATCGTCCCAAATGGGCCAATTTGGTGCTCTAATTTTATTGTAATGGAGTCCCCGTTCGGTAATTTTGTTATCAACAGTAAAAGGTCTACTGGTCCAGTCAAAATTAAACACTACTTCGTATATACTGGATCTTATTGAATCCAAAACAAATTTAAAAGAGTCGTACAAATCTTGGATCGAAGTGTTATTATCTTCACGGTGGTATTGATAGGCATTAGATATTGGAACCATGGACAAAAAATAAAATTTGCAACCCAGATTCTCTAAAATATTTTCGGTAGCAAATATGGTATTCAAATCTCGAATAAAATAACCTCTAATGTCGGCGAACTCTTTTACAAAATCTTGACTGTAAGTACTCTGAGTAAAAATATTACCAGGCAACACCCATTTATTTTTTATGTATCTATCTTCTCTAGAAATATTGGTCCACATAATAATAACAGTGTCATCTTTGGTAATTTTGTTTTTAACTATGCACTCTATCAATGAATTAAAAATAAATTGATTCCCTCCGCCTACTTGCCCCCAATTTTCATGAACTTCAAATTCTCTGCCAACAATGTCTGCCCAAGTTGGCCAACTGTATCTTGTGAAACTACAACCAAAAGTAAACAGCGCCACTAATTAGGTTCCCCAATTAATTTCAAGCCAAATACGTTCCATAATGTAATGAACACCTGTTAAGATAACGTGAATAAGAACAGCATCACTTAGACCAGTCCAAATTGCAGTAATCAATAATGCGACTATTCTATAACTAATTGTTCGTACTACTGTCCTTTGTTTTGTCTCCATCAAGTTCCCCACTCGTTTTTAAAGAGTGGCACTTGTAGTCGATCACTGTACCGCCAGCCTTTTCGCATTGCCATTTCTGCCACTGCACGATTGTTAAGGGTATACACCCGCTCAACGCCACCAACAGGCATGACGTACACAGGACCCGTAAAACCTGCTGTGCGATATTCCAATACTGCTTGTTCTGCATCTGCTAGATCCTGTGCTGTTGCTACCACCAGTTTCAAATAGGTATAACCAACGTTCTGATAATCACATACTATTTCTGGACGTATGGCCTCTTCCCAACGCTCGCCTGACCCAGGAAGTTTGGCACTGACTGAGAATGTGATTTCTCTACGCAGATCTTGTTCTATCCATTTGTTTAGATAACTTTTAAAGTCTAAACTGAGTTCTTGAGTGCCGTTGGTTTCAAACGTGATTTCTTGCAGTCTTTCCATGCTGGGGTGATCAAGCAAGTCAGGGTACGCACGTTGCCAACCCAGCAATGGTTCGCCTCCGGTGATCACTAGATGTTCATCTTCCCAGCGACGGTGGGGCAAGATTTCCATGATGCGATGCACAATAGCATTGCTTTCTAGTACAGGACTGAGATCTTTGAATCGCGGATCCCATGATGCGTAACTGTCACAGCCTGTGGATACCAGTGGTAGTTCGTTGTAGTCTTTGAACTCAATCATGCGTTCTGCAATGGCATCGCGTTCGGTACTCATCTCACCACGTGGCATACCAAAACCGCCACAAGTGAAGTTACAGCCAAATGTACGCAAGAACACACTGGGCACACCCATGTACCTACCCTCTCCTTGGATGCTGTAAAATAATTCTGCTATTTTGAGTTTACTCATATTTTTTTTGCTTTGACTAGTAGATGCCAACCTAGGTATTCTTTTACAGCCTCGCGCATTTCTTCTGGCATGGCTGCAAACCAAGGTTCAAGTTCGTAGATACCTTGACGGTACTTGGGTACATTATACATGAAACAATGTGCTTGTCTAATCCTTAGGACCTCAAATTTGCCATTCAAGAGATCGTATATGTCTTGATTTGAATAGGCCTGAGCATAAGGACATCCGGCTTGTGCTTCAAACTGATCCAGACCTTTTCGAATCATAGCATACTTCCAGGAGTTCTTTGCGTATACTAGCATTCTGAACTCGCCATCGGGTTCTAATGCGTTGTGAATGTTGTCAAGACACTTGGTCATATCTGGATAGTGATGTAGTACGCCACATGAGTAAACAAGATCAAACTGTCCTAATTCAGCCATGCTCGTGGTATCAGCGGCATCCATCACATGAAACTTACCTTGTAAATCAAACAGGTCAAAACGTTGACGGCTCATGGCCACTGATTCGGCTGACAAATCAATGCCTACATATTCAGCACCATGACGCACAAATTCCACAGCATCTGATCCAATGCCCGAACCAACTTCCAACACACGACGACCTCGCCACTGATGAAAACCAGCCAGATCACGCAAGTGTGGTTCCACAAAATATCTGCGCTCTGAAATTTCATTCCAATATTGTTCTGTTCCTGGTTCACTGAGGCTGTGTTTAACATTACATGGTTGTGTATTCCAGTAGTTTTTGATCCTATCGATCAGTTGATCATTGTTCACGTCAGTCTTTCCATTGTTTCAAGCGTTTGTGAGGATCGGCAAGATTCATTTTGCACCAGATGTCGTAATCGTTTCCGGCATCGTCCTTGCCTTCAACACCCCATTTAAAGTGACGCATGTCATGACCTATCGCAAACAGATGCTGTGCCAATTTCATGCACTCATCAATTCTGGCCTTTCGCCATGTTATATGGTTGAAGTCTCGAGGGTTTTTAGGATTGCCTTCCAACATGGGACGATTTTTGTAAACATCATCACCATTTAGACCTGTAAGATCATAACGCTCATGATCAATCATTACAGGAATATTTTTAACAATATCCAACATCCATGCCACTTGACTTACCCAGGCATCATTTATTTGATGTGGACTTAGGTGTCCGGTAATTTCTACCCACTTTCGTGGAACAATGGGAAAAATTGCATAAGGATGTTCATGATTGGTTTCTGCACGTAGCAGTGCAAACTCACCATCGTGATGCATTATTGCTTTATCCCAGTCTAGTGTGGTCATCACAGCATCGTCATTCCAAAAAAACATCCAAGCACCAACACTGTGTCTGGCCAATTCGTTAAGATACTCATTGAGCCTGATATATCCCAGACGTTGAAACTGCATTGCACTATAACGCACATCCATGTCATCAAGATAAGGCGAAATATTTTCAACAAAGTAGTTGACGGTGTCTGTGTCATCGTCATCAAATGCAATCAACACTTCAATGCGCTCGGGATTTTTTGCTCGATCAATCAGTGTGTGCAAACACTTTTCCATGGGTTCCGGCCTGCCACGCACAGGCAACAAGATACTGATATCTACTGTAGGGTCGCGTTCAGGCAAGTTCGACGTTGTGGAAGCGATCTCGGGTGATATTTGTTTTTCCAAAGTTTCTCTTTCTAGCAAAATACATGTTTTCAAGAAAACGATCCATACTCATGTCTTGATCTTCTGGAGTATCAAACATGTATGTACATGTTTGTTTGATTGGTTCATTGTCCAAGATATAACCAAGAAAATCATAATCAAATTCTTGTTTGATCGGCAAAGATTTAAGATCACGATAATCAATCACGTAGTTTCGTTGAAACCGCATGAGTTGATCTAGTATGTCCTTGTTGATATTATAATGGCTTTTTACGAATCTGTCAACACTGTCAAACACATAGGCCACTTGATCTTGTTGTTGCATATACAATGTGGTACGATGTACTAGGTTCCAACCAAACACTTGGATGTTTCCAATAGGTGGATGGTTGATAGATCCGTGACGAGTCCAGTTGGCAAAATAGTCGCGTGTTTCAGCAAACTGTTTGCGGAACCAGTCATCTTGTTGCACCCATTGATAGAGATCATCATAGAACTTGCTGTATTCAATGCCATGTGCTTTGTCTAGGTATCTAGCAATGTATGTGGTCAATCCATTGATATGGAATGTTTGAATAAAACTATTCCAAACCAAGGTGTCCAGCATTTCTTCACGGGGAATATCCTTGGTACTCACAACCACATCCACGCACTCATTGAGATCAGCATCGCCATAACTGCCTGCCATGTAATCGTATACTGGCACACTTTCTATCTTCCACATGCGTTTTTGTAGCAGATTCATTTCGGCATTTTCCAGCAACTGTGCCTGTAGAATGTTGATGCCTGTGTGATTGCCGGCACGGAAGATTTTCCAAAATGCTGATTTCCAAGACTCAACTGTTTCCCCGGGCAAGCCCAATATTAGTTCAGTATACACAGGAATGTTGTTGCGATCACACAAGGCAAAGATTTCGTCAATCTTGTGCTGGTCTAGATTTCTACGTTTGATATTTTCCAATACGTCGTGATCCATTGATTGCACACTAACAGTAAGACCTTGACCAAAGTTGGGACTTTCTCGGATCAATTTCTTCACAATGTCCACAACTTCGTTTTTTTGATTCTTGGCCCAGGTCATTGAAAACGATGACAGGCGGCCCCAGCGTTTCTGCACTTCAATTAACTTGTCCACAATCATGTTGTCACGTTCTACAAACATACCAAAGTTGGCATCGGTGATAGTGACAAAGCCGCAGTTGGCCCCAATCCAGTCCATTTCGTGAAACACTCTTGTGAGTTCAAACTTCTTGACCTTGTTATAGGTTAAACTGCCCCAGTCGCAGAAGGTACACTGATAAGGACAACCACGATTGGTTTCTAGTGTAGCATTCCAGATCACATCAGGATTTTCTTCTATGATTTGATCAAATATGCCTGTGAGATAAGGACTGGGAATTTGATCTAGATCGTCAATTCGGGCACAATCTCCAGTGTTGACTAGGCCAGCAGGAGTGTTGATCAGCAGGCCGGGTATGTGAGTGAAATCCGTATCAAAATCTTCAAGTATACGTTTGAAAGTGATTTCACCTTCCATCTTGCTGACCAAATCCATGAAAGGTTCTTTTTCAAACAGTTGAGGGTCTTCAATGGCTGGTTCAGGACCACCAAATATAATCTTCACAGCAGGATTGATTTCTTTGATGCGTTGAGCCAGTTTGTAGTTGTATCTGTGGTTCCAAACATAGGTGCTGAATGCTACTATATCATTCTTGGCCAATCGGGGTGCAAGTTCTTCAATGTCTTCTCTGCGCCAAATCAGTTGATCTATCTCCCAGGCCGCTCTTATGTGTTCAAAACTCAAGGCATAACTTAGTATGACTCCTGCTGAATATGGCAGGTAGTAAGCATTGAACTCTTTAGGGCCTTGTTGAAAGTTAGGCTGTACAAAACTTATTGTTCTTTTAGTCATCATTTATTTAATCGATCCACAGTCATACTGATAACTTGTTGATTGGGATCATTTGCCCGCATTTTGACCCAGGGATCACGTGTGCCTTCACAGCATTCTGCAAAAAATGTCATGTCTTGATTTTTCACATCCTGCAACCACTGGGCCAGTTTGGCCGCATCCAGCATCCTTAGTTCTACCACGTCAGGGTAATTAAAGTCTAGAGGATTGTATCGGTCGCCCTCCAACACAGTTCTACCCTGATAAGTTGCATCGTTATTGGTACCAGTGAGATCGGCACGTTCATGATCACAGTAGACAGGTAAGCGTTCAAAAATGTCCAAAGCATAGGCAATACAACTGACCCAAGCATCATTGAGACTGTGTTGACTGATATGCCCTAGTGTGTCAAACCATGCTCGAGGAATTATAGGAAAGATTGAGTAAGGGTGTTCATTGTGTGTTATCACACTCAGTAATTTGAATTCCCCGGTCCGGGCACGTATGTAGGTGTCCCAACCCTGAGTTTTCATTATAGCATCATCGTTCCAGAAAAAAAACCAATGTCCTTGACTGTTTTCAGCCAGGCCGTTTACATAACGATGTAGATTGTGATAGCCCATGGGTTCAAATATCACAATCTTGTGTGAGATATTGTGTTTTTTGATCCATGGTATCACATGATACAACATGTTGTCAAGACCCACTGCATCATTATTGTCCATGCCAAACAATATTTCTATTGAACTAAAATCACTAGCAAGATCATGTAGGCTGGTCAGACTACGCATCAGCATGTCTGACCGACCACGAGTGGGCAACAGAATTGAAATATCTGTGCTCATCGATCGACAATTAACCTTGTTCTTCGTTGCCCAAACGTTTCTTCAAGTAGTTTAACAAAACGCCATATGCAGGCAAGAACAAGATGAACCCAACCACAATCTTCAACACGCTTTGGCTGAGTGCAATTTCAGGCCAGTTGGCTGCCATGTATTCATCTGCACCGCCCGAGAAAGCAATACTAAAGAACACATAACTGTCAATGAAGTTGGCAACCACCATGCTGAGTGCAGGGGCGGCCCACCATTGTTGTGTGAACTTTTCACGAACATATTGGAATACATATACATCAAGTAAACAACCAATTAGGTATGCTGTGGCACTACCAAAGCCAATGCGTAAAGCAACACTGGTAGGTGCACCTTCTAGCAATACAACTGCTATACTACCAATGATGGCCAATGGGTAAGCGGCCGCAATAGTAGCCCTGGCAATACCTTTGCCAATTAATCGCACAGTCAAGTCACTGGCCAAGATAACGATTGGGTAAACAAAAGCCGCCCAGGTCAATTTAACGCCCAAGATTTCAACTGGTATTGAAACAAGTGCGTTTGAGATAACAATAATAACCAAATGCAACAAAGCCAGTTTGGCCATCATTACCTTATCTACGCCTTCAAATAGTTTGCCTAACATAATTTCTCCTTTTTATTATGCGAATAGATCTTCATTCCATTCTCTATGGCCTTCTCTAAAAGCCATGTTACTCTGAGTTTCTCGTACTTCCACACGATAACACCAGAGACGCTCTGCTTCACCCTGACCCCAAAAGTCAGGAATGTAAACACCATTTACATATCGGTACAGTTGGTCAGCAAGTCCTTCGCATCCCAACTTGGGTAATATAGTTAGTTTGGCAATGTTCCTGCGTTGCATTTCTCGATAGAGTTCAATTTCAGGATCATCTTCGGCTACCAACAGCGTATGATCAAACTGCTCTTCCAGAACATGTTTTAGTTCTTTGAGACCACCATAATCAGCCGCCCAATTACGCACATCCAAATGATCTGTGCCAAAGTAAAACTTCATTGAAAAACTGTAGCCGTGTATGAGATTGCAATGGCTGTCGGCTCGCCATTGTCTGTAGGCACATGGAAATGCGTCGTGGTACTCTTTGGTTGAGGTATATTTGTAAGTTACGGGTATCATGCTGTTTCTCCTATGTTAATTGTAGCATAGGCGGCAGAGTTTGTCGAGCGGGAATGACGCCAAGACCGCTTAAAAGAATATTTATGCTGGCTGTTGATAGCCACCGGTTTTGTAGTTCTGTTGCGAGGGAATAACACCTCGCACACCACCAATAGGATCCGCACAATCACCGGTTTTGCGAGGAATAAGATGGATATGTGGGTACATTATGGTTTGACCAGCGGCCGCGCCTTGGTTGATGCCAATGTTGTAAGCGTCACACTCGCCTAGATTGACCATGCTCTCCCCGGCCAGTTGAGCACTGTAAAATGCTTCATTGATCATTTCGATGGTATTGTAGTTGGGTACAAACAACAAATGACCCGGAGTGACCGGAAAGCGATCACGGAATACTGTGACATGAAAGTCTGACAGTCCTTCTACTTGTAAATCCCAAGGAGCCACTCCGGCAGCCTGTGCTGATTCTAATGTTTCATACTTCATAGTTCAATCAGGTGATATTGTGAATAAGGATAGTGTTGTTGCAACCATTCTAACAAACCTGGTTCTACGGGCAGTTGAATACTGCCAGTTCGATCAGCGATGACTATCATCGTGGTGCAAATTCTTGTTGAAGTTTGATATTATCAAAGAACTCTTTCTTCACGCTTGGATCGGTTTTGAATGCACCGTGTAAGACTGTTGTTTGTGTGAGACTACTGTGTGCCATAATACCGCGATTCTCACAACATCCGTGGGTAGCCTGTATATAAACCGCGACATCTCGTGATCCAGTGGCAGTTCCAATCTCTCGAGCAATATCCATGCATAGTTCTTCCTGTAATGTGCCTCTTCGGGCGCACCACTGTGCGATTCTAGTGTACTTGCTAAGTCCAATGAGTTTGGGACCAGCAATAATTCCAATATAAGCCACACCCGACACAGGCTGGTGATGATGGCTACACATGCTCTTGAGTTCTGAACGAACGACCAGCATACCTTCGTATGCACCGTCTCTATCATTTGGGAAAGCCGTAGCGTTTGGTGACTGTTCATATCTGCCTGCCATTATTTCATTGAAGTACATCTTGGCCAAACGTCGGGCGGTGCCTTTGGAGTTAGGATCCGTTTCTCTGTCAATCAATAATGCGTCTAGTACACCTTCAAACGCTGTTGTGGCTTCGTCAATCAGTTGTTGTTTTGTAGCATCATCGATATACTCACTGATGTTGTCTCCTGCCCAGAATCTTTTTCCGTCGCGTTTGAATCGAAAGCGAAGGTGGTCGCATACTTTACCTAGGCCATAGCCACCGTCTCCGGCCATGGCGTCTACTGCTGTTTGTTTTTTATCTGACAATTTAGTTCTCCGAGTTAGGGTCGAGGATGACCAGTCTTGTTACTATTATAACGGCTGTTCTCATGATTGTCAAGGAATATTATAAGTTTATTCATCAAACTAGTGACTTTGATTGTGAATTTTGATCAGTCCTTGATCGGACTTGAGAATTTTAACAAATCTTATTGACTTAAATGATCGTGCTTGATTTCTCTAATTTTGCACTCTAATTTTTCTGCCATAATATTTTTTAGTGCAATCCGTTTGTGATTCCAATCACGTATCTCAATTGCTCTCCGTCCTATTTCTTCTAATGGAACTTGATTCTCTCTTCCGGATTTAAGATCAGATTCTAACTGCCATATTTGGTTGTGAATTTGGTAAAGATTTTGCAATTCTAACTCAATCTCTGTTAAATCATAATCACTCAATTGATTTTTGTAAAAAGTCATTTCTTCTAAATTGGCTTGAGTTTTGTTGTGTTTTAATAGAGCAATAGCATATCTATCAACTAATTCTATAATAGGAAATATAGGAGTCATTATTGTATTTGTTTGAATAAAAAATCAGCCCACATTTGATGACCGGTTATGTTTAAATGTAAATCGTTTTTGCTGATGGCCAAATTATTATTGATTATAAATTCTAACATAAAATAGTCATTTTGTCTAGAGATTTGAACAACACTCTCTTGGCTGAAGTAAAACGGTATGTACTGTGCAGGTGCCCGCATCTGAACGCTGTCCATGTAACTTTGAAAGTTACACCGTTGTTCGTGCTCTGAATAATAGTTTTTAAACCAAGTGTCATAAAATTCTGTTCCTGATGGGCAAGGCCGTAAAGTTAACCACTTAGACTGTGTACTTGGTGTATTGTTGTTATTCCTAAAAAAAGTTTGTGTGCCAGTTGCATAGATTAAACTGCAATCTAACACGTTTTGATGTGCAATATTTTGAGAGTCTAACACAAAAGATTTTCTGTTGGGATGACTCCACCCAACAATGATCAAATCATCTGCGGCAATTTTTGAATATTTTTCCAAAAAGGTATGATAGATAAACAAATTGTCAGCACCATGCTGTGAAAAATTTTCATAATCGGCATTGAGTTTTTGACTGAGTAAGTATGGCCAAGACTGTTGTTCATCGATTCTGTGTGGCAGACACATACTCTGCCCAAATATCCAAATTTTCATAGATACAGTGTTTCAATCAATTTGGGATTGTCCATAATATTTTGTATGGCAATATTACTGATGTTCGGCCTACATGGTTGGCAGAATTCCACTCTGGTTTTGTTGTAGATTTCATAGTGGCGGTCAATGAGCCACAGGTCTCTAAAATCTCCAGAATCCCAGGCACCTAATTCAAACTGCGGATTGCCTTTACCTTCACAGCAGATGTAAATCTTACCGTCGGCGCAGAATACAGGAAAGTGAAACATCTGATGGCATTTTTTATAGTTGCGTGGCAGGGTCTTGTTGATATTCACATAGTGCGGCAGTTGATATTGATCTCCAAATTTTCCTAGTATTGCTAATGTATCTTGAGTGATAGGATGTGCCCGATTGTTCACAATGACTGGTCTAAAATACAAGGATCTACCACCAATTTGTTTTACTAATCGAAATAGGTCGTTCATGGCATCTGGATTGTCATTGAGAGGATTGATCAAGCATTTGAAATCAACATTTACTCCGGCAGCGATCAAGTGGCTGGCATTGTCAACCACACGACCAAACAAACTTTTTGCGGTGAGACTGCGACGAATTTTTTCATACAAATCCTCAGTACCAGCATCAATATCAATACCGATCCAGGCAATCTTGCGTAGTTTTTCTACCACTATACTATCTAACAACTTGTCTAAGTTGCTGCCATTGGTTGTAATACTGGTTAGAAAGCCTAAATCGATAGTATGTTCGATCACATGTTCGTATCCAGGTAGAACGGTAGGCTCGCCCCCGCCGGGATAGGTAATAGTATGAGTTGTTCCGTAACTGTTAGGACTATGCGCTCTCCAGTTGGCAAGTTTGTCTAACAACCTAATGTATTCTATGTACTTTTTTTGAACCGGGTGTTCTTTTCTGAAATCTGCACTATTGCAATAATAACAATCTTGATTACATACGTTGGTTAAATCTATATCAACTTGTGCCGGAAGAATTTTTTTACTATTTTGGTTCTGAAACCAATGTACTAGTTCAGCATATTGATACATTGTTGTATGATTTGATTATATTTTTGATCAAACGACCCTGAAAAAAATTTTTCAATATTTGCCTGACGTCTTGGATGTGTATTTATATAAATTTTTTTAAGATCTTGGGAAATCAAGAGTTCTAACTGTTGATGTATTTGATCTAATCTCAATTGCCAATCCAACGTGGAATCATAACTGTGATCAATTATATCGTCAAATACATCTACTCCTTGATTACGAAGGTAACTTATTATTCCAGGATTACCAAACACTAAAAATAATTGTCCTGAAGCAACAGGCTTCCAAGTTTTTTCACTGACAAAAATTGTTTGAGATACAGTGGTTTCTGTCACCAAGTGAATATAGGAATCACTATAGGCCGGATGGTTACAATGTGTGTCTATTCTGGGGTTTTCTTCAGATATTAAAATTTGCCGTGATTTTACAAATGGTTTTATATCATTCCAAAATTTTGTAACCTTATCATCTAACGCAATGTCATCATGTCTGGATGTATAGACATCATCATGGAAAGTGAAACAAGCATTTTGAAAATAATTTTTATGATAAGAAACAAAATAATTATGTATTCGGTGTGGTCGTGGGGTCGCGTTAAGACAACTCCACTTATATGTCTTATCAAATGATTGTGAATTATCAATTACAAAATTTTTCCTTGAGTAATGATAATAATGCGGATAAAATAACATTTTATCAAAACGTTGATGATGATTGGGATTATGCGTAAGTAATAAAAAATTAATTTTTTTATGTTCTAGTGCAAGATAAACATGGTCTAGTCCATCATTGCCGTAATTTTCGGTAGCAAAATTGGCTATCACCAATGCATGTTTTTTGAGATGGCAAATTTTATCAACATCCAATTTCCAATCACTATCATATATCAAATCTAACGGTCGGTCAAAATAAAAAATTCCAGGAATATCAAACATATTGATTTTCTACAAGTGGTGCGATTGCATCCGAGTTATAATACCTACTGATGATAATATGTCAGTCTTTGATTGTAATGATTCTTAAATCAGGGTAGCCAATGTAGTGTGGCACAGGACAATGTTCTTTAACTCCTTGCAACAATGCCAGCCCTTTTATTGCGTCTTCGATGCTGGGCTTGTAATGATATCCAACTTGAAATTCTTTTTGCTCATGCCACGGTGATATATGGAGATCTCGTCCATCATACCGCATACGAATTATTGTGTCATATGCCTGTTTATCATCGAGTATGATAGCACCACCGTGGCCTATGTGTAAAGGCTTATCGTGCCCAAAACTCAAACACTGCATAGTATTTGGACGATACATGTCTCGTTCTAATCTACGAGCACTATCCCAGATGCGTGTGTTTAAAAATGGATATTCACCTACCCAACGTTGCCATTCATGATCAAGGTATTCGTATTTGATATTCAACTTGTGCATGAGCATGGGAATACTTAGATATGTGTACGGAGTGAACTTGCAGTCTTGAACACCATCGTACCGCAGGCATAACTCGATTGCGTGGGTACAGCAATCGGTCATGACAGCATAAGGTGCTCCTGTAAACTCAGCCAGTTCTTGTTCAAACTTTAGAATTTTATCAAACATTCAGTTTTTGTTTCCAAAAATCAATGGTTACTTGCAAGCCGCTGAGATATGTTGTTTTTGGTTTCCACCCTGTGAGTGCTGTAAGTTTTTTGCTATCACTATTTAGGAGGAATATTTCACCATGTCGTTTGGGTTTGGTATTCCAAACAATAGTGCCGTGCCAATCCAGTAGATTGGCGATGTTTTCTGCATGTTTAACAATTTGTATAGGCTGATCTGGTCCAATAGTAAAAATGTTGTTGGCACATGTGTCTCTGTTCTCGATCACAGTTATCCATGCATTTAACAAATCATCAATGTAGATAAAATTTCTAAATGGTTTACCATAACCAAGATTACACTCAGTTGGATTGGTGATCATTTGAGATATAATCTGTTCTGTTACAAAAAAGTCATTGTCTTTGCGACCAAAACTGTTGGTTTGTCTAACAATTGCAAAGTCAAGGCCGTGTGCTCTATGCGCATACTCTAAATATTTTTCGCATGCGAGTTTGGCCACTGCATAAGGTGCATTTGGATTTGGTATTGTATTCTCGTCAAATGCAGGAATATGGTCTGGTATTTTTCCTGCCTGTATATCGTCACTAACTGGTTGCCATCCATACACCTCCATGGTACTGGCAAATACAAAATATGGTTTATGCGTTAATGAGCATGCTGATTCAATAAGATTGACTGTACCAACATAATTTACCTGACTAAAACTGATTTGTTCATAAAAACTTTTTTCAACCTCAGTTCTAGCGGCCAAGTGTACAATAATATCCGGACTTGCTGTTTGTACTTCTTGACGAACCGCATCAAAATCTAACAAATCTGCTTTTAACGTTATTATTTCGTGTTGTGATAACAGTGGAGTTAGATGACTACCAATAAATCCTGAAGACCCAGTTACAAAAATTTTCATTTATTATACCATGACCATGTATGACGAATTATATCATCCAATATATGATGTCGCCACTTGCCCACAACAGCGGCAAACTTTGCATCACTGGCAGTTAATATAGCAGGGTCTCCTGCACGTCTAACGCCTACTACCACATTCAATGTCTGTTGTGTTTCATCTAGTGCGGCTTCAATGATGCCTCGATTGCTCGTGCCCATGTTGGAACCAAGATTGTAAACACCAGATTCTATTTTTCGATCTAATGCCAGCATGTGAGCGCCGGCAATGTCTTGTACATGTACATAGTCACGCACACATGTTCCATCTTCTGTGGGGAAATCATCGCCGTTCAACACAAAATCTTTTTGATCTCTAATGCTTTCTAGCACACGAGCAATGATGTGTGTAGCACCAGGTGCCTGTCCGTGTCTGCCTTGACTGTCAGCCCCACAAGCGTTGAAGTAACGAAATGCCACATAGTCTAAATTGTATGCTCGGTGGTAACTGGCTAGGATCTGTTCCACCATGAGTTTGCTTTGACCATAGGGACTAACAGGTTCGCAAGGATCTACTTCTTGACAAGGAGTCATGATAGGTTCTCCATATGTGGCGGCACTTGAACTAAAAATAAATCTTGTTCTTGGAAGACTGTTTTTGACAATGTCCAGCAATCGCAAAGTTTTGACTACATTGTTGTTGTAGTAGTCACTGGGATTTTTCATGCTCGGACCCACAAGACTGGTACCAGCACAGTGAATGATAGCATCAGGTTGTTTGGCAATGATCCAACTCAAGGCCACATCTGACGCAAAGTCTTGAAACAAGAATTTGTCACATACTCCCAACAAGTGCTTGGGAGGTTGCTGTCGATCGATGCCATACACTGTATGTCCTGCATCTTTCAACTGTAGTATGATTTGGCCACCAATGTAGCCGCCTGATCCGGTAACAACGATTGTTTTTTTCATATTATCCACAATTTTTTACACAAAGTTGATTGTTAAGATCTGTAACCTTACTTAATAACGCACTCGAGTCTGTAAATCTATCTTGTTTGTTAAAGTAACAACACCTGCTGAATGTGCCATTGGCTGACATGTACACGCTTGGAATTGATAAATGCATACAATTGTGAAATTCAACAGTGGTATTTGGACGATCAATATTGGTCAGTGATTTCACTGAATCTGCTGGCAATAAGTCAAACTCAACACCAGTTTTATAATGTCTAGCAACTATTTGTTTTCTATAAAGTTTTGCTATTTTGAATTTTTTAAATTTCATTTGTTGACTAAGTTTTAAACAATCTCTGATCTGATGCTCGTTGTGTTGGTAAGGTATAAACTGCCACGTGGCATGACCGCCTGCACTAATAAACGCTGTGGCATTCTGCATTATTTTATCAAAGTCAGTGCCTTGACGATAAATTTCATGAACGCCTCTGAGCCCATCAATGCCAAACCAAACATCATGGTCTATGTCCTCTAGACACCCAGCAAATTCTTGCCACCAGTCACTATTCCGTAAACTACCGTTTGTATGAATTTGTATTTTTTTCACATAGTTTTTAGCAATAGAGACAAGTTCAGTAATATGAGTGGACGCAATAGGATCACCTAAGTTACCGCACAATTGAACACATTCTAGTGCAGGAAAATTTACTAATGCTTGTTCAAACATCGCAGGGGTTAAATCCTGCTCTACTAATCCGTCGATCAAACCAAACCCTTGGTTGTTTCGAGGACATGCTGGACACCATGCATTGCACTTTGAACTTGCTTCTACATGAAACCATTTGATGTCCTGGGCAAGCAACATCATTCTTTGATTTTTCTTATTTGGTATTTTTCATGAGAAACATGGTCACGATAGCGGTTGCCCGCTCTATTCCACGATTCACCTTGCCCAGTGATAATATCAACAATACGATCTACTGTACCATCGTTCCAGTCACTTATACGTCCCATACTGGTATGTGGTGAGACTAACAATGGATCCAGTTTGTTCATGGCATCTGTCATGCTCCATGGTACATAAAGGCGGTCAGGATCGTTGGCAAAGGTTTCCGGGAAACTACGATATGCTGGATACAATACATTACATCCAAGAGTATCTGCTTCACTAACTGTGTTAGAGACCCAGTCTTGAAGAGCACAATTAAACAGCACACGAGTATCGTTAAGGAGAGCATAGTAATCGTTCTTGTTTAAATTTTCATGTATTTCCAACAAGCCGGCGGCTGCCAAGGCTCTGGCACGAGTCACATATTCTGGATTGTTTGATCTCAATGGACCACCCGAAAACACAGCAAACTTCACGCTAGGATCAGTTTTCTGATACTGTTCGGCCAAGTCCATAAAGAAGCCTGGTTGCTTTTCTTGGTCAAAACGTGCGGCAAAGCCCACACGCAATTGACGTTCATGGAATGGTCTGATGTTGTCTGCACAGCCAATACGCTCCAGTACTTCTTGTTTTCCAAATGCTAGGCCACTAATATTGTATATAGGAGCACTCCATCCAGCAATGCGCATATGAGCAACCATCTCTTCGTTCGTGGCGAGAACTCCTGTAACAAACTCATTGACCATTTGTTCGTAGAGTCCCATCCATTTTGCCATACCCCATACATGTACGAAATCATCAGGATCAATGGACTGAGCAAGACACCTAACATATACGCGGGGACGTTGATCAGCAGGAACTTGATCAAGAATATAGGGTAGACTCTCGATTCCAGGTTGGAACATGTCTTCAAAGTAGATAACGTCTTCATGGGTGACTTCTCCATTTTTCATGAGTTGAACAAGATTCATCATTTGGCTCATGCCAAAGTAACTGCGACCATGTGCATCCAATACTTGACCAACTGATATGGCCTGTGTGTTGTCAATGGTTGTGCCAGGGACATACACAACGTCAAGCCCTCTGCGATCAAAAACCCTTTTGTTCCACTCTGTTAGTTGTAGTGTGTAGCGGCCTTGATAACTTTCAAGACCCATGTAGTATAGTTTTCTCATTTTTTCAGTAATCCTTTAGATGGTTTTGAATTTATTGCTAGACCTGGACTGTTTATCTTTTGAGTAATTTGACGCATAACATCTTGATCAACAGATTGAGCCATATTAACGGCCGCCGCCATGGAATATTTGTCCATGGCAGTTTCTTGTCTAGGCCACGACTTGTTATTAAGTCCTTCATGGTGACTAATGCGCTGATGCATTTGCTTGAGTTCTATTTCCATCTGCTCAAGACGTTTCCAAAGATGATTCATATCTTCAAACGCTCTGCGTAACGGACCTTTGCGTGTGTCAAGGACGTCACGTGATTCCGGGCGAGTCAACGCCACAATCGTCATTAAACTGCGTAGTGTTTCCATCACACGCGGATCAGTACTGGTCATGGCTTCGTCAAACATGTTGACAAAGCGTTCTAAGTCAAAGTCCGCTTGATCTTTTTCTCTTGCGGCCCCCATGATTAGAACCTTGATGCAAAGCGGCGGGTGTCTTCGTCCCACATGTTCTTGGCAGTTTTGCCTTGGGCAAACTTGTTGAACTGCTGGAACGCATAACTGCGGAAGTTGTACAAGTCCGCTTCGTTGAAACGATACCCATAGTCTTGTACAAACTCGCGATAGCGATCCAGATCCTCCCAAACTTGTTGAGTACGAGGATTGTGTTTGATCAGTGGCTTGGCCATTTGTTTTCCTTAAATTTTAATTGACAGACTAGGGCGAGCAATTTCATATTTGATCAAGGCACCGTTCTCACCGTCTTCAGCAACCTCAATCCATACAGCACGGTCAGGATAACGACCTGAAATTTCTGTGTACAAGTCATCGGCCATCATCTCGCAACTTTTGTAGTCCAGTTGCAAGATGCCTGCCTTGTACAGGTTTTCTAACCAGCGTTTGAATTGAATAAACTCAATGTCGCGATCGTTGTGTAGCACATCAATCCACACTCTAAAGTGGAATATGTGTCGATGTGGGGTTCCAAGAAAACTCACATCATATTCATCGCCAGTGGCCAGAGCAGGATCAGTGGCAGCCGCAGGATAGCAATGTATGCCTTCCTTGCGGAATGTGACCCAGATTTTACGTTCTGCGTGACTCATGATTCGTTCACGCTGTTCTGTTAGTGCTTGTGCTCTTTGGTTCATGCTTTTAATGATTCCATGGTTATGATTTTGCCAATCTCTTCGCCGATGTCTTGGTCCGCAGAGATCACATGCAGTTCATAAACGCTGTCTCCTGTGCGGCGATCATTGCGACGTGTTTCGATCACTGTGCCACCATTGGCACGATACACTTCGAATCTAATGCCCGTGCCACTGATTCTAACTTCTTCACGGTCAGATATAACAATGTCTTCTTGATGACGATCGTTCATGCTCCAGGTGACCAAGCCTCTGATCATTCGTTTAAACATATTGGGTCCTTTTGGTTGATATTTTCTCACTGGTTTAACTGTGGTGGCGGGGCTCACAGTGCCATAGATTTGGTTTATCTTATGCCGTTGGGAACTGGCCTTGGCACCCATGATTGCGGGATATGTTGCCATTAGATTGTCAAATCCTCACGGTAGTCATCCCAAGATGTAAATGTGTCACGACTCATTAGGCTGTGTAGATTATGACACCAAACGCCGGGATTGGTAGCGTCAAAGTCTCGGTCATCTATTTTTACCATTGTGTTATAATTCCACAGTTTTGTATAGGGTATGCTTACTCGAATCTGTGGAATAAAGTTTCTATAGTCACACAAGGGACCGTCATTGAATTCTTCCACGTGTGTGATGGGAATGTCCAGACTACACAAGTGACCATCACGCAAGAATGGTTCAATCATGCTTTCCCAGCGTTGCCATTCCAGTCTGTTGGCAGGATGAAAACTGTGATTGGCGCCAAAGAAGATGTGCCCAATGTGCTTGGACTTGTCTAGATACGAATTGTGCTTAGCCAGCAGTCGAACAATTTCAAGTATAGGTTGCCAGCCCACTACAAACAATGTGTGCCGACCAAATGCGGGAGTGCGTTCAACTTCTGTTCCTACAAAAAAGTTGACGTTTTCGTGTTTAGGTCTGTTCATAGTGGATAGTTTAACAAGTTTGATAGTTGATTGCAACCTATACGGTGAAATCTGCTACTGCTTATAAAAATTTTCTTCAGACAGATCATTTACAGCATCCCAATATGATTTGATAATTTTGCCAAACTCTGGAAAGGTCTTAATAAAATCTTCTCCGCGGTATTCATCTTGACGTTTTGCCCAAATAATAAACTGTTTCCATAACAATGGATCGTGAGGTTTAACTTGTAAAAATCCTCTAACTTCAGGAGATTGTATTTTTTCAAGCATAGCAAGTTTGACATCGTCTGGCGCAATGTTAATGGCAATATGAGCAGGATCAGCAACCATGTTTATGTACACAGCGCCAACGTGATTTTGACCCCATTCCAATACCTCATCAATATAATAGGCATTGTACATCGTGCAACAAGGGCTCACTATATGGTACACTTCAGTGTTAGTAAACATATTTTTAAGAGACAGTAACTCATCGATATTTTTAGAAACATCGTTCCAGTCTCCAGGCCAACGTAGGTAATGAAATTTGTCACCAAGATGATCAATACTCATGCTGAATTCAATGCGTTTGAATTTTTCCCAAACATGTAGGTATCTTTTGTTTAATTTCTGTGTGCAATTGGTTGCATAGAACAACGTAATTTCTCGATTCCTACCTGAATTAACAAGTTGCTCCAAGAAATCCAAATGAGTTAAGTTCAGCAATGTTTCGCCACCGTAGAATTCAATTTTAGTTAGATTACTGTCAACTTCATGAAACATTGAATAGTTAGCATGTCTAGGGCCCACGCGAGGCACATATCTATTTGTAAATAAAATCTCTTGCGTTTTAGGATCTGTAATTTTAGTATTGTATTTTTCTACATAGTATTGGCCTTCGTCCGCATACTTGTTTGTATCCCATCCTGCGCAACTACGACATGCAAGATTACAAATATTACTAACCTTAGTGCAAAGATGTTGAGGACCATTTTGCCATTTGCTTGTTAGAATAGAATCTTCATATGCAGTAGGATATTCGGCTAACATGCGCATACGCAAACTATCTTTCCCCCCGGCCTCTTCGTGCATGCATTTTTGACAAGGTTCGCCACCCTTAGCAAACCAAGCACGTAATCGATTGAGACCATCTGAATCCCACTTTTCTTTTGGTGTAATATCGCCAAGCAACCAATCGTGAGCACCGTATGCACATGAACTGACTTTGCCATGTGCAGTTAGCATTGTACTTATAAAGGGTGCGACACAGAATTTTGCAGGGCGTTCCTGTGAGAACAAAGCCTGCACATCCTTCATTGTTACTTTGTCTCTCATCCTAGGTCGAACAGTGAATTAAATTGTGTTTTAGCACTCATGGTTTTTTGCATTAAAGCCTTGTGTGTCAACAAAAAAGTTGGCATTTTTGTGTCCGTCTCGATTCATTTTTCTTGATCCTGTTCCAGTTGATCCAATCGTGATGTGTCTAATTCTACACTATCATCCTGGGTGTCAGCAACCTCAACTTCTTCGAAAAACATATTGAACTGTGGTCTGGCGCTGACGGTCTTGTCGCCTTTGAACCCTCTAGTGCCCACAATATCCATCCAATATCGGCTGTAGTGCTCGATAATGGCTTCGGATTCCTCTCGGTTGGGTGTGGCAAAAATGGCATCCACAATGTCTCTAAAGTGTGCATGGTCTCCAGTGCGACCTTTGGTGCCTTGATTCCACATCATGGCTGGCCATGAACCTGCGTCATATGCTCGATTGGCCCGTTGTACCGCTTCCAAATGTGTCCAAACATTGTGACCCATTAACAGTGCATATGAGAATGAATCCCACGATGTTTTGCCTTCTTTGCCGATCTTGTTTAGGTCACCAGGTCGATAGATACAGATGTCTTTCATTTGTAGATGGCGACTGATTGGAGACTCATCAAAGTGGTCAATCAAGCCATCTGCTATCACAGCCTGTCCATAGGGTCGAGTATCTGTGGCATACTTTTTGTCATCCACAATAGGACTCATTCTATAGCACCATTTGTCGTTGTGTGGCAGGTCAATGTGATGATATACCTGTCCGTTGGCAGTGGCCAGGAATGGACTGGCACAATCAAAGGAAATAGTAAAAGACGGATTAACGTATTTTCTAACTGCCCGTTGGATCACGGTGAGTAGCACAGCCCATTCCAACTTTGATGTACCCAAAAAGTGCATCCAGTCGTGTAGTCCTTGTTGTAGCAAGCCGTCATGGCGTAGTGCTATCAGTCGCTTGAGTACCAAGTGAACGTCACACATGTTCTGACCGCCCATGCCCCAACCATCAAAGTGTCGACCTGGGTACTTCACAGGGTCACAATACTCTTTCATGATTTCATACCATGCATCGGCATTGGGATGATTGTCGCCTTGTAGTACATTTAAGAACCGGGCACCGCCAGCATCCTTGCCTTTACGATGCTGGATAAAATATTCATTGTTGTATTTGGTTGCTTCTACTGCTTGATCCAGTGTTCGGATTTGGCAAGCGTCAGATGCTTTTTTGTCATGTATGACCCAGGTTGGAATATCAAGACCCATACCATATGTGCTGATTGAGTCCAACCATGTGAGTACTGCTTGACGTTTCTTTTGGGCCTTAGCACATCCTGAATTGGCTTTCCAGTCACCTTCCCACAGGCCTTTGGCAATCTGGAAACCACCTGAGTCGCCCAGCATGACTGTGTTGGGATCTCTATTGCGAACCATGTCTTCGCTCCAGTCTTGCTTGGTCAAGTCCAAGTTGGCATGACCACCTGAGTATAGACTCCACCGGTATGGAAACAGGCCCTTTTGACTGTTGAGCCAATTCATCATCTCCATGTCCTGTATACCAGCAGGCATACGTGCAGGATCCACATAGGGACCGTTCACAGGATCACGTTGCTTGCCCACAAAGGTTGCATAGAATCCCGATATGGCTGGTAAGAACACAGCATAGTCCTGTTGTTTGTTAGTCAAGTTGTCTTGTTCAATCATTGGTTGAATACTTCTTGGATAAGTTTATAGTCACGAGCATAGGCCTTTCGCACTCTTTGCTCTAGTTCAGGTCTGGTATTTAGACGGTGACGAATAAATGTTTGAATTTTGTGTGTGTCAGGATTGGAATCTGCACGATTGCGATCTAGATTGTCTACTGGTGTGAACCCAAGATACTCGCCAATACGCTGATCAAAGTCTTGATCTATATAGAAAAACTTTCTAGGAACTGCGGGCAACAGATTTTCAAAAAATTCTATCTGTGGCCAAACATGATCATCCAGCCTTGAAAGATTATCAAACAATAATCGTTCTACCACAGGATTATAATTAGCGATAAAATTATCTGCTGACATTTGTTGGTCATTTGGTCCTGGTCCGGTTGCCCAACTATAGGCACCTGTAACGTTTAAAACGTAACTGGTTAGATATTGACCTACGCCTGACACCCAACGTTGAACAGGATCTCTTACACACACAACCATTTCTTTGATATTGTTGTTTTGAGCGACCACAGCACTGGTCCAGCCATGACGATTGGCCCAATCCAACATATAACTACTGGCATTTTTAGGTATGTTCACCAAGAAACGATTGTGATTGGGGCTGAGTATACCAGAACCATATCCATATCCTCTTGATGCCAGTTGTTCTATCACTTGCTTTGCGCTGGAAGAATATAGTTGTACACAGCCAGGCCAGAATCTACAGTGATCTGCATGGCACCATCATCACTGATGCGCATGGTTTTGTCTCCAACCAGCCCCATGATGCTCAACACCTGTGCCACTGGCCATGCCCAGGCACGTTTGAGTTGACCAGCAACTCCTGGATGAAACACAAAGTTGCCGGCGTGTGTGGAGTGATCACCAAAGAAAAACTTTAGATCGCCATTTTCGGTCTTGGCGGTAAATGTGGTCTCTTCTGCATTGGCCTGGGCCTGCATACGTAGACGTTGAATGGCTGCCACAGTGGGTTCTAGTTCGATGTGCCATGTGGGTGTCTTGAATTTAAGGGTCTTGAGTTTTTCATTCACAATCTCTGAGGCCATAAATCTATAGTTGTTCTTGAAGTCGCCGTCGGCGTTTTCAAAATTCAAGCCATCTGGAGCACCTGTGGATTTTTTAGTCAGTGCAATCTTAGCATTTTCTTTGTACTCTTGCAAGTTCAACAAAATCTTGAGTTTGGCCAAGTTGGGCATGCCAAATGTGCCTGCAAAGTCGGCCACAGGATTGTGGAACCGGGCTTCTACCACCACACTCTTGTCTTCGGCTAGGCCGTTGATGGCAGTACTGGCATCGTCGCCAGTGAGTTTGATCAAGTCAATGCAGCCAAGATCGTGTGTGTGTTGCACTAGGTCTAATAAATGGTCTCTCATGAGTTTTTCCTTTGGTTAAATAGTTCTCTTATCATTTGCTCAGTTAGTGGCTGAGGATGCACACTCTGTTCAATAGAGCGTCTTAGTTTTTTTGCTGAGTACTGTCCTTTGCTAACGCATTGTTTTAGATCAATACCCAATCTTTGAGCAATGTTCAACAGCATATTCACTTCATTGTACACAGAGTCTGGCGGTTTGTCAACAGCATTGGTAACATTTGATTCCGTGGATCTTTGGTGTATGGCTGCCAAGGTTTGTCCTCCACGTATGCTGGAGTATTCGCCAGGTCGGCGCAGTTCTAGCCAACTGGTATCTGAGTCATCGTCCAGATCAAATACTGTTTCATAACCCAATTCTTGTGCATAGGCTCGAACCAAACGTCCCGGAGTATAACTGCCCGAACAGTGTTCGACCTTGCCCACACGACCGGCAATGTCACAGTTGTTGTAGGTAAAGGCCAAGATACCCCCAGGTCTCAGTAGATCAAAACATTCTCGAAGATACTGCTGTAGCACTGGCCACGGACGATAATTCAAAAAATGAAACGCATAGATCAGGCCAAATTGTCCAGCAGGCAAATTGATAAACGTAGGTTGTTCACTGTGTTCTTCGATTACATAACGACACAGTCTGCGTTGATATTCGGGTGTGAACCATGACTCTGTGATTTCTAACAGTTGAGCATTGGTATCCACAAAGTACATGGGATCGCAGGCCACAAGGTCTTCCACATAACGAGCATGAGCCGGACGTATGACCATGCCCGGATGTTGCCAACTGGTATACAATTTCAGTCGCTGTTGTATCACAACAGAGGTTATGGGATCTAGGCCTATGTGTCTATTGCGAATGTGCTCAGGAGATTCGTGGCGATAACCAGTGTTGTAGAGATCTAAACTGTTGCTAAAATACTCAGGCTCTTGTTGTTCTATTAGATTTTGTACTGATTGTTTTAAATGAGCAAACTGTTTTTCAAACTGTTCAACTGCTTGAGAAACTTGTTCACGTGCTTGATTCAGTTGATACACAGCACCCGGAACCTGTACACCGCTGACCTCGGCCACATGCACCATACTCAAAATTTCATTCAGAAGTTCTTGAGCCGCAGGCTTACTGCTGAGACTATCCAATAGATTCTTATAACTGACTATCTCACTAAGTTTCATTCAAATTCAAACAAGTTAGTAAATGTGTTTTCTGTATTGGTTGCTGACGCTAAATCCCAGTCCAACACACCCAACAAGTTGTCAACCTTTTGATCCACCACAGTGGCTTCCATAAGACCATCATCAAATGGTAATTCAGTAAACCAAGTGGGCAGACGTTGTTCATCTGTAGGATAGCCGATTGATGTCCAACCCAAGGCATTTGACTTGAGTTTACACACAATAGTTTTCATACCATCCACAATCTGCATTGAGTAGTTGTCTCCGTTCATGAGCCGCATCTGATTCCAGTTCATTGCGGCTCGCACATGTCCTGGCATGTTGGCTTTGCCAAGTCGGGCTTCTTCTGCCGCATACTTGGTCAAGTTATTCACACGTTTAGGGCTACCTTTCTCCCAACCTGGACGTTCCATAAACTCATACTTGAACTCACGAATACGTTCCACAATCTCATCCTTGCCAGCACCAGATAATAGTTTATTTAGAATTTCTAGCAAGAACTCTTGAATTACTTTTGGCGTATCACTACGTTTTAAGTCAAGTCCTGTGGCCTTGGTCTTGCCAATCTTGCCATCTACGTCTAGTCGTTTGCCTTCAATGTCAATAGCGTTGACAGCATAACGCTTCTTAGTAATAAACAAACCACGGTCCGCCACAGTTTCACGACCACACTTGATCAATTCACCCATGTCTCTGGGACAATGGAAAGCCTGTTCCATGAAGGCGGGAAAACTCGAGTTGACCTGTTCAGCAAGGCTGTCGTACAGTTGAATACAAGTTTCTTTGGACCATGCCATCCGGCCTTCTTCAACTTCTTTCTTGAGGACTGGCCACGCGGAGAAATAACACGAGTCTGTGTCACCATATATAACTGCTTTTCCCACA